GCAGTGCTCACCCTCAAGCAAGAGAACTGGCACAACCTCTACATAAAGAATTTATTGAAAGAAACTATATTGTATAACTTAAAAAAAAAAAAAACAATGGCATTTGGAAGTAAGAAACAAGCAGTTATTGCGAAGCCTTCATTTAAAGAAAGGCTGACTGGAGTAAAATCAATGTTTAAGAAAGCACATGAAGATGCTTCAAAGTTGAGTGCAGAAATGCAGGCTGACATTGATAGTAAGAAACAAAAGGTAAAACTTCTTGAGGATGAAATAGGTTTCATTTCTGAAACTCAGAAAGAAGCTCAAGAGTTTATGTCAAATCTTGAAAAGTTCATTTAATGAGAACAAATTTAATTAAAGCAAAAGAGCTACCTAAAGTAGCAGAGAGTTCTGCTACTGATGGTATGCTTGACATGGTTATTGCATTTGATACAACTGGCTCTATGTCAGCTTATATTAATGCAGTGAAGACCCATGTGAAGGAGTTGGTTCCCAAACTATTCAGCTCTAATCCTGATTTAAGGATTAGTATAGTAGCATTTGGTGACTATTGTGATATGAGTAGCAAGGATAACTTTGGTAAGGCTTATCAAGTACTGGATTTAACTAATGATGAAAACAAAATCATCAAGTTTATCAATGAAGCTCAGGATACAAGTGGTGGGGATGGTGATGAGTTCTATGAACTGGTCATTAAGAAAATCACTGAGGAAACTGCATGGAGAGAGGGTTCTACTAAGGCAGTATTATTGATTGCTGATGCAGCACCTCACTATGTAGGTTACAGTTATAGTAACATTGTGAAGAATGCCCAGATTGATTGGAGAGAAGAGGCTAAGAAGGCAAGTGAATTAGGTATCAAATTTGATACTATGACTATTGACCCTATGCACATTGAATGGTATAAAGAGCTTTCTGCTATGACAAATGGTGTAAGTGTTCCTTTCAAGAATAGTGGTAAAACTTCTCAAGTGATTGAAGCTGCTGCATTAAGTAGAGGTGGAACAAGGACAAAAGCTATGTATATGGCTACTATGGATTCTGTAAAGGATGATGTAGAATTAAATGCAGTATATACTGCTTATTCAAAAGAAGTAATAGATTAAAATCAAGAACAATGAAAATCAATATTAAAGAGATAGCAGTAGGTGATGTATTCTCAGAAGAGTCACATTACATTGTTGAAGAGATTGGTAAAGATACAATCAAATTCAAACATACAGAGAGTGGAAAGTCAGTAACATTAGGTTATGGTTATGTTCAAGACCTGCTTAATACTTCTGACCAGTATGACAAAGAAGTAAAAGTAACTAAAGAAGATAAGAAAGATGGTACTCCGGGTATAAGGACAATCTTTGAGGGTATCAAATCTTCTGAGGTATTCACTGTTGTGTTCCAAAAGCAGGATAAAGCTAAGACCAAGAAGCAATATGAAGCTGAGAGGGAAGCACAAAGACAAGAGGCTGTAGCTTTGATTGACAAGGCTAAGAAAGCTAAGAAGTCAATGGCTGTAGCTTATAAAGAAGCTCTGGAACACATTCAGAATAACCCTATTAAGGACTTCATTGAAGGAGAAGATAGGGTACTGAGAGGCTACAAGATGCAGTTTGTATCAAGGGATGGTAAGTACAAATGTATGGATATGGATGTTGTAAGAGGTCCAAAAGAAACTGGTGAAAGACTAGTTAATATCAATACAATTAAACAGCTTATTTTCAATGGTGTTAAGTATGTTGTTGAGTGATGAAGAACTATTAAAATCCTTTGGAATTTGTGCTTGCAATCTAAGATTTGCTAAGGAAATTAGAAAGGAGTTAATAAGTATAAGAGAACAATGTAAATCTAATAAATGGGAGTTTACAGACTCCCAAAGACTTACTATTGCTTTACTTGATGCTGCTGGAGCTTTAACTCATGGAGTAAATATAGAGTACCCTATTTTACTACTTGAGGATGAATTTTGGAATAAATTAGGAGAAGAGGGACAATAAGTTCCCTCTTTCTTATTTTTAAAGAGTTTGGTTTACCTCTCAAAAAGAAAACCCTTAATAACTTGCATATTAAGAAAACAACCTTTATATTTGCACATAAATTTAATTATAAATCTATAACAAGATGAGTAAAAGATGTATCACAACTAATTCTACAATAGAAGAATTGGCTGCTAAATTACAGGGTGAAACTATAGAATCAGTCAAGGGACTTGTTGAGCTGTGGCAAGACAAGAATAATAAGGACTGGGACACTTATCCTACTGCTTCTGAACTAAATAACTTTAGGGCAGAACTAAGGAAAGGTAAGGATGAAATGATAGAGGCTTTAGATAAAGCACTTTCACCTTCATTTGAAGCTCCAGAAGGAAAGAAGGTAGACACAAAATTTTCTACCTCTGGCAACAATTCTTACCCAAGTAGGACAAGAGAGAATGCTAATTGGTCAGATATAACCATAGCTTTGGCTCAAGACTTTAATACTGCTGGAGAGAAGCTGACTAAAAATGCTGCTAAAAATAAGTATGTTTCTTCTATATTATCTACTGAGTCTAATAATGTTTCAGAAATAGCTGAAAATCTTTATAATCAGATTAAAGCTAAAGGAAAGGTAGATAATCTAAAGATTAACATAGCTGGAAATGGAATTTATAGTATGAGCCAAAATCAAGCATACTATAATGACTTAGTGACTCAGATATTAGAGGAGCTTCAGAACAAAGGAGTTACTATAGCTGAGATTAGAAGTGGAGGACAAACTGGTATAGATGAAGCTGGTATAATAGCTGCTCAGAGATTAGGAATACCTAATGAAGTTCACTCTACTGCTAATTTTATGTTTAGAGATAAATCTGGAAAAGATATATCTGATGAACAGGCATTCAAGAGTAGGTTCTCATTTTCTACTCCTTCAAGACAAGAAGAAAGACTAAGTAATGCCTTTGATACTCCAAGGATTTCAAGTGTGGAAGAACAAGCTAAAGTAGATTTGGACTTTGACCCAAGAACAAGAAGAGACAGGGTTAGTCTGATTGCAAGATTCTTTAGCAATGAAATAGATACAGCACTGCAAGAACATAATGATACTCTTAATAAGAGAATTGCTGATGCTGAAAAAGAAGGTGATGTACTTGCTGTCAATGAACTGAAAGAAGAGTTAGGAACCCTTGATAGGTTCAAGATAATCAAGTTATATACACCTGCTGGCTTATTTAGTAGAGTAAGGGATTATTTCAATAACTATATACTTGACTCTGAGGAGAATAGGATACAATCAGAACTGAATACAATCAATGGTATGAAGGGTTCTGAGAGATATAGTGATGAACAGAAGTATGAAGCTGCAAAGAAGAAGGCATTATATAAAACCAATGCTTATCAGAAGGTAGTAGATAACTTCAAGCCCTTGGCTGAGGAAGCAAGTACTATACTAATAGCCACTGAGGGGATTAGGATTGACCCTAATTATATTGCCCCTAAAGATGCCAACCTTAATAATGATACTCCTGAGGGAGATAGTGCGGTAGATACACAGGCTGATGACTTTGTAAAGGATGAGGCTTTCAAGGATGGATGGATGACTAATTATAGGGAAGTAAGTTCTCATGAGTCTTTAAGTCAGGAGGTTAGAAAGGTAATTAGAGAGATTCCCCAACTTGACTACAGAGGAAAGTATGATAAGGATGATTTAGGAAATCTTAGATTTCTTGATGCAGACTATGTTCATGCAACCCTTATAGATAAGCTCAGGGATATGATTACATCTGATGATATGTTACCACTTCTGGAGACTCTGGGTAATACCAAGCCTTGGACTAAGCAAATAGTCAAGAAACTACAGGCTGAGCCTAAACTATTCAGTCAGTTCTATCAGGATTTCAGAAAGGACTTTATGCCTTACTGGATTCAGAAGAAGAAACTACAGGCTGATGGTACTTTCAAGATGGAAACTATTGCTATCAATAAGCCTGAGGGTGTCTATTATCTGCTTGATGAATGGAGGGATAACTATGAGAATGGTAATCTTCTTGATGATGATAGTATCTATGATAAGAATGGAGACTTGAATCTTGAGAATGCAGAGAATGGTCTTAAATGGACTGAGGCTCTCAATAACAGGTTTACCAATCTTAGTACAGAACAAAGGTTGGAACTTCTACAAGATGAAAAGGTATGGAAGACATTGAATAAGCTCCTTAATATGATTGGTATCAATGCTAATCAAGGTGTATTATTAGATGCTCTGACCAATATAAAGCAATATGAAGGTGGTACTGCAACAGACCCAATTATGTTGCTTCTTCCTCAATTAAACATCATATTCAGTGGTGTAAAGAAAGGTGAGGTTAAATCTGAGACTCTTGAAGATGGAACTGAAAAGAGAGGGGATTTGATAAATACCTTTGGTTCTGCATATAACAGTATAGCTATGATGCTTGCAGAAGTAACAGAAGATGCCATTGAAAGTAGTGTGAGGGAAAATGATAAGTCATACTATAGTCATGTTACTCCTAACTATCTTGGCAAGTTGATTAAACAGCTTAAGAATGTTATGGGTAATGAAACAAGGTTCAAAGAGTTTGTTGAAAATGAATTTGGACAATATGAATGGTTCTATAAGGATGGTAGATGGAGAAATGACTGGATTGAGCAACTGGTAAATAACCCTGAAATGAGAAGAGGATTGAGCCATAAGGTTCTACTTAACTCAGATAAGGTTGCATATCAGAACTGGGATGATTTGGATTACACCTTAGTATTACTGACAGAATACTTTGGAGACCCAGATAACAGTAAATCTGATATTCAATGGGCTAATTATCATGTGCCAATTCTTTCAGATAGTCCTTCTGCTGAGTTCATTAGATTCAGGAAGTATGATAATCATAGCATCATTGGAGAAGATGGTGAATATATGAAGTATGATGATATTATCCTTGATAGGATGGTTGATTTGGTTAATCAAGAGGTAGATAGAATAGCTCTTGTAAACCAAAGGGATGTTGAATATCAAAAGGGTAATCCAAATATTGCTCCTATTGCAAACTATGATATAGTAAGGAAAAAGGATGGTACTATTAAGAGTATTGGTGGTGCTGAATTTAAGTTCCTTACAGCTCTGAATGATGTAAGATATGACAATGGTGAGACTTTCCTTGATAGGTTCCAGAGAATCCAGAATGAAGGAACTGGTGCTGAGTTAAGAGAGTTCATCAGAGAATCAGTAAGAGAAGCTCTTGATAATGAGTTTGAACAGACTTACAGAGAATGGGCTAAAGCTGGTTTACTTGAAGAACTGCCTAATGGTAAGTACAAATACCTTGGAGTAATTGGTGTAAATGCTGGTCAAAGTTCTTATAACAGGAATACAGCAACTTCTTTGAACAATGCAAAGAAGGCTCTTGAAGGAATGTGGACTACAGAGATGGATATTCTTTTAAGGGATTACAACAATAATAATCCAGTGGATGATAGAAGAGCAACTACTCTTTTTGAAAGTATCAAGGACTTGTTGAGAGAAAAGATGGTAAGAGGTGAGATTACTCCCAAAGAAGTAGATAGTATCAACAGAAACCTTGTTATTAGAAATAATGCCAAAGCTAAGTTGAGAGAGTATTTTTGGAATAGTAAGTTTGCTACATCACAAATCATTGAACTCACTACAACTGACCTTGCTTTCTATAAGAATATAGAAGACTTCCAAAAGAGATATAAGGAAGTTCATGCTCCTGCTCTTAGACTTAATACCAACTCTAAGTATGGTAGAAAGGAAGAGAGAACTATTTATCTAAAGGATGATGAGATTGTATCTTCTGCACTTGATGATATTGCAACTGTACTTGATGAAAGAGTCAAGAAAGGTGAGATGTCAAAGAGAGACAGAGATTTAATCTTAAACAAGTTCAGAGAAGTAAATGTAGCAGATGCTCAGGCTTATAGGTCATTAAGTTCTTACAGAGCTATACTTGATATGTCTGGTCAGTGGACAGATGATATGCAGAGAGCCTTTGATAACTTCCAAAATGGTAAGTGGGATATGGCTGATTTCAATATTATCTGGCAGACTAAGAAACCTTATGTGTACACTCAGGTGAATAATATGAGTGGAGTTCAAGGTCATACAGGCATTAAGACACCAGTTCAACATAAGAACTCAGAGTTCCTTCTTATGGCTATGCACCAGTTAGTTTCAGGTCCACTTGGTAAATCAGGTAAACTTGTAGCTATCAATGAGTTCATGGAAGAGAATGGAATTGATGTAGTTCAATTTGAATCAACTACTAAGGTTGGGAAACAAGGTGTAATTGATTTGAACAGTGTCAATACTAAGGAAGATGTCAAGTCTGTACTTAAGAATGCCACTACTCAGAATGGTGTTGAGAACCCTAATGTGGTTCATAAAGTAAGTTATGAAGACTATGGTATTCAGACTGCAACTCCAGAACATGCTATTGATGCAGTTCAGTTAGTTGGTACTCAGATTAGAAAGCTGATTACAGCAGATATTAGCCCAGATGTTAAGATTAATGTGAATGGCAGGGAAATGTCTAAACAGGAATGGTTAGATATGTACAATGCTATTAACACTGAAAATATCATTCAGGCTTTTGCTGATGTAAATGAAATCTTCAAGGATGCCAGACAGGTTGAGAAGATTCTTCTTGAGGAATTGAGAGGTAATCAAAGATATGGAATTGATATGATTAGAGCCTGTACTCTTAATGAGAAAGGACAATTCAATATTCCATTATTTGACCCTGTACAATCCCAGAGGGTACAAACATTGCTGAATAGTATTATCAAGAGTAGAATTACTAAACAGAAGATTAGAGGAGGAGCACTTATTCAGGTATCTGACTATGGTCTTACTGATGAATTGAAGATTGTTTTTGAAGGTGAAGGAGAGAACAAGAGAATTAAATATCTCGAAGTTTATATGCCAGCATATAGTAGGAAGTTCTATGAACCTCTTATGAAGGCAGGTTCTCATGAACTGGATATAAATAAGTTACCAGACAACTTGAGAAAGTTGATTGGTTATAGAGTTCCAACTGAGGACAAATACTCAATGGCTCCTCTTTATATTAAAGGTTTCTTACCTCAGCAGAATGGTTCTGCAATTATGCTCCCAGCAGAGATTACTACCCTAAGTGGTTCTGACTTTGATGTGGATAAATTGTATATCATGTTACCTGAGTTTAAGATAACTCCTAAGTATAATAGAAGACAGTTTGTTGATGATTTAGTTGCTCAATTGACACAAGGAAAAGCTGTATCTCCTGAAATGTTGAAGGAGTATAGACAGAATGTAAACAGAGCCATAGATGATGGTAGGAAAGCTCCTAAGGATAGTCAGGAATACAATCTCTGGAAGACATATAAAGCTAACAGAGAGAAGTATAGAGTAGCTTCTGAGGATAAGATTGAGAAGATTGAATATGACTTTAGCAAGTCTCCACAAGAGAATAGTCTTGAAGCCAGAAACAATCTATTGATTGATATGATGTGGGGTGTTCTGACTAATGCTGACACTGCTTCAAAGATGCTTAACCCCGGTGGTTTTGACTATCAGAAGAAGTCTGCAAGAATGATTAACATCCTTCAATCAAGTAGAGAGTCTGAACTAAGAAAGGAGCTGAATATTCCTGAGAATCAAAGTACTCTTAATAAGTTAAGCAGTATGGATTTGGAGCAACTTGACAAATTGGCAGAGAAGTTCAAGAAGAAACTTGACCCTCTTAACCCAAGAACTCAGGTTCAACTTCATCAGCAGAATATGACTGGTGCAGCATTGATTGGTATTTATGCCAACCATAATGCAAACCATGCTTTGATGCAACATACTGAATTAGGTCTTGATACTGAGAATGGCTCTTTCTTACTTAATGGTAAGAGACTGACTTCTCTTCATGGTCTGATGAATGACAATAAGGAGTATATCTCAAGGAATAATGCAGGTTTCCTTGCTGCATCTGTGGATAATGTGAAAGACCCTGTGCTTGCTTCATTGAATCAGAATACATTCACTGCTGATGCCTCAATGCTTTTAAGTAGGCTTGGTTATAATCCTATTGAGATTGGTTTGATTATGTCACAACCAATTGTAATGGATATTACTAATACCTATTTTAGAGAGAGTAGAGAAGGCAAAGGAAAGGACACAATCATTGATGAAGTCATTGAGAACTATAAGAAAAGGGCTGCAATGATGGAAGATGTAACCTATGACAATTATAAATCTAACAAGTTCATGGCAGATGAATTGGCAGACAATATCATTCTCCAGAAGGAAGTAGAGGAATTGAGTGATAGGACACAGACATCTGACTACAGAAAGGTTGAGTTCTATAAGAAGCAAGTGGCTGCTGGTTATTTATTTAAGAGAATAATGGGTACAGCAGATGCTTTGGGACAGTTGGTTCAAGCTACAAGAGCAGATACTCAAGGTGGTGCAGCAGGTCCTACTATTGCAGATACACAGATTAAGATACAGAAAGTTGATGACTTCCTGACTAATGTAGTGCTAAATGAAAACTCCCCTTTAACTGGTGCAGATGTTATCATGCCTTTCAGTATGAAAGGTATGGATATTGACCAGATAAGAGAGAAGTTATTAAGTTCCCCATTACCTTATTTACAGGCATTCTTTAGTCTTGGTATTGACCAGACACAAGAAATGTTCAGTAGATATTTCCCTCAATTCACTGACTCTTTCAGAGAAGTAATTGATGGTAAAGAGGGATTGAGAGGCTTAAGACAGTACACTAAGACAGGCAAGTTAAATGCAAAGACACTCAATAATATCTACAATGATTTGTTAGCTTATATTATGTCCAAGACATCATTCTTTGGGCAAGAAGCTAACCTCAGAGCAGATGATAAGGTTACAACATCCAGTGATAAGAGAAGGGATTTTATAAATAATTTCCCTGATTATTTCAACAGAACATTGAGTGAGCATCCTGAAATAGCTGAACTTGAATTTATTAAGAGATTGAGAGTGATAAGAGCTAACCAGAATAATCCTGTAGATACAATAGTATTTAAGAATGTTGGTCAGTTAAGTCCTACTCTGAGAGAAAGATATATGAGAGACTGGCAATCATTGTTATATATGGGACCAGAAGCTCAGGCTTTAGCTCTTAATCTATTCAGATACAGTTATTACAGAAATGGGTTTGCATTTGGACCTTCTACTTTCATTCATTTAGCACCAACTGCTATCAGACAATCTGTTCCAGAGTATATTGATACCCTGAGAGGATTGTTGGAAAGTGAGGATGATTACAGTCAGTTTATTGACCAGTATATCTATAATCACTTGGATAACAGACAGTTAGTTCCTGAGGTTCCTACAGAGGCTTCCACTTCTTTCACTAATGAACAAGGTGATGCTTTGGATATGGTTAAAATAACCATTGATACTGAATCTAACAACAGTGATAAGAAGGTAATAAGGAAGAGAGAGGGAATAGGAGAGGAAACAACCTATGACTTCTTTAATTACATAGCAAGAAGATACAAGGGAGGTACAATATATTATAGGCTTACACAAGCTGATAATGTACAGCCTAATGTAGCTGTGTATGAAAGGATAGACCCACTTGGATTCAAGAACAGTTTCATTGAGTATGAATATGGTAAGGATGTTACTGAAATGAAGTCAGTAATTGAGAAGAATGACAGGAATTATACTCCTAATATAAATCAGGATATAACAGCCTATCAGGAAGCTGATATTGATTATGACTCCATGCCAGAGTATCTTAACTATGATTTCTCAAGTCTGACTCAAGATATTGCAAGTGAGGCTTTCAGTCAGGTGTATGGTGCTCCACTTGAAGTGAATGAAGGGAAAGCAGATGATATTAATTCTATTAGTCCTAATACTGAGTATGAGGATGCAAATAATGATAAAATCTGTGGTGCAAATACATTATATGAATTATAGATATGGCTAAGAAATGTGCAATAATTCCTCAAGTGAGGAACAGTAAAAATGAGGTAGTAAGCAGCAGGTTATTTAAAGACCTGCTGGCTTATGCCCCTAATAGGCAGGAGGCAACAAGAATATACCTCATTACAAAGAGTAGTGACTTTATTACTAATTGGAATCCAAGGTTACAGATGGATGAAAATGGTGAACCTACTCTAAGCAGTCTCTTGAAGAAAACTAATCTAAGAAGTATTATTGATGAACAGAAGATTTTAAGGAACCTTAATGAAGAGATTGGACATTACCATAAGACAGGTAGAATCAAGTTATATTTGAACAATGATGAAAACTATAGAATGTTAGTCCAGAGGGCTATTCAATTCAATACTCAATCAGAGTTTAGAGAAGACTATGTTGCATCTGTTGAGAAGGTATGGGACAATGAAAGTAATAGGGTTTATATCAGTCCTTTTATTAGAGTAAGAAACAAGATGAATAGTCTTGAAGCTAATAGTATGCAGTATAATTACACTCTTAATAATAGATTGAGGGAGATATTAGCTGCTAATGGCATTGGGATAGGTGCTCTTACAGACTTAGAACAGAGAAGAGGAGTGGCAGGAGTAACAGACTTTAGTCAAGCCAGAGATGCTGCAACAGGTATAATTGAATTGATTAGACTTGCTGATGGTATTAAAGGTGAGAGAGCATTACCAGAAGAATTTGCTCACTTTGCTATTGAGGCAATGGGTGATAATCCTCTTATCAATAGATTGGTTAATCACTTAGCTAATAATAGCTTGGTAGGTGAGATATTAGGTGATGATTACAATACCTATGATAGTCTGTATAAAGGTGATGAATCAAAGTTAGCCAGAGAAGCTGCTGGTAAATTACTTGCTAAACACTTATTACAGTCTGAACCCATCCCTTCTTCATCTTATAAATCCCTTCTGGAGAGGTTTATCAATGCTGTAAAAAATTTCTTTAGAGGATTAGGGGCTTCACAGTTCCAAAAAGCAATGCTTGAAGCAGAGAGTAGCTTTAGTAAACTGGCTGGTGATATTCTTACTGGACAGATGGATGAAGCTATTAATGTTGAGAATATTAGTACCTCTGAGGCATTCTATTCCACTACTGAAAGGGTAGATAGGGATAAGGCTTTGTTACAGAAGATTATAGATAATGAGTTGAAGAGGCTCAAGATTTATGAAAAGAGAAATCCTAACAGTCAATTTAGTGCCAATCAGAGGTTATTAATAGACAGGTTAGAGCTTGAATTAGCTGATAATAGTGAGATTGAAGGAATATATATGTTCCTTGATAATGCACTTGAAGAGTTAAGGAAAGTGAGTAGTAGGCTTGAGGTGTTGAGAAATACTCCTGCAACCAATCTTAATGAAAGGGCTGGAGTACTCAGGGACATCAGGAACTATATGTACAGTTATAAGAGGATAGCTGATTCAGTGAGAGAGGCTCTAAGAGAGGAAGAGAAGTCCACAGACAATAGATATGGTCAAAGGGTAAGGGTTGCATTAGATAATGTCACTACCATGCTTAATGACCTTGCAGTGGACTATAATACAATCTCTATGCCTTTATTTGTTGATTTCATCAAGCCTTTTGTAGGAGATAACCTTGTGGTTCCATTTGGAAAGTACAAAGGAAAGACTCTTAATGCAGAAGAGTTAGTTAAAGTAGCTGATGAGGATATTTCTTTCTTTGACAGATGGCTGGATAGTATGGCTGATTCATCTGATTATATGTTGAAGATTATGGACCAAGCTGTTAAAAAGAGCAAGGAGCAAGCCAGATTGAAGACTATTGATATTCAGAAGGAACTACAAGCTGCCACTATTAAACTTGAACAGGCTGGTGTAAAAGACACTGAGTGGATGTTTGAGAGAGATAGTAAAGGTAATCTGAGTGGTAATTATATCAGTGAGATAAACCATGCTCTATTCAGAGAGAGAATGAGGACTATGTTCCAAAGTCTTAATGAAAAGTATGGCAGAAATCCTGTAGGGGAGAATGCTGATAAATACAATGAAGAGAGACAAAATTGGTTTAATGCCAATATGGAGACTGTAGATGGAGTTAGACAACCTAAGAAATCCATTTATGAAAGTATGGAGTTCAGAAGGCTTAATAAAGCCCAGAGAGAATATTATACTACTGTGATGGATATTAAGGCTAAACTTGATGCTCTACTTCCTGATAAATATACAAAGCTGAATAGTGCTGTAAAAATTAGGAAAGACTTAGTTGAAAGGGTTAAAAGCTCTGAAAGTGTGAAGTCTGGTGCTCAACAAGTTTGGGAAAGTATCAAGGATAATTTCATTAGGAGAACTGATGATACAGACTTTGGAGACAAGGCAACTGTAAAAGACTTTGAGGATAGAGAGGTACAAATGTTACCTATCTACTTTACAAAGCTCAAGAAGGGAGAAAGTGCTAATGACTTATCTACTGATATAGTAGGTACTATGACTGCTTATGCAGCAATGGCTAATGATTTTGATGAAATGAATAAGGTCATTGATGTTCTTGAAGTTGGTAGAGATATGCTGAGAGAAAGACAGGTTACTCAAACAGAAGGTGGTAAACCTATGGTTGAGAAATTTAAGGCAGTAGGTAGAAAGGTTGAGAGTAAACTAACTAAGACAGGAGACAAGTCAAGGTTTATGGAAAGACTGAATGACTTCTTTGAAATGCAGGTATATGGAAGATATATGGCAGATGAAGGAACCTTTGGTAAGACTAATATTGACAAGGGAAAGGTAGCTAACTTTATTAATAGAATGACTTCTATGAATAACTTGGCATTGAATATCCTTTCAGGTGTTTCCAATGTGGCTACTGGTAAAGTGATGATGAGAATTGAGTCTTTCTCAGGAGAGTTCTTTAATGAAAAGAATACTTTAAAAGCTGATAGAACCTATGGTAAGGAATTACCATCATTCTTAGCTCAGTTAGGTGATAGGGTAAAGACCAATAAGTTAGCTTTATGGGATGAACTATTCAATGTAATGCAGGAATATGAACAGGATACAAGAGAAGTCAACTTTGACAGGAAGACTTGGTTCAGTAGAATGTTTGGTACATCTGCTCTATTCTTTATGAATAATGCTGGTGAGCACTGGATGCAGAATAGAACCAGCTTAGCTCTGGCTGATGCTTATAAAATGAAGGCTCCTAATGGTAAGTTAGTAAGTCTGTGGGATGCTTTTGAGGTTGTACCATTAGACAGTAGTAACAAGAAGTTAGGTGCTAAATTACAGCTAAAACAAGGCTATACTAAGGCTGATGGCTCAGCTTTTACTCAAGAAGATATAATCAAATTCAGTAGAAAGAGTGCAGCTATTAATCAAAGAATGCACGGTATTTATAATAAAGCTGATAGAAGTGCAGTACAAAGATTGGCTATTGGTAGGTTGGGTATGATGTTCAGGAAATGGATAAAACCTTCGCTCAATAGGAGATTCAAATCAGCTACATATAACTATGACCTTGAAGCATGGACAGAAGGTTATTATCTTACTACTGGTAGGTTTATGAATGCTCTATTCCAAGACCTTAGGAAAGCTCAGTTTGATATTGCAAGTAAGTGGAATGAAATGACTCCTACAGAACAGGCAAATGTCAAAAGAGCATTAACTGAGGTAGCACACTTCCTTGCAGTAGCAGCAGCTATTGGATTAATAGAGTGGAGTGATGATAGGGATAGACCTTGGTTAGTCAAGATGATTGAATACCAATTGAGAAGGTTATATACTGAATTAGGTGCTCTTACTCCAACTCCAGAAATGGTTGGTGAAGGTTTGAGGATATTAAAGTCTCCTGCTGCTGGTGTAAATACAGTAGAAAAGACTCTTAATCTTATTGACCTAATGAATCCAATGAACTATGAAACATTCAATGGAGAAGATGCTATACTTAAGTCTGGACCTTATAAAGATAAGTCTAAAGCTCAACAGAGCTTACTTAAGTCTCCTCTTGCTCCTATGTATAATACAGTTCTAAGAGGTATCTTTATTGAAGACCAGATACCATTCTTTAAACAATAATTTTAAATAAAAAAAAAGTTATGAGTGATTTTAAAACAAGATTAGTAGAAGAACAAGTTCAACTTGAAGATAAATTAAGTAAGTTGAAAAGTTTTATTGAGAGTGACAAGTTTGAGAGTATTGATGATGCTCAAAGAGCTTTATTAAAAGTGCAAGCTAATGCAATGAGTACTTATAATCAATGTCTGAAGGAAAGACTGGAAAGGTTGTAAACAATAAAGGGGAAGTAAATTAATACTTCCCCTTTTTATTTACACCTTAATAAAAAATTTAAACCTCATGTTTGAAGCTATGAACATCTGATAGCTTGTTCTCTTTCCTCTTGGGAAATTTGATTCCACATTTCTTCTGTCCAACCTTTCTTTTCAAGTGCTTCCCTTGTCTCAGTCTCAATACTACTGAAATCCATTGAGGATTGTACCCCCTCCTGATTTCTCATCTCTTGAAGAGATGGTACTTTATAGGTTATGTTAGAGTAATGTCCCTCATTAATATTTCTGTAATATTCAGTAAGAGAAGGTCTTAGACTGTTCCAGTTAGTGACTTTAGCAAACAATTCCTTGAAGAAATTGATTATCTTAGTACCTAAAGATTGAGTGTCTTGAGACATCACATATTCCCTGAAACCTTCTGCCATTGCTTCTTCAAGTTGTGAGTTACTTAAGTCTCCATAAGTTCTCTTAGCTTCTTGAAGTAATTCATCCCTAAGTGTAGGTTCTGTGAGTAAGTGGAATACTGCATGAAATGCTTCATGATATGTAGTTCCCTCAGCAGCTATATCACTTAAAGTAATGATACCCTCACTAAATTGACCCCATGCTAATGCACCAGTCTTAGCTACTCTGATAAGACCATTAGTAACTACTACTCTTTCACTCTCACTTAGTTGAGGTAGAACCTTATTTAACCAAGCTAATTCCTTATCTTTATCCCATATAGGTCTTGATAAATCATCAACTTGTCTTAATTCAAGTACATCTTCAAACTCTTCATCAACCTGATTAATAGCCTGTTCTTTAGCTACAGTTGAAGCTGCACCATTAGATTCTCCCTGATTAATAGTAGCAGGGATAATAGGCTTCTCAATCTTAACTGGTTCAGTAGAAGGAGTATAAAGTAAAGTACTTTCCTGAGACATATCTACAACTCTCTGAGGATTACCTTCCAGTATCTTCTTTATATTGTTCTTAGCCTCAGTCTCACTATATGACAATACAGCATTCTTTACTAAAGCAATAGTATTACCATTAGGAAATACTGCATAGAAATCATTAGATGCAACATGTGCAGGTTGATTTCCAAAGCCTTTAGTAATATTAGGAACCTTAGTCATATATACCTCAACTCCATTCACCTTTCCAATAGGACTTAGATAACCTGTATGTAACTTTCCATCTCTCAAGAAGTAACCTACTTTACTATCTGACATACTATAGTCTGGTAGAACATTGTTTATAGGCTCTCTTGTTTCCCATGTACTGTTGAATATAGGTAAGCTACTATTAGTATTATTCACTTCTGGAGTGGCTACACTGCCAACTAAAGGAACATTCACAGATGAATCATAGTTAAGAAGAATACCCTTCTCCTTAGTTACTCTACTAACATTCTCCTTGTTGTACTCAAGTACAAAAGGTAATATAGCTAAAGTAGTGATAGGAGTATGATATTGAGACTCAAATAAGTTCTTATAAGCACTTAATTGTTTAGTATAATACTGCTCTTGACTCATTGTTTGGGTATTAGATTTATTCTTGAAGTAATTAACCTTTCTACCATTCCTATCAACAAAGTCATAGAAGCTATATCTACTGGTCTTAACATCATATATCTTGAAGTTTCCATTAGCATCTACAGAGAGAATATCAACCTCACCAGCTACTCTGTTTCCATTCTCATACTTATTGAAAAGTACTATATTATTAGTAAGGAATGTTTCACCCCTTGCTTCAATATTGCTCTTAATTTCAGTAAGAGAAGTAACCAAATCATTAAATGCCTGTTCAGACATATTACTTGGTTTAACTGGCATCTCACTTGATGTGAAGAAGTTCCTGATTACACTATCTACAGAAGTACCTGCATCTAATGCTCTTTGTGAATTAGTTCCAGACATCTTATCTCTCACTATATTCACGATAGTATCTCTACTTCTTGCATCTATCTTACCCTCAAATGCTGTAAGGTCTACACCATAATGGTTACTTAAGTTCTTAAGATAGTTATTGAACTGTGTTATATTATCTGCATTCTTTGAGAGATTAACTCTTAAATCCTGTAGAGCTTTAGTCTGTTTAGGAGACTCAACCCAATTACTTCCTAATACTGAATGTACCCTCTTATATTCATGATATTCACCATCATCCTCAAGGATATAATAGAACTCACCATCAGTTCTTGTCTTATCAACCTTAGCTTGATTCTCTTCAATCTGGTCTATAACTTTCTTAGAGTCAGCTACAGTCTTCTTTCTATCAGCTAATTTTTGTTTGAATTTATCTGATGCAGCACCAGTCACATACTGACCTGTATTTCTATTCAGAACCTTACCATTAGGAAGAAGGGTGATACCCCCCATCATCATGGAACCATTCTGAGCATCCCCATAGTTCTCTTGTATATAAGCCATATCAAGAATGGACTCTGGGAAAGAGTTAAGAGTTCTGCCATTATCATCCCTTACAGTATTTGAAGTCAAATCTACATGGTATGTAGTATTATCAAATGAAACTGTAGTTCCTGCAATAGCTCCCTCTGTACCTCCTACAGGAGTTTGTATCTTTCTGCCTTCCTCAGCCTTAACTGATGCAGGATTTAGAGCTTGCTGTAAGTTACCTTGTATATCAAAGTAATCTGTTGTAAACCAGTTACTTTTTACACTGGCATCTATTATATTGGATGTCATTACTCCAGAAGAGAGTAACATGTTATTGTAGCCTCCCTTATTAAGCATACCTAAATTCACCTGTAATGGAAGATTGAATGCCATTAAAATGTTTTGTATTTCACTGGCTACTTCCTGTGAATCTCTTGTATCAGGTTGAGTTTTAACACCATCTCCACCTAATTCATAGAGAACATTAGGGTCCCATCTTTCAGTTAAGAATACAGTTCTTGCATCTTCTCTTCTGACTCTCTTACCATCTACTTCATCATAGATTTCATTCTTATTAGCATCTCTCTGAACCTTAGTAAACCTGATACCATTACCATTCTTACCTTGTATATAGTCAATATGAACATCACCAATATATAGACTTCTTGCCAAGTCTTTTACTGCATTATTAACATCTTCCTCTGTGAAAGCATTAGCTAAAGCATCAATACTCTTCTTTATATTCTTGTATAAAGGAGTTGAGTTAATAGTAACATCTTCTGGATTATATTCACTTTCATTGAAGTGCTTAACCCTTACAGCAGCAGGACTATATTTACCAGCAGCATTAGGAATGAGGATATACATCCTACCTTCCTTTTGGCTCATATCCATTGGCTTGGTAATTAAATCATCACTGATTCTACCATTAGTAGATAGGACACCATTCTTTACAATACCAAAGATAGAATTTGAAGATACATTAGGTATTTCTCCCATGTTTCTTTCTTCTGTACTATAAGGTATTCTACCAACCATTATCTGAGATACTCTTGTAGTAGGAGTAGCTATAAACTTCTTATCCTTTCCAGTCTGATTGAACTCTTCTTTTACTCTTTCAATAAGACCTGATAAACCTTCATATCTATCTACTACATACTGACTTTCATCTAATGAACCTACTATTTGGTTATTCCTCTTATCTACAATAAAGATTGTGTGGTCATTAAATTCAGGGTCAATCATGAAGCCAAGTTCATCACCTGCCTTTAGATTACCTTCATTTACATAACTGAAAGCTCTATTATCTCTAAGATAGTTATAAAGTTCATCAAAGTTCAAGTTCTCTTTCTCAGCAACTACTACATTGAAAGGTCTGAAATCTCCATCCTTACTTGCATTAATATGCAATTCAGGAATAGTAGGTCTATAATACTGCCTCTTACCCTTTGCATCCCTATCTAATGATTGAGGAGTAGGAGCATTTTCATTGGCTTTCTTATTTTCCTCAGCTACCATTTGAGGAGTAATGTTACCTACAGGAGGTTCATAAGTATCAACTGGTCCAGCATTAACTGGTGGAACTGTAGGTGTACCACTATCTCCAGTTGTGTCTTTTGATGTAGTACCTCTTGTACCATCTGTTCTCTCAACTGGCTTTAGATACTCAGAAGGGAATCTTGCTTTGAACCTCTGGTCATTATTAACCTCACTCATTGCAGATAGAAGACCATATTGAGCCTCAGCAAAATTCATCATATTCAAATCATCTGGTAGATTTTCATCATACAGACTCTCTGGATTATTAATGAATACTGAGTTAGGATTAGCCATTTCCTCAAGATTATTAGCATTTTCATGTTGAGTTCTAAGTAGTTCTTGTGCATTAGCCTTAGCCTCGGGAGAGATAGGTTGCCTATCTATTGCCCTGCTTACTTCACTATTATACATTTGAACTTCCTTATAGTCCTTAGCCATCTTATTACCTTCATTCTCAAGTTCATCAAGAATCTGTTGTCTTTTAGATGAATCAGGCTCATTATTCAATGCTTCTCTAAATTCATTAAGGTTAGTAGCAGCTAATGCTGCATCCTTAGTCTTGGCTATTTCCTGTCTTTCATTCTCCTTTATAATATTCTCTCTTTGTCTCTCTTGTTTTTGTGCAAGAGCTTGAGGATTTCTAAGATAAGTATCATACTTATCAATGAAGTCATTCCTTCTCTCAATCATTCTTTGTAAATCATCAAGTTCTTGAGTTATACCCTTAGAACTTAATATAGGGAATCTTTCAGAAATACTCTTTGATGCCTTATCTAAGGCATCAACAAATTGAGAATTTTCTTCATCATTAAGAATTGCTGTTAATTGGGATGGACTTAAATTAGTAAGCATCCTTATTGCTTCTGCATCCTTTCTTCCTACTTCTTTTGTTGATTCTGGAACATCTAAATATATATCCCTTTCAACATCAGCAGCTATAGTTCTTAAAGATTCCTGTACCTCTTCAAATACATTCTTAAATCTATTCTCAAGGTTATCAATATTTGAGAAGTAATAAGTCATTTCTTCAAGACCATCCTCATCAAAGTAATCACCAATCTTAACCTGTAAGTCCTGACTAATCTTTCTGTAATTATCTACAGCTTCCTTAGTCTCTTGAGTCTGTTTTTGAACCTGTTCAATTACTTCTGCATCAGTCATATTATCATACACTGATGTACCAGTTTCCTGATTAGTAGTAAGTTGTCTTATTTGTTCAACATCTTCTTCTCTTATATTACCAGCTTCCTCAATTATATCATATAGGTCATTGATTCTTCCTGCCTTGTCAAACATGATAACATCACTAATAAGCTGGTTATGTTCAGCATTCTTAAACTCAAAGTTATCATTATTATCAGCAGCTTCATCCATTTGTCTCTGGTAGGCATTATGTCTGATAGCTGACTGATAGTAGTTAAGGAACTCAGGTAATTGTACTCTATTATTAAGTTGAGCTACAATAGCATCATCTTGTTCACTTCTCTCTCTTATCTCTTGAATATCTTCCTTAATACCACCTTGCAGATATACTGGGGATTGGAAACCACCTTCACTATTCCTTGCACTTCTAAAGCCCGGAATACCAACTAAACCAGTTAAACCACCAATGAAACCCTCTTCCCATCCTTCAACAGTACCATAGGTTTGCTGAATAGCTTTTGCAGTAGCTTGTAACCAGTCAATAGTTTCACTCTCTGCATCTGGGTCTATCTTGGCTCCATAGAAATCATTAAGTTCAGAAGCATATTTATATCCTGCAACTTTACCTGCAACAGCCTGTCCCATTTCTTCATAAGGACCTTCTGCAACACCTTTACTTGCAATCTTCAAAGCATTTCTAAGTACAGAAGGTTTAGCTGCACTATAACTTACAGTACCATCCTCTGCAACTGTCCTTAGTATCTGACTACCTTTCTTAGCTGTATTATATCCACCTGCATAGAACTTACCAAACTGCCAAGCATCTGATACAGTAAGTAATGGAATATTCAGAGCAAAGTCTATATTACCCATCTTAGCCCTATCTTCTGATAGTTTCTGTAGCCCACCTTTGTAATCAAACTTAGCATCTACTCTTGCCTGTAACATAGCTTGTCCTTCTGGAGTGAGAACTTGCTCAAAAGACTTTCCATCAGAAGAAATCTGATATTGTGCAAATTGAGGGAACTCTCTAAGCATGGCTTCTTGCTCTTGTGCTGCTACTTTAGCTTGTGCATCATCCAGTTGTTGTTTATGAAGCTCAAACCAGTCTTTACTATTCTGTATAGCTTCAATTCTTGCTTCACCTAATGCACCTGAGAAAGCACCTGTTAGCTTAAGAGTAGGCTCAGCCATCTTAAGTTTCTTAGCATCTCTTGCCAATTCATCAGTAAGCCTTACACCATCAAGGAATAAATCTCCTTCTCTGTAAGCCTGTAAAGCTGCATTAGGATTAAGAGCTTCACCTGAGGCTGTAACTGCACCTTTAAATGCCTGTCTTGCTTTATTAAGACCAAGTAATCTTGAGGTTGCACCAGCACTAATCTTACCAGAGTAGGCAGCACCAACAGCAAAACCTAAGTTCTTAAGGAACTTATCTCCAATGAAGTTAGCTGAGAATATGTTCTCATACCAAGGGTCATTCTTCTCTGCATCAGTATAGTAATTAGGCAGAACTGATTCTGACCATTCATTTACTTGCTGCATTGCATTTGAGAAAGGATTATCCCAGAACCCTGAGAATGTTCCTGTAGCTGCTGCATTACCTAAACCTACTATAGTACCAATTATACCATCAGCAAAGGTAGTACCTGCAAGAACAGCACCCTTAGCTAAACCAGCTCCTATTTGGGCATACCAAGGTTGCATCTCACCTCTTGTATTAGCTAAGTTATCAAGTTGGGTCATAGATGTGATGTCTTCATCATACATACTATCATTTACTCCAACAAAACCTACCTCTTGAGGTACAGCCCTTTCTAATGCCCTATTAGAGACTTGCTTATATTCCTCTATATTATTAATAAGAGGAACATCCCTAAGAAGTCCTTCCTGCTTTAGTGCATCTATACTTTTAATTCCCTTTAACCCACCTACTCCTTGTGTAGATGGGTCTTGGATTTGTTGATTATTTGCCATATTCTTCTACTCTAATTTAGAATCTGTATTACTTTGTCTCTTAGCAAGTGTATTGAACTTACCATAGATATAATTCATCATAGTTTCAATGTACTTCTGAGCTTCTACATCATAGCCATTCTCAAGAAGTACATTAATATTCTTCATATATCCTGATACATTTCTATCTGCATCATCAATTAACTCAGGGTCAATAACTGCTGATTTAGTCTTACCATCCTTAGTAGCATTGATTATAAGTCCAACCTCTGGGTCATAACTTATATCATTGTCACCAGTGAAGTAATCTGAGATATTCTTTAACTTAATAGGGTCTCCCTTCCTATTATCATCAAGTTCATAAAGACCAGTTGATTCTGTAGCTGCTCCTAAGGTTCTTGCATTCTCCTTAATAACCTGTGATATTAAATCACTCTGAGTTATATCAGGTTTATATATAAAGTTCCTTACAGCACTACTCCTAATATCAGCTTGTAACTTCTGTTCAAGTTGGTCCATACTACCATCTTTCATATCATACTTCTTGATTATCTGTTGAAGTCTTTCTGCATTAGGTTTGTACTCTTCATCTTTGTACTGAGAATATTGTAGATTACCTCTTGTTCCTAATAATCTGTCAGGGTCATGAACTCCAACTCTTCTTTTAGCTACTTCATTAATCATTGCAGGATTAGCTCTTAACTGTTGTATGAACTGTAGTTCATCATTAAGTTCAGTAGTCTTCTTGTCCCCATCTACTTTAGTCTTAGGTACTGCCCTAAAAACTTTAGATTGAGTTCCTTCTGTCTTACCTTTCTTAATTGCAGCTAACCTTTCCTGCATTGCATAGTCATAAGCCTTATTAGATAGTTGTTGATATTGAGTTTCACCAACTGCATTCCACAAGCCTTGTCTTGCATAATCATAAGCCCTGTTAAGGATATTCTCATCATTCCAATTCTTGATGCCAGAACTTCCTACTGCATCTTCTACAATACCTTGAAGTATAGGAGAAGCCTCAGGATTATTCTGTACAGCCTGCATAATTTCCTCAGGTCTGAATCCTTTCTGCATGATAGTTTCATAGTATTGATTACCTAAGATTGTTCTCCACTTTCTTGGGTTCTCTCTTACTTCCTTAGCCAAATTCTGTGCAGCAGTACCCACTTGTTTGGATAATAGTGCTCCAGAATAGGATTGTGGTGATAGAGCTGGGTTAGATATAAGTTCATCTAAGGAAAGTGTAGAAGCAGGTCTATCAAATAGTAGTGTACTATCCTGAGCCTGTAATTTCCTTTGTTCATCTACTAACTCTTGTCTTCTCTTATAAGCCTGTTCTATAGGAACAATCTCAGAAGAGTATCTTCTTTTCATATCAATCAATCCTTGCCTACTTGCAGGAGTAAGTCCTTGTTTAGCTAATGACTCAGCTTGTTTAGCCAAGTCATTAGAATATTGTTTGTACATTGCATAAGCCTGTGGGTCTGTCTGTTCATTAGCCATCTTATCAAAGACATCTGCTTTAGTTCCTAATTCACCCATACCCTCTTGAATAGTATTATATTCTTGAGTGTATGCTTGAAGTGGTTGAAGCATTTCCTGATAAGAGAATGGTCTGAACTTAGCACCACTTACAAAACTGAAATTAGCCATAAGTCAATCCTTTCTTCTTTTTAGTTCTTACTTTACCACCTTTAGCTTTCTTAGTTCCTCCAGTGTATTCTCCTTTGGTATTCATCTTAAGAACACCTGATTTAGCTAATGTATCAAGCCAGTTAGCTTGTTCATTTTCCCATCCCATATCACCTAAACCTTGTAAGAAGTTAGTTATATTAGCACTCCTTCTTGCACTATCTTGGTCTTTAATACCCTGTCTTAATTGAGCAGCAGTAGTAGCCTGTCCTAATCTTGCTCTCTTAGCTGCATTTCTTGATTCTGCATTAAACATTGAAGCCTTAAGTCCAGTCTCAGTATTAAACATGTTAGTACCTCTATTGAATGCCTCAACTCTTTCTCTCAACTGTTGATTATATTCCTCTGCTTGTCTTGCTAAATTACCCATGTTTTGACCATAGTTATAATCAGCAGCAAGTATTCCAGCTTGAGCATTAAGCCTGTTACCACCTGAGGTATTCATCAAACCCCTTCTTGTAGCAGCAGCCTGTTGATTCATCTTGCTGATATAGAAGTCCCTGTCTAAAGGTCTATAAGATAGATAGTTTCCAATAGGAGCATATCCTGCTGCCTCAGCACCTAAATCTACTCCACTGATTAAATCAGCACTATCATAGTCTGGTTTACTGAATAAATCTGATAGACTTGCTAAACCTGAACCTATAATTGGTGCATACCTTGTCCAAGTCTGCCTATTACCATTATTACCTTCTGGAGCTATTTCACCAGTTTCTCCTGATTGAGCCATAAGAGCTTCAAGCTCTTCAACACTCATTGGGTCTTCCAAAGCTAAGCCATAAGGATTTGTATCACCACCATAAGCAAACATACTTGGGTATTCATTTCCTTCCCTATGGGCTTCCTTTCTTTCCCTTGCTTCCTCTTGGGCAGCAGCTATTCTTTCCATAGCAGCTTGTAATCCCTTAGTACTTAGAGGGTCATTAGGTCTTTCTTCACTTTCTCTTTGTGCAGATTTAGCAGCCTTAGCAAAGGTTTTACCTCTTAACTTGTATTCCTTTCTTATATCATCAGGTATCTCCATTCTATCTGAGAATACATAATCATCATAAACTACTTCACCTTGCTCAACTAAGTTAGGAGCACCTTCTGGGTCAACTCCTATTTGTATTCCTTGATAAGGATTTTCTTCATGAGAACCCCCTTCATCAATAAATGTAACTCCATTAGTAAAGTCTCCACCTTGTGTATTCAACCATCCTCCAAAAGCATTCCAATTCCTTGCATTCTGTGCAAAAGTAGCTCTCTTTCTTGTAGTAGGGTTAGAACTATTCTTTCCTCTCCTAATACATGCTTCTGTTACTTTACCTCCACAGTACTCAGTAAACTTACCTCTGTTTTTCTTCTTGATATGAATACCACCACCATCCTTAGCTATATTAGCTGCTTGGACAGTTTGTTCAGGTTCTTGTTGGAACATTCCTTGTATTCCTTGTGTAAAGGATTGATTGAAATTGTTACCTACTACACTATCAAACAGACTTCCACCAAAAGCCTTTAGTGAAGGATATTTAGCAAGAACCTTTCTTCTTACACTCTCTTTACCATGCAATCCAGCTAATCTGAGTGCATCTCTTGCATCAGCTTTAGTTGGTATTGGGTAACTTCTGTGAGGTCCTGCAAAGTCTCCAGAAGGAACAGATGGATAAGGCTTTTTCTTAGAACCATAGTTTTTCTCTCTGGATAAGCCACCACCTTCTGCAAAAGCATTATATGTATTCATCTCTGGTAATGCTTGGAATGAATTAGGAAGAGAGGTCAATCTTTGTTTAGCAATTGCACTCATCTCTTGATTATTTAAGTACCTATTATCAAACTCATAGCCTATTGCACCACTACCAAATTCAAGTGGACCACCATAAGCAGAGAAGTTTGCTAACATATTAAAGTCATTTTGTGTATCTATGTTATCAGCTCTTGTCTCAAAGGAAGTTAGTGCTCTCTCATTAGCTTCTTTAGCCTCTTTATTTAATTTTTTGGCTTTTCTCTTGGCTTTTCTATTACCACCAAGCCATCCACCAATAGCACTACCAAGACCTACTACACCACCTACAATAGCTCCAATAGGACCACCTACAGATGCTCCAGCAGCAGCTCCTTGACCAGCAGCTCCAATAGTATTAGTAATCCTCTGACCAGTACTTCCACCTCTGACATCTTTCCATGAATAGTCATCTTTCACTTTATTCCATGAACCCCATTCACTCATTAAATCATCATTAGATGAAGCACCTACTACCATATTCTTTTGAGCTTTATTCTGAGCTTCAATTCCACTGGTGTCTGCTATTTGTGCATTAGATATACCAGCCTGTGCTATACTACCAACAGCACCACCAATACTTCCTATAGAACTGCCAAGATTCTCCCCTTTAAAGGCATTTGAGAATTGTTCTGAGGATTGCTGTCCCCAACTTTGACCCCCAGTGTCAAATATATTAGGAGGCATCTTGCCTCTTCTCTTAATTTTTTTCTTAGCCATAGTATAATTAATTTTGTTGCAAATGTATATAAAGTTATTGAATAAACAAAGCCTTTAATTAAAAAAGAAAGAGTCCACAAACTAAAATGTTTATGGACTCCTATTAATTATGCAAAATAGTGAATAATAGCATCATGGAACTCTGTTCTATATGTATTAGGAGTGTTCATTCCCAACTTAATATAAGCCCAAGTATTCCTTATCCTATCCCTGTTATTTACTATTGCTCTTGGTATATTAGCTCTCCATATCCTGAACTTCTTCTTTAATGGAGAAGGATGTCCAAGTAGATTAGTAAGAGGAGTAGTACCATGCTGATATTCATTCCATACATCAAGAGTATCAAAGGTTTTATTACTCATTAGGTTATCACCATCCCAACTATCAGCTCTAAACTCTACTGTATTGAATATCTTATCATTTGGTTCCTCAGCATTAGCTACAAAGGTAATACTGAATGGTTTATATTCACCAAAGAACATATTATAGTCTCCAGCAAACTGTTCCCACATCCTACCATCTTTAAAGGCATAGAACTCACTACTTACATTGAACATAGCAGGAACTCCTTCATAGCTCATGAATGAAGTAAACTGGTTAATCAACTCTGAATAACACAGACAATGGTCTTTATAAGTAAAGTACACATCATTATTATTCTTGTCATAGAATGACCTGTAGTTATTATAACCAACTGGTTCCCAGTTCACATGAACATTATGAGCACTAATCCACTGTCTAAACCCTAACTTATCAGATAAACTGACTATTTCTCCATTAAACAGATATAATGAATTAGTCTCATTATCTATAAAGTATAGTCCAGAAGGAGATTCTGCAATAGACCATTTATTAGCACAGCCTATAGTATTGCTTATATATCTCTTACCACTTACCTTTAATCCATTAGTAATCTCAATTGGCATACCATCAGAAGTTGGTATCTGTACTCTTGAGTTGAATAATATATTACTCAAACCTCTCCTTTGAAAACAGAATATCTCATTATTATAAGTATTAAGAGAAACTATCTCCCCCTTATCTCCATCTAAGTCAAGAGTTGTAGCTAAAGTGATATTAGTCCAAGTATCTATATCTTCACCTAATGACTTTTCTTTAGTAACAGTAATAGAATTAGGAAAATAGTTTATACTAAATCTTTCATAATCTATAGTTCTAAATGTAAAGAAATTATTCTTCTGTGAATATACTGGATTAAATAGATTAAAGTTAGTAGGACTTACAGCTAAATTATTAACCTGTCCCCTGTTCTTATCATATCTTCCATCAATATTAACTTTAGATTCACACATAAAAGATACTATATCTACAATACTATTTTGGTCTTCATTAGTATAAGCAAATGTTCTAAGACAATCATATCTTTGATAATAGGTATCACCTTCTGTATACTCAATATTTATAGAATCCCCTATTATAACTGAATCTCCTGATGGTAACCAAGTGTTGTTTAATATAGCCTCCTCAGTATCTCCTCCAAATCTATTAACTACATTATCTCTATATAATTCAGCTAACCAAAAGAAGGCTCTATTCTCATTTGTAAAATTAATACTGTCCTGATAAACAGCACCTTCTGGAGCTGTGGGATTCCAAAATGGCTTACTATTTGCTGATGGAGCAAGGTAACCATTATTATTATTCTTCATAGGAAGTATTAATTGTTTACCACTTTTAGTATAATTAAAAGCAAATACTAAATGAGGATTAGATTTATATTTCATACTAACAGGCTCAGTTCCATATTTATCTGCATCAGCTATTCTGGTTAACCAATCTTGTACTTGGTCAACTGATATAGTTTGACTTATAGCATTATTGAACAAGTCAGCAATCTTTCCATCAGTTATCCAATCCTTAGTAGTGTATATCAGATATCCATTTTTGTATATTTCAGAAATCTGTTCACTCCTATTAAATGTAAGAACTTTATCTATATTAGCATAATAATTTAAAGAACCTAAATTAGAATTAGCTTGTGCAGGGATTCTAACTAACCCCTCTGTCCAAGAATTAACAGGTGTTATACCCGTGTGATTTGCATCTCCAGAAATTTCAGCTTCCCACACACTTTGATTAGGTAGATAATTGTTCTGTGAAGCAAATTTAAGATTACTTATAATCTTTCTTTGTAATGCAGCAGCTCTTGTTCCCTCAGTAGGAACACCCATATTCATTAAAGAACCATTTCTATGCCAAGGATATACCATCCATAATCTTTCAAGTTTATCTTGTGGAGAAGGGTCTTGGAACTTAACATTATCTGACCAAAATAATCCAGCAGATAATTGTCTACCACCATAATAAGAGGTAGATATATTCATATTAGCCACCTTCCCCTTATAAAAACCAGTTGCATAATTACCATAAGTAGGAGTGGAAGTAATAACACTTATATCAGATAAAGTATTAGTAAGATGAGTTGTACCAATTATCCTTAGTTTAAATTTCCCATTAGTAATATTCTGTAACCTATCATCAAATTCAACATCTGGAGAGTGCATAGTAACTATATTCTCATCTACTAAAAACTCAGAAGGAGAACCATCCACAAAATCTTTGGCATTAGTAGTACTTGGATTATAATAAGGAACAAGACCTAAAGAAGTTTGTATCTCCCATCTGGTAATTTCTGATAATGAAGCAGAACCTATAGGTTCATTATGTTGAAAGTAGGGAACTTCTCCAAATTCAGACAAGTGATTGGTTCCACTATACTCAGTTTTCCAAGTTTCAGTAGCTTGTTTGGGTCTACTAAACCATGAGGACTGTGCAAATGGAGAGTTATCTAACCTATCTTTATAGTTTGCTACAGTAGGACACAATATACCTTGACATAATATGTTTCTATCTTCTAATGTTGGAAACACTACTACACCTCTTGCATTTATATAACCTAAGTTCTTAATAGCTTGTATAGTTGTAGAATTACTTATTACAACCTTAAATCTTGGAATAAGTGTAATCCCATAAGTATCATATTGGGTATATTTGAATCTTTCAGTGCACTCATAGTCTCCTATAAATACTACTTCACTCCATTTACCTTTATTATCCTGAAATTGAATACCCAATCTATAAATTTCTCCCTTTTGGAATCCTTTTATTCTTGAATCATAATTTAAATCATAATTACTATTATACTGAGTATTAACATTCCATTCAGATTCTATAACATCATCTAATCCCCCTAATATAGTTGTAACAATAGAATCAGATTTAATTTGATTCTTTAACTCAGTGGAAATAAGACTTCTTTTTAATGTATAATTACCTAAGAATAATGTATTATCCTTCTGAGTCATAGTATATGGAGCTATTTCCTCTCCTCCAACATATAGTAGCAAAGTTGGGTCTACTATCTCCCCAGTAGTTCCAGTATCTACATAAAGTTTAGTATCAGTAGCTAAATCAGCTACTTTTCTAACAGTAGGAGTAGCATCTATAGATGTTCTATGTATTGAATATACTCTTATGAAATCATAGGAACTATCAAGTTCTGTAAAGTTAATTTGGAATGAACAACTTACAGTCTCTTCTGGAGAAGCCCCTCTGTCACTATAAGCAATATACAATAAAGGAGAAGTTCTAAATATATTTGTTTCTTTACCATACTTATTATAATAAGTAAAAGCATATTGAATTACTCCTTGACCAAAAGCACCACTTCCATTAACTTTAGAAACTTCTATTTTACTTGAAGTGTGTATAGTTCCTACAAAGTCAAAATCATCAGCATTATTATAATCATCCTTAGTTATATTGATAACTCTGGCTTGATTTAAACCATCTACCCAATAAACTTTCTGAATGTTATTATTCTCATATACACTAATACTCTCAATTGGATAGTCTGTACTAAAGTTCAGATTACCAGAGAATAGAAGTAATGTCTCAAAATAAGTACCCTTATTCTCAAGTCTGTAGATATTATCATTTGTACCTTTTGTAAAGAGGGTCACATAATTATTAAGCACATTCTGTCCAAGTAATACTCCATCAATAATTACAGGGTCTCCAGAAGGAGATTGTAATGGTATCTCCTTATTACCTCTTTCATTAGTAACTGACAAGAGAGTATTATTATCTCTTGCAGTTATTCTAATGTTCTGAGCATCAAAGGCATACTCTGGATTGAACTTAGAGACTGATAAGTCTCTCTGCATCCCTTTGAAAAAATGTTGTTCTTTCTTTAGTGCCATATTAATGTACTCTTATATATTCCTTGTCTCCTAAGTTCTTGAATCCTCTTCTGAACTCAGTTACTCTTGGAATAAGTTGATTCCACATATTAGTGATAGCTTCCATTTCTGATACAGAAGGAATCACAAATTCATTATTACATTGACCTGCCTTGAAAGCATACTCTTGTTGAGTATTATTTAGTACAGCAGGACTTATCTTACCCATATCAAAAAGGATAGTAAACCATTCTTTCTTGATGTATAGTTCCAGTGCTTTAAGGAAGATAGAGTTATCTGGAATTAAAGGAAGACCTTCATCATCCAACATAATAGCTTTATAACTAATATCCACCTTCTCATGTCTTATTGAAGTAAATATCACTCTACCTTGTGTCTTGAAAGAAGGCTCTCCTCTCTCATACCAATCTCCTTCCTTATGGTCATGAGTAGGATAGGCATTGAAATTATCAGTCATTGCCCTAAGTGCTATTCCATTCTTATGTAATCTGACCTGATTAATAGAGATTAAATCACAGGGAAGTTCACCTCTGTACTCCTTAATATCTATAGTTTCTATCTTATCAACATAGACATTAGGAAGTCCCATTGCACTAATAAAGTCCAATGTATATTGAATAGCTGTCTCAAGATTGAGGTCAGTAAGTAGTGGGTGTCTTAGTAATCTGTCAAGCACTACTCTTATATTTACATAGCTAACATTATTAACCATATCTTAATTTCCTTTCTAAGTAAGGAGCATCTATTAAACCCTCCTTTATTCTTTGTTTAAGTCTTATCTTTAAATCTTTATTGAATAAGAATTCATAATAAGATTTATTGTTATAAGTAGCTGACTCTCTATTGTAATATACCTTAAAGATTTCATTCTCTTCTACTCTAACTAATGTCTTATCTTTGAAAGCCTCTTCATCTTCATACCAGAGTTCAAGTGTCTTATCCCAGTCTATAGGAAGGTTAGTATGAATCTTTCCATCCATTCCTAACCTCACTCTCCTATCATACTTTCTTACCTCAATAGTACCCATTGATTTAGGAAGTCTGACATCATTACCCATTAATAATTCATCAACCAAAAGTAAGTTTATCTTTCTTATGATAGCAAAGTATTGTGACTCAGTAAGAACATATTCCTTACTATCAGGTTTATTCTTTCTGTAATACTTATATCCATCATATACACCCAATGAATTCCTTACTTTGTACTCTCTTGGTTGATTGAGCTTTCTTACCCTCCTTTTAAATTCTCCCAGTGTCTCCATCATCTCTTATTCAAATCATCCAAATCATCATGAGCATTATTATCTTCATCCTTAGGACTATACTCAGGACCTCTTAATTCTTTCACTACTAACTCTATAAGTGGAGGAACTAAAGCATCTTCTATTGGAAACTCCTTATCCTCTAACTTACATATTGCACCATCCTCTTCTGGACAAGCCATTTCTGATGCTTCTTTAGCATCCTCAAAGATTGCATTGAAACTTACCTTTTCAAGATGCAGGAATTGAGGATTCCATGACTTGAAGTACAGATACCCATCAGGAGCTTTTGAACAGTAGATTATATTTCTCAGGAACTTATTATAACCTACATATCTCATTCTATCTCTACTTATATAAGTAATCTCACCTTGATAGAAGTCCATAGGATATACTCTTGGATTACCTATCATCATAGTAGTAGGAACCTTATTCTTACTTCTTAAATAGGAGCTACCTTCACAAGGTTCTCCACTAATAGCTGGAACCTCAATAAGGTCTAAACATATACTCTGATAGTCACTATCTGGTATCTGTTTCTTTATGTCAGAATATCTCTGTTTCAGCAAGAATGACCTATACTTTACAAGTAGAAATATTAAATGGTCTTTGGTATAAAAACTATCATCACTGGATAGCTTCAATTCATCAAGACACATGTATATAATCTCATTATATGTCATAGTTTTACATATTTAATTAAACAATTAGACCCTGCAAATATAAGTATTATAACTTATATAAGCAAGGTCTTTATTATTTTTGTATATAAAGTATAAGTATTATTATGCTTCTACTCTAAAGTTATCATCCCCAGTACTTCTTAATATACTATCCTCTGTTATTCTTGGTACAAATGTTCTATTGTTAGAATGAACCAAAGTATCATAGCTCTCAAACATTGGAAAGTCTATCATACAAGTACTTCCTGCCAGACAGTATAGTGCATTGACTATATTTCTGTAATCATCTTGTGTCACATAATAAGACATTTCTCCTGCTAACATTTCTTCCATGAAGAGGAGAACAATTATCTTATCTACATCACTGTACTTCTTATATCCAAATTGAGATAGAGTAGTAAAGTATCTTGTGATGGCTTCCTCAGATATTTCAAGCATTTTATCCATAGCATCCACAATTAGAGGTTGGAGACTTACAATTATTCTTTATGAAGAACTTATTCCAGTACTTAATAGCCTGTGGATAATTTCCTGTTCTAACACAAAGTTCAATTGCCTTTAACTTAAGTATCATGTCAATGAAACCCTTTGGTATATTACAATCACATTCTACTTCCTTTAGATACTTGAGAGTCTGTTTGTATATAGGTTGCAAGTTAATTACAGTACCTAATATTTGGTCCTTATCAAATCCACATGGAGTATCAGTTGATGGAGTACCTTTAGACTTTACATACACAAAGAACATAGTACTGCAAGGAGAAACCTTTAAGTCTTGAATATTTAATTCAAGTCTTACATTCTTCATTTGTTGTGTACCATAAGTGAAACAGTATGATTCATCTTCCTCAACTCTTACTGGATTGCAATTACATTGCTCAGGAAGAGAATAGGTTAAATCATAGGAGGCATCCTCTACATTATATACATAAAGAGGATTGTCACTTGGTCCATTCATCACAAAAGTATCTTGGGTATCAATGACTATACTATCTAATAGGACATCCTCAAAGTAGTCCTGATTATCTACAGATACATCTATAATAAGAAATCTGTTATCTTGTGTTATTCTTAATTCATTAAAATGTAGCATAGTTCATATTTTTAATTGATAAAAAAAAAGGAGCATAGTTAATTCTATGCTCCTTCTAATGCTATATCACTTAGGATAAAGTAGCAATTGTAAGCCCTGATGCAGTGTTGATAGCACCAATTAGAGCATTCATTGCAGTGTGACTACCATCATCTACAGCAACCAGTGTAATAGTCTTTTCAGACTTCTGAACTGATTCATTGCTTCCTGTGTAGAAATAGTGAATATCCAATACATCATACTTCTGAGTTGGGTCTACCAAATAAGTAGTCTTAATAGTATTAGGATAACCCATTCCTCTGTAGATGTCACCTCTTGCACCCATACAGAAGTATTCAAGGTCTGCAATAAGATGTCCATCAGGAACAGTATTAGTAGGTGTAACTACAGTTGCAACACCCCAAAGTCTATCTTCACCATCAACTGTAATAGTTAAGAACTGAGGAGTAAAAGGAATAAATGCTTGAGGCATTGTGCCTAATACCCAATCCTGTTCTGCTTCCTCAATAATAATACCAGTAGTAGAACCACCAGTTAAAGCTACAGCAGGGTCTTCTACTACAACAGTAGTTGCTGATGTACCAGTAACTGTAACAAGAGCACTAGCTTTAGCATCAGCAGCAATTAATGCAGCCAAATCACCAATAGTATTAGCAGTAGCAGTCAAAGATGCAGTAATAGTAGTTACTCCAGATGCAGTAGTAACATCAACAGCAGCCTTAGTAGCAGCTACATCATCAATACCAAATTTAATACTGTTACCTGCTGTTCCTAGAGCCTTAGCGGTTACTGTAATACCTGCATTATCAGCTAACACAGCTTTTGCCTTTTCACCGTCCAGAGATACATTTACCAACTTATCTTTTGACATGTTAGCCTTAAGAGAAGCTACCATCTCTTGATAGAACTGTTCTGCTGTCATTCCACTTCTTGCAATTACTTCACCATACTTGAAGTATTGGTCTTCTTCTGACAAACCAATATATTGTCTGAAAGCCAATTTCAAGATATAATTCTGACCTGCTACAGGAGTTGCAGATACACCTGCATCAAGAGTAACTGAGTATCTAACCAGCTTATGAGCCAGAGCATCTGATGGTGTAGCCTTTGCACTCAATACATTCTTAAGGTCAATCTTATCACTTGCTACAATCCCAGCAGGAGACATAGACTGAAAATACAGAGTAGTCTTAGCTGTATCTGCCTTTGGGACAATATCACCAGCATTTGTAAGGGCTGCTGTACTAGCTTTGAGAGCCTTTGCAACATATAGCTGTCTTACTTGATTAATAGAAATTACCATAATCTTTTTTAGTTTAATTAAACATTTATATTTATTCTTTATTTCCTGTCAGTTGAGTTTTACTTATTATGGCAAGCTGTACAGCTCTTTCAAGTATTGCTCTGTGTACTACAGGATTTAGTTCACATTCACTTTCAGTACTTACACCATTGATACTTAGTCCATCAGGTAAATCTACTAGTATAATAGGAGTGGGTTGAGAGATATACCTCATTAAATATTTGTCCACATTATACTTGCTGATTAACTCAGCTAAATCACTCTTTATATCAAGTCTTAGTACTCTGTCTTTACTTGGTCCTCTAAATGGACTATCCTTTGCTCTATATAAATCATCCTGTGGTAATGGAACCACACTTGCCTCTATACCATCCAAGCAACCTAATCTACTGTCCTTGAGGAATGCCACTTCATAAGTAATGAACCAAGTATCTTGTGGTATCTCAAAGAATACTGAGTCTTGTGATAGTCCCAGCTTTCCTGTAACCTTAGTACTTGTTTCATAGGTCTCCACCAAATTGCTCAAATATCTTCTTATTTCTTCTGTCTGTTCAAAGGACTTACCATAAATAATGTTCCTTCCAGAGTAGATGTCAATAATCAGTTGTTCCTGAGCATTAGTGAGAAATGTTGATTTCTCATATTCATCAAGGGTTATATTAGGAGTGATACCAAATGAGTTAAGTAAAGTACTGAATCCATCAGAAAATTCTTTATTAGTCATTATTCACTTCTTTGTCCTAATTCAACACTTGCCTGCAAATCTCCTTGGTAAGCTGCCTTAGCCAATTCAACTGCTCTCTGTAATATCTCACTATGAATAATTGGGTTAAGCTCACATTCTGAAATAGTGCTTACACCATTTATTGTGACATCACCATATTCAGAAGATAGATTAGTAGTGATAATTGGAGCAGGTCTTCTTATATACCTTACCTTATAGTCTGTAATAGTTTCATTACTGTTTACTATTAGTTCTACAGAGATATTGTTTATAGAAGCAGTAATCATTCTCCATGCCTGATATTTAACTGGTTCCTTATAAGGTCTTGACATAAGTCTTGTATAATCAGAATAACTGATTGGAACTATCTGTTTAGTTCCTGCATTAGTATCAACAGCCTCATTTATAACCAAGAATAAGTCAGCAGGTAAATCATATACCTTAGCTCTCTCATCAAAGGTGATAGTAGGAGCACTTGTATTAAGTACTCCTTGCCCTACCTTTATTAATTCTGAAAAATCTATTTGTCTTTTTGGTGAATCATCTAATCCTTTTCCATACTTATTACCTGCTGGTTCAAAATAGTTCTTAACTATCTCTTCTTGAGCCTTAGTAAGCAGTACAGACTTTTCATACTCATTTAACCCCGGAGCAGCATTGCTCATTATGTTGTTATAGAGTACATCAAATTCATTAGAAAATTCATTAACATTCATATCTTTATTCTTTTAGCTTTGCTTCCAGACTGAACTTCAATTCCTGTCTCTTAGGAGCACTTAAGAACTTAGCAGCTACACTCAAAGTAGGTTCTTCATTATCTCCACATAGAGGAGAGCCATCAGATTTCAGGTATAACATACCACCTCTGTTACTAATTAGACCTTCTTCAATAGCCTTCTTAATCAGAACTTTAGTATCAAGATACTGGTCTTCTGAAACTCTTAAGAAAAGTTTTGGGTCAGCTTGAATTAGCTTGTTAATCTTCTCATGTAAGAATTCAATCTTAGTTGTCTTAGCAAGAGGTCTACCATCAATGGTTTCAATGATTACTCTTAGCTTATCAGCATCATCTTGAATTTCACCAAACTTCATGTATGACTGCATTGTAGCATTCATTTCCTTCTTAGCAGTCTTAGCTTCCTCACCTTCCTGTACAATTACAAACTGATAAGTCATTTTAGGTCTGTCTTGCAGCTCTTGAAGAGAAGATGCAATATAGTCCTTGTTTGCCAAAAGGATTTTATATTTGATATAATCATCAGGGTCAGCCAAGTTCAAGAAATTATCTTGCTTAGTTAATCTTACTGTATAATTATCCCAGAAGTTATCTACCTTCTTATAGATAGATAGAGCATTGTATTCAAGACCCATTATCTCTTCAAGATAGGCTTTCTCTTTATCAGTGAGAGCATTTACATACATACCAGAACTCAATCTTGGTAGAGTAAACCATCTTACTGCTGCTTCTGCCATACCCCCATACAGGATATGCTTAGGGTTTGAAACTAAACCAGTTTGCTTGGGAACAAACCTTACTATAACTCTTTCATTTCTTAGGCAGCTAATAGGTTCATCATTGTCCTCTATTACTGCTTGTTTCTTTGTTTTTCTTGTCTTTGGTTCTTCAAAGAGGTTATCCACATCAGGTATAACTGGTGTTTCCTTCATAATCTCTTCATCATCCAAAACCATCTTACTAACTTCTTTTGCCATATTACTTCTCCATTTAATATCTTAAAAAAGAAAAAGGGAGGAGGAATTACCTGCCTCCCTTTTATTTATGCTTATCCTTGCAGAATTGCAGGAATTAATGACATAGTTCTTGTTGGGTCAAGCACACAAACACCCAAAGTAGCCATTCTGTGGATTACAGCAGAGTCCTCATCAAATGACATATAAGGATTACCCTTTTGTCCAGTGAAAGGATTTCTGATACCCCATTGGTATCCTCTGTACTCATTGTCACCCTTAATCTTACACTTGAAGATATTAGGTTGGTCCATAGTACCAATATACCAGATGTCATATCTGTAAGAGAAAGCTACACCACCCATTGGGTGAAGAATCTTGTTTCTTACTGGGTCATCATAGAATGGGTCAACATCCAATCTTACCCTAACACCATTAGGAGCCTTGTATTCAACAAATTGGAAACCAGCACTAAGTGCATTGCTGTGAAGTCTTGACTGAACTTTTTCAACAACTCTTGTAGAGTTATTATCAAGTACAAATGTAGTCCAACCAGATACAGTCTTCAATACTTCCTTATGGAACTGAATAGCACCTCTTTCACCAGTCTTGATTACAAAGAGTCTATCATCCATTGCAAGTTTAGAAGCTGATAGTTCATACAGTGCATCTTCAAGTAACTTCAAGCTGAATGTATTGTAGTACATAGTATTAGCAACCTCTGTTTGTTCAAAGATACCAGCACCAGTCTTAATAGCATTACCTGATTTACCAAAGTTCATGTATTCACCATTCAGATTTCTGTTTGAAGTACCCCATGCCATAGCATTGTTCTTGTACTCATCAAATTGAAGTTCTACTTCCCAATCTACATAGTGCATCCACATGTTTGCAGTGTCCTTCACTTGCTTTCCACTTTCAAGATTTCTAACCATAGGAATACCCATAGCAAGTTTCTTGTTTAGCTTATTACCAGCTACCTTATGTTGGATTCTGATTGTAGTCCACTCATTTCTCATGCTTACAGGAGAAGTGAACCTAACATCACCAACCTTTCTTGAAAGTTCTTTTTCTACAGGAGCAAATTCAATAGAGAATCTTTCTCCTTGTTGCAGTCTCTCAGCAGGAACACCTTGAGTATTACCACCCATAAGTTCTACTTTGTACACTGCATTAGTACCTTCCATTCTTGCATCACCAAGGATTCTAAATGGATATACTTGGTTCAAGTTACCTACAATAACCTCACCATCTGCAAACCAATCTTCTGGGAATACCAGATAGAAAGGAGATGTACCAACTCCCACATTAGCTGCACCAGCAGCAACTACAACACCATTTTCATCTCTTGCTTCTACAAGAGGAATGTTTCTCCTTGAAGAACCAATAACATCCCAATAGTATTCATTATCATCTTCAAACTCTCTTGTAGGGAATGAATTAAGGAATGTATCCAAGCTCTTTCCTCTATAGAAAGCCAACAGTTGCACCATAAGGTTAGTTGCCTTCTGAGGTGCTTGTTGGAAGATAGCTCCAAGGTGGTTGTCACTTGTCAGACCCTTCCAGTGTTGGAAGCCTAACATTTGAAATTTACCTAATTTACCAGCCATAATCTGTTAATTATTTTTGTTAGTTAATATGTTTTTAGACATCAAGGTCCCAGCCCTTTCCAATATAAGACTCAGTATCTTCCTCAACTCCTCCAACATATCTTGGATTACCTGATGAATTTCTTGCAGTACTACTGAGTTTATGTTCTAATTCTCTAAGACTTTGCTTGACTTCTTTCTTTACTTTACCTTTTACAAGACCATCAATATTCTTGAAGCCATCAGTCATAGTGAACAATACAGACAGATACTTTCTAAACTCAACTGGATTATCCATTTCATATTTCTGAATGGCAGTCAAATATTCTCCATCTTCTGTTTTAAAGACAGGCTTAGTAATATTCTCAAATGCTTTTTGTCTTGTAGTCTTATCAAGTGTAATACCTGTAAATACTTCCTTGTCCTCAAGCATTGATTTCTTTAATTGTGCAGCCTCTTCTTTAATTTTCCTTTGTTCTTCTTTTGCCTCTTCTTGAGCTTCCTTGATTAGGTCTTGATATTGAGTGCTAAAGTATTCTCTGTTACTTTCCAATGCCTCTTTTGCATCTTCAATATCTGTGCCAGCATTGAAAGATTTCTCAACCTCTCTCTTAGCTCTGGCTTCACTATAACCTCTGTTCCTAAAGTCCTGATAGATTAAGTTCTTTCTCAATCTTTCACCCTTTTCAGTTTCATCAGTTATGTATTCCTCCTTGATTGCATCCAAATTAGCAAGGGTTTGTTCATACCTTCTTACTTCATCTGGTTCTACATCAGCTTGTAATGCAGCATCAATTCTCCTTTGTCTTTCATCCAATCTTGCTTGAACAGTCTTTTCAACTGCTTCTGCAAAATCTTCTGGAGTCTTGATACTCTCTAATGTATCATCATCAAGGTCAGGGAAGATACCTTCTTCTTTCAAGGCACTGGCAATGGAAGAGTAGAAGTTAGTTTTGGGAGAAGTACCTTTGTCCTTTTCAGATTGGGTATCTTCCTCTTCTTCTTGATTATCTTTTCCACTACCTACGCTCTCTGGATTATCAAATAAATCATCAGGATTTATCTCTTCTTCCTCAGTAGTTTTTTCAATTTCTTTTTCTTCTTTCTCCTTTGGGGCAGGTGGAGTTACCTGTGTTTCTTCTTCACCCCCATCATCAGAAAATAGATTCTCTACATCTATTTCATCCCCTGTCATAATGAGGTCTTCACTTAATTCTCCTATCATATTTCTACTCCTTTAGTTATTAAACTGATGCAAAGATAAGAGGAGTTTATGACTTCTACAACATAGTAAATAAGACTCTTACAACTCTATAAATAAATTACTTATTTACTACCAAAAGATAAGGGTATAGTAATAATACTACACCCTTCCCATTTCTACTTCTTTGTAGGTTTCTTTCCACCTTTTGGTGGCATCTTTCCACCTGATTTACAAGTCTTTGCCATAATAATCTCTCCTATTCTATTGTTAAACTAAGTTCCTCTCCAAGGAGTTTTGCTTTCAGCATTACTGAATATAACTCCTGAAAGGTAGCTGTGCTATTAACAACTTGCCCTTTTATTTTGTTCTCCCCCACAAGGATACAACCTAAGGTATCCTCAGCTTTGTTACCAACATGGATTAGTACCCCCTCATATCCTTTTACATCTATAAGTCTGGGTAACTTTCCTCCACAGAATTTAGCCCATGACCTATCCTTGAATTTAGGACTTACAGTATTCATATCAATCTTGTAAGTTCCATAAGGAATTGCTGTCTGTCCATAGACCTTCTTACTCTGTATCTCCAGAAGAGATTGTGTTTCATGGAGACCTCTGTCAGTATCTTCTAGAGTATCACATTCATAAACTCCATTTACATAGAGTTTACCTATGGTATATTGAGGTCCTTTGAATGTTCTTTTAAGTGTTAGTTTCATAATCTGTTATTTCATTAGGGTCTCCTTCAACTATTCTTGAAAGACTCCCAAGATTAATTACTTTTTTCATATTATTTCTTATTTTTATTAATCACATCCTGATAATTCCCCTTTCTTATCTGACAAGATAGGTCTGTACATATACTTGTCATTAAGCCCATCACCTGTTGCCTTAATACCTTAACCTCTTTTTCAAGTTCTTCATTCCTTGATAAAGCTCTATCAAGCCTGAGTTTATTATCCTCAGAAAGCCTTGTATAAAATTCAAGAGACTCCTTCATGTTATTTATCAGATTATTGTCAACCTCACTATTATACTTCTTTCTTGCAAAGAACCATGCAGTAAATCCCGAAGTAAATGTGGTGACAATGCCTATTAATGCTGTAATAAGTATTCCACTTTCAATCATAACTATTCAACTATTTGTATAAATCTTTGAGTTTTGTTCTTAACATAAGGGTTCATTTCCCTTACATTCACTTCTACTACTGTATGTTTCTTCTGGAACCACCTAAATAAGAAGAATTTCTTTGGTGGATTCACAGTCTCCCTTTTACCATTTATGAATGTATATCTCTCTAATTCTATCTCAGGGCTGAGTGCTATTGTACTTGGGAATTCTAAATGAAGATTAGTCTTAAACCACTTATCTCCCACTATAGTATCCAGCTTTAACTGAGGGTCTCTGAATAAAGTATCTCTTAGAACAATAGTATCATGTCTCTGTGCATGACTGGCTTCATATTGAAGCTGCTGTAATCTCTTATCCTTTATACCTAATTCCTTCTGGACCACTTTCATCTTCTTAATGATTGAATCATTGAAGTAATTAAGCTGTTCAACTGTTAGTTTTAATACCCTATTATCACCTTCAAGCCCACTCAATTGAGCATCATAGGCTTTAACATTCTCAATGGAAGTTTCATACTTAGTAGTCAATTGTTTATTCTGATATGATAGATAAGCCACAGCTCCAATCAATATTAGAATAAGGATTATTATATACTTCTTCATATCTTCTTCCCTTATATTATTGTGCAAATATACTAAAAAGAAATGACCTAGGCAATAGTCTAAGTCATTTGCTTGCATAAGATATACTAATATTATACAGCAGTCCCTGTTGAATCAACCCAGGATGTACCAGTCCAATATATTGGTTTTACTAAAGTAGTATCAAAATATTGTAAACCAACAGGCATATTTAGATCTGCACTTGGTCTTTCAGAAGTAGTTCCGCTTAATAAAGTCGATACGTAATTCCATTTATTATCATAACCATATTTTAATAAATGACGTTGATTATCAAAAGTAAGTTTTCTATCAGAAAGAGCAGCATCATAACCTAAAGTAATTCCTTGCCCATAGTATTGAGTTATAAATGGTACGATTAAACCTTTATCCATTTGAATATACTCCTTACTATCATCAAAAGTAAATACTTTTTCTAATGAACGTTTTCCTTCTTTTTGTACACAAGCCCACCACTCTATTGTATTATCATCTATTTTAACAGGGCTTATAGAAGATATTAAATAATCTGCTCCTAAAGCATTTATGTATTGCTTCTCTATAATTTCTAAAGTAGGAATACCTGCAATATATGATTTGTTTCTAATAGTGCTTCTCGTAGAATCAATAATAGTATTAGGACCGACCATATTTAATATATGTGGCTTATCAGAAGCCATATATGTGTGATGATTCCCTATAATCATATTATCTACTGCTTCCGCTGTATTATTAAAGTCTATATCACACGTAGCTACAGTTTTATCACCCTCAAAATAATTACTACTAATAGAATTACCTACAGGTTTAGAACCAGTAGAATACAAAATATCAATTCCTTTGACTTTGAAATCTTGAAAAGTATTACCAATAATTCTTAAGCCATTACAACTATCAATTACTATATTTGTTTTTACAAGATAAAAATTATTATATAGAACACTATTAGCATTAGCATGTCCCATAAATTTTATACCTATATTAAAACTTGAAATATTACAATTAGTAACAACATGATAATAAGAACTATCTGTTCCATCAAATATAATAGCAGTATTTACTTTAGTAGATCCCATATTAAGTTTTTCAAACACACAATAATATGAGGAATGTACTTTAATTAAAGAATCACCAACAAAAGTATCAGATGGATTAATACTAAATGTTTTAAGTATTATATTATTATTATCTATATCTATAGTACTATCTATATTAATAATTGATTCTGTAGTACTTTCTCCTTGAATACATACACTTTCTGGTATAGAAATCGTAGTAACAGAATATGTATTTTTTAATAAACGAAGATTATTTGATAATTTTAAAGCCTCGTTAATAGGATACTTACTATTAACAAGATTAAACCATTCTAAATAACTATTATCATTATTCCATGTTCCGTTAATAGTTATATTATCAAATATTTTAGTTAATCCAGCTTTAATTTTAGTATTACTACCAACAATAGTACCATTACTAAAGCTTCCACCTTGAAAGTCAAGGGTACAATTGGCTGGAATAGTCAATACTGCATTACCTAAATCAATGTCATTTACTATCTTATAAATCACATTAGATTTATTAAACTTAGACTGCTGAGCAGCTTGTATATTAGGATATACAACTCCAGAAGTAATACTTTCTGGAGTAGAATTACTATCTGTAGCAGTAACAGAGAAAGACTGTATGCTACTAGCATCCATTAGTGCTTTAGTAGTAACTACTCCTGTAGAAGAATCTATATTAAAGTAGTCTCCACCTGTAGCTAAACTATAGGTATAAGGAGTAGTACCTCCGCTAGCTACTGCTGTAGCTACAGTACTCCCAGCAGGATATGATGCAGCTACTGCTGTTTTATTTATTGTTATATTTAATGCCATATTATTTAATTTTGTTACAAATATACTAAAAATTTCTCATATATACAAATAGGAAGGACACTTTAAGTGTCCTCCCATTATACATTAAGTTAATGCAGTTCCATCAAGATTAGTCCATGCTGTACCATTACTCATAATATATTTATTTAGAGTTGTATCGTAATACTTAAATCCAGCACTAACTAATTCTAAAGTAGGTCTTGCAGAAGTTGTACCTTTTTCATTTAAAAAAGCTATTTTATCTCCAGCAGTAGTTGCACCTATTCTAATATCATCAAAATAAGCATTTATTGCTAAACCTGAAGCTATAGCTTTTGACATAACTACAAACTCAATAATAATTAAATTAATAGAAACAGGTTTATCATCTAAATAATGATAAGAAGTTAGTGCATATACATCTAAACTATCTTTGTTATCTAAAAGATTAACTACTACATTTTGATCAGTTCTTGTAATAGAAGAACCAGAACTATTTGTATAAATTGTGATTATTCTTACAACAGGATATATTATAGAATTAACATCACTATCTTTATGAAACCTTGCTTTAACAGAAAAACAACCATTATTGTCTATCATTATTGCATTAGGTATAGAAAAAGAATATGATAATACATCTGCATTTATAGCAGTAGCAGATGCTATTCTAAATGCTAATCCACAATCATTCTGAATAAATGTACCAGTACCATTAGTAGTATATTTATTAGGAACCAAATATTTATTAAACGGAGTTTCTCTTGCTTGAGTAAGATTAAATCCATTCCATAATATATTGTTACAAATATTATCTATACTCCAAGGAGAAAGAGTAGCCATTTTATTATTTGCTAATGGAGTTCCATTAATAATAATATTATTTCCAACAGTATCCCAATTTGTAGATACAAAATATCTTTCATAATTATTATCATGGAAACTAAAATTATATGAAGTAACTATAACTGTATTATAACTTCCAACAACACTACATCCTATTACAGTAGTAGTAGTTCCAGAACCATTATTATCACAAGTTACTTGAACATAATTACTATTACCTTGAATAATACAACCTCCATAATTGTTTTGCTGTAATTCTACATTAGAAACATTACATTTATTACCTATAAGTTTAAGTGCATATTTGTATGTTTCTGTAGTACTTGCTCCACAACCAAAACATTTACAACTATCTATTCTATTATTACCATTTATAATAATACCTTCCTGATGACTACCTGTAACAGTACATCCAATAATCATATTATCTGTACCATTACAATTTATACCAACATTAGTTGTATGTGAAATAAAACAATTAACTATTTTATTTTCTCTTTGATAAGTAGCTACATAAATAGAAGCTGCATAACAATTCTTTATTTCTACATTCTGTATAATGTTTCTTGTATCCCATTGGTCATTAGCATCATTTGATGTACTTCTTAATGCAATACCTCCTATCTTATAATTAGCCTCTGTAGAATTACTACCTCCAAGTAATACAAAATTTGAAAATATAATACCACTACCTCCATCTTTAGTTCTTAAAAGATGACTATTAGTAAGTTCCATTGATGGATTAGCTTGAATAATAGATTTCTTTCCACATCCTTTAATAGTTCTAAAAGATGGTATATTGTCTATTTGATCGGTTATGTATGTTCTTGCACTTAAAGAAGTAACAGTAAAATAATTAATACATTTTGTTAAAGCTATTGTATCATTAGTAACACCATCTCCAACTGCTCCAAACCATTCTGGATAAGATTCTTCTACATTCCAAGTTCCAGTAAGAATTATATCACTATTAAATATCTTTTGTAAACCTGCTTTAATTCTAGTATTAGCTCCTACCATAGTACCATTACTAAAACTACCTCCTTGAAAATCAAGAGTAGAACCAGTAGCAATAGTTAATGTTCCACCACCTAAATCTATATCTCCAACTATTTTATATACTACATTACTATAACTAAATACATTATTAAGAGTAGTAATATCTACAGTCCTTTTAACATACTTAGCTTTAGTAAATAAGCTACCATCTTCATTTACCCAATCATAACCATTCCAAGTTAAATAACTATTGTTAACAGTGGTATAAACTACATATCCTCTATCATCTATTGTCATTTGATCTGTTAGAGTATTCAAAGCATCAGAAGAAGTAACACTTCTTACTAAAGCTCTATTACCATCAGCAGTTCTAAATACACTGGAAAAAGAATCCCAAAATACAGGACATTTATAGCTATTATCTAATACATATTGACTGAATCCAACCTTATCAGAAGTAAGAGAAGTAGGTAAATCAGCAAGCATATTAGCTGGAAACATTTCTTTACTTGGAAAAGTAACACTTGAAGGTATAGCTGTAACATCTATGACTGATTTAGTAATAGCAGATAATGTAGACCATTTACCTCCATACATTCCAGCAATTTCTGGATTCTCACTAACAGGAGCTTCAACTACAATAAATTTAGTTTTAGAAGTTAAGAATATATTAACCGAAGTGTTACCTCCTAAAGGATTACTGATTAAATCACCACCAATAGCAAAATAGATATTAAAATTATCAGCATCTTCTGCATAGTTAATATAAGAAAATACAGGAGTATTTCTATAACTTGCATATCTTAAAGTATTATCTTGAGCAGCTTTTACTTTTATATCTCTAATGCCTGTTAATCTTTGACTGTTTCCAAAACTATATTCTGTAATATTTATAGGCATTTGAACAGCATCATAGTTAGGATTACTGCAAAATGCAGTAAATTCTACTAAGCCTACTAATGGCTTAGGTATAGTAAATTTTAATGCTCTGCCAGCAGCAAGACTTTGTTGAAATGTAGTACTATATTTAATATCTTCTGGATAAGTAGGATTAATAAACTTTTTATTCTGTTCTTCTGCACTAATAGCAAGATAAGGATTAAGTTCATCAAATATACAACTATTAAATACTAAATCCTTACTTGCAAACCAAGGAGAAATAGAATTATCATGATTACTAATACCAACAATATGACAATTATTGAATGTAAGTCCATTAGTTCTGTTTAATCTAAGAGGAGATGTAAAATTACAATCACTAATAGTGACTAATTGACCTCTTGGTACAGGACCTAAATCATCTCTAATAGTAGAAGAAACATCATATTTATTATTCTTGAATTTACAAGAACTCATTGATACATTACTGCATACACCAGAAGGTTCTACTTCAGTATAGTCATTTTCAAAGTCTATACCAGCCATAGGAGCTGTACCTTTAATTTCATCACTACCACAACCTTCAAAATATACATTAGTTATAGTGTAATTATTACCTCCTAAAGCAATACCATTTCTTCTTGCATATAAAACTTTAACTCCATCAATTAATACATTCTTAGTTGCAGGTCCAGCAGCTTTTGTACCATTATTATTATAAGCAATGTTACTAAATGCCAAAGCATCACCAAATGCATAACCAACAGTTATATCTCTAATTACTATATTATCGCAACTTCTAAAGTTAAATATATGTCCCCACTCACCATAATAATTAGCACCAGCAAAAGGATCAGTATATAAATGATCTTTAGCATCAGCATTAATAACACCTGTACCACTAATTTCAATATTACTTTTACCTTCTATATGAAATATAAAGTAAGCACCTTGATTAGTAGGTAACATCTGAATAGTGTTATTTACTATGAGATGTGTATTAGATGTAAAATTAGTAAAGATTCTAAGAAATGAATACTCCTCAGTATTAAGTTTCCAATAATCTGGTCTTACATCATCTCCAAGATTAGCTCTTCCTTTATATGGTAATTCAAAATAATAAGTTCTATCAGCATCAAAATGAATAGTATTATATACATCATCATTTGAAAGAGCTAATATATTAGTTATAATTTGATTAGATATATAAGAAGGAGAGGTGTTAAAAGCAAACCATGAATCATAGATATGTTCAACATTCCAAGTACCCTCAATAACTACACTGTCAAATATAACAGCATTAGAATCAGCCTCAATAACAGTATTATTACCATTAAGTGTTCCATTTTTAATGGAACCACCTACAAACTGTAATACGCTATTAGCAGGAAGATTGATAGTAGCACCATTTAAGTCAAAGTCATACCTAATCTTATAGACATTATTAGGCATGTTGATCATAGATTGAGTAAGAATATTCTTATTACTTTGAATATTCTTTCTTAATATTCTATAACCTAAACCACTAAAGGTTGAAGTATCATATGCTCTATTAGCTTCTTCAATTTGACCAGAACTATTCTTCTGTAAATCTTCAGGATTTAACTTAACTGCTGTTGTAATTTGACTGTTAATCCAATCAAATACTTCTTGAGCTAATGCAGACAAACCAACAGACGCAGGTTGAAACTCTGCTGTATTATAGGGTAACCAGTAAGAACTATCCTGCCAATGATTATCATCTAAGTTATTGTCATTATAGTACTCAACTGTTAAAGTTCCTGCATAATCTATGTAACTTAACCAAATACCTCTTCTCCTATTCTTCATAGGAACCTGTAATCTGGTTGCAGCCTTACTACCAACATAAGGTAAGGCTATAAAGTTATTCCTTACAAGAATATTATCAAGAGATTCCTTGGTAACTCTATCAAGAACTAGGTCTGTAAAGGTCCAAGGAAATATTTTAGAATAGGAGTTTGCACTCCTATCCTTTTTAATTAATTGCTGATTTTCCATCATTTATCAATTTAAATAATTACTACTTTTGAGAAAAGAGTCCCATCTTCATTTAACCAAGTAGTTCCATCAAAATAGAGGTTTCTACCATCATCACTCATTGTAAATGATTTACCCATAAATCCTGTATTCCATACAGGATGTCCAGATACTAAGGCTGCCCCAAAAGAGGTTAAATCCAGTGCATTTACTGTAGTAGGAGGTATAAATCTCCAAGCTGGATTAGATATATTAAACACATTATCTATTATGTTCCAACTATTCTCTATATCAGCTTTATTTCTTGTGAATGGTCTTATTGGGAATGATACCCAATTATCTACAAAAAGATTTCCAGACATTGAAATATTCTTTGTAGTTTCCTTTATCTGATTATTATCAGATGCAGGAGTATCATCCATTATATCTACAGCAGCTCTATTATTAGAAGCAGCCCCCTTATTCTTATCTATAGTATTCCATCCATAAAATTTATTATTAAGAATAAGTGTATTAGGGCAGCAATTTAATAAAATACTACTATTAGGTGCATCATATATTTCATTATTAATGATAACATTCCCATTGTTTCCAGTAAGGTCTATAGCCCCCCAGTTATTACGTCCAACAGTATATACAGAACTAACCAAAGTATTAGTTGTGACAGTTTTATCAAATTTTATAACGTTACCAATAATTCTTACATTATTAAAATCAAAAGAAATATTATAAAATGTTTGACTAACTGGTAATCCTGATACAAACATACCTTGTAAATCAGTAGCTTTATTATTAATAATGCTACAATTATTAATATATCTTGGAGTAATACAAACTTGTCTTATAGAATTAAATGTATTTCCTTCAATTAATAGTCCATCATGGTATGTAAGGTCAGCATCACTACCTACATGATCCTCATGACTGCCTATAGGTCTCCACATATAAGTTGAATATACTTTATTTCCATTACTATCATAAGTATATAATCCATCAAATAAGTTATCTTTAATAATTATATCTCTACATTCAACTTTATCAAAATATGGTACTGGAATACCTCCATTACTTGATTTAGTATGTTCTATTTGAATGCATTCCCCTTTTATAGCTAATTCTGGTAGTGCTTCATTAGCAATAGGTCTAAATCCAAAGAATTTACAATTCTTTATAGTAATATGTTCACTTCCTCCTATTTCAATAACATGATAAGATGCTGGGTCTTTAAAGGTTATACCATCAATTATAACATTAGAGCAGTGGTATATAGTAAAAGCAGAGTTCGTTGAAGAATTAGTATTTCGTGAATTAAAATCAAACGTACCCCCTCCATGTACAATTATATTGCTTGCTCCTGAATATTTATATACAGAACTGCCTCTATTCATTAAAGTAAACCCACCATTACCAGAGGAAGTTATAGTAATATCTTGTTCTATACACAAATCAGAATTAGAAGGTATAGAAGCATAACTTGCCATATAACAATTAACATCTATACTAAACTTATGATTAGTAGATGCTACTGCATATAAAGCAGATTCTATTATTGGAGCTACATCAGTGGTACTTCCAAACTCCCACATACTCAAATATAAATCACTAAGAATAGTTCCAGTTATATTTATATTCTTAAATATATGAGTATTGGCTACAATAGTAGTATTAATAAAGTTTATTGTTCCATCACTTATACTACCACCTTCAAACAATAGAACACAACCTTCTGGTATGATTATAGTCTGACCATTAAGATTATAATCATACTGTATATGATAAATAACATTCTCCTTACCAACCATAGTTTGAGTAAGGTAGTTAATTAATCTGGTTTCACCTGTATTAGGATCTGTAAGAGTCTGTAAGTTCTTTCTTAAATATACTCTACCCAAACCTGAGAAGTCATCTATACTATAATCTTTATCCTTGAAATACATATAGGAATTACCATCAGCATCAGGTTCAGTCATAGTTAAGTCTTCTTGATCAGGAAGTATAGAGTTAACAATTCTATACTCAAGTAAGTCTACCCATAAAGTAGTATTATTCCAAGTTAGAATAGACTCACCTTGATATTGGTACAAGTGCCATTCACCTTGTTCATTTAGGAAGGTAATAACCTGACCTACTTTTCTACTTCTCCAAGGTATAACTCTAATAGCTTCATCAAGAGTATTATAAGATATACCATACTTATCAGTGACATTGATAAAGTCTGATACTCCTAATGCGAAGAACTGACTTACTATATCACTGACAGTAGTATTTACATTCTTACCACCCTGAACTAGAACTATTGTCTCATTCCCTTGAAGAGGAGTAGCAGCTTCTACAAACTGAGTATCTTTCTTACTGTTTGCAAGAAGCCACTTTTCTATTTTTCTATAATCCTCTTGTGTAAAAAACATAGTATATTAGTTTTCATCTCTAACCATAATATCTGCCACCTTTAATGCAGACAGAATTGCATTAACCTGAGTAACTACTGTTGCTAATTCAGCTCCAGTATCTAAATTACCCACATTAGTAGCTTTCTTCACACCACCTATTGCACTTGTAGTTGCAGCAGGTAAAGTATAAGCTGGAGGTATAGTAGGTTTGTCTGATAAGTCATTATAACTTCCACTTGTAGCTACTGTAGCAAAGTCTGGTTTATTAGTTATATCATCCCAATCTACAGAAGTTGCTCCACCACCTATAGTCTCCCATTCACCATTATTAAAGTACTTCATTGTACCTTTATACAGCCACACTGAGTTAATATCAGGTGCATTAGGGCTTATCTTCAAAGTTCTTAGTGTCTTCATATCTTTTATTTATTAGTTGTACTACTTTTCTTTCTTAGAGCTTGTCTCTTTATACTTGCATCAGTTTCAGCTTTCTTCTTATCCAGCTTCAATTTGTCCTTATCAAGTTTAAGTTTTTCATCAAACTCTCTTATCTTCTCAGCAAGATTAGCTTTAGCCTCTGGACTATAATCATCAATCATAATTCCATCTTCTTCATCTGGTCCTCCTTCTGATTGTATCTGAGCTACTATTATCTTAGTCTGATTATCTCTTATATTAGCTTCTTCCTTCTGGAGAAGTTCTGCCTCTTTCTGTTGTTGCTGCATAGCAGCTATCTGCTGTTGAGCTTCAAGTTGTTCCTTCTGAGCCTGTGCCTGTCTTTCTCTAATCTGCTTTTCATCTTTCTCAATCAGTCTTTGTTTTTCAGCTAAACTTGAAGATGTATAGAGCTTAGTGATAGTAGAGAATGATAAAGTTTGAGTCTGTAATGCAGCCTGAGCCAAAGTATCTAACTTCTGTTGAAGCTCTTGAGTTCCATTACTATTATCTACAACCAAACCATAGTCAGCCTCAGCAAACTCATCACCATCAATCTCCATTACTCTTGTAGATGTATCTGATAATATATACTGGAACTTCTTGTTTCTTCCTTTCAAAGCTACCTTTGCAGTCTCTAAGAAGCACTCTAAAGCTCTCTTCTTTACATCATCATGAATAGTAAATAACCACTCAGTAATATGACTTGATTGAAGAGTAGCTCTCTCAACTCCACCTACAGTTTCTCTTTGAGATACCTGACCTTCTCTTTGCTTAGATATACCTGCAACCTCAGCCATTTCCATCTTAATAAACTCAAGAAGGTTAATCTGTTGCTGAATATAGTTACCTATATTAGTCTCAATCATTCCCTTTCCAGCATTATTAAGAGCACCTGCCAGCTTACCTGTAGAGGCTCCTATAGTACCTTCCTTGAAACTATCTATAACTGCAATATGGTTTACTCTTGCATAGTACATCCACTTACCAACATCCCATCCTTTAGGAACTTTAGATAAGTCAAGCTCTAAGATAGAACCCCAGTTTGAAGCAATAGCCTTATTTAATCTATCATGAATAGCATCATATAAATAGTTATAAGGCTTCATCATATCCACTAAACTGAAAGGTCTGCTGTCATTAAGATTGTAGATTGAACCTACAATACCAAAGTGACATCTTGAAGGATTATTCAACCTGTTATATTGAATCAATCTTGGTCTCATATTGACAAATATCTCATTGCCAATCATAGTTCCTTCCCATGCTTCATTAACCCAGAATGACTGTACCTCTTCTCCTGCTTCCTTATCTACTACATAATTCTCAGGATAGAAGTTCCACTCTTCCTCACCAGTTTCAGGGTCATAAGATTTAACCTTAAGTATCTTCCTCTTTGATTTCCAGTATAATCTCAGTACTCTAAGATTACCTGCCAAGTCATAAGGAAGTAATGAATTTGCTATACCCTCTGTAAATAGATTAGCTGGGTCAAAGAAATAGGTTCCATCTCTGACAGTTATTTCATCACCAATCATATTCTGATTGACAAATCCATATCTTTCATCAATATTATCCATCTGGTCAACAGCTCCCTGACCTATGTAATCAGGCATAGTTTCAATATACTTTATGTCCTTTGGAGATAATACATCATAATATGTATCTATTACTCTACCTGGAGACCAATAATCCTCAAGGATTATCATGTCAGCATCTTCCACCTTATTACTGTACCCAGACTTGAATATCCTAATCTTTAATGGGTTTACCCTCTCAATAACTGGTTCTCCACCTACAATATCACATTGATAGATTTCCTCACCTACTGTCATTGCATCCATGAAACCATTATTGAATATGAGAGGAATATCATATTCCTTGATATAATGGTTAAGCAATTCATTTGCTCTCACCTCTCTTATATCCTGCCATTCATAGGTATAATAGTCATTTAGTTTCTCAAGTTTGATATTATATTCATCCTCAGATATTGAGGTGTCAGTTATCATTTCTTGAAGCCTTTGTAATAGCTCATTCTTCTTATTATCCTCTATTTCTGAGATAGCATTTGGATTGGTTACTACAACCTTAAAGTCAAACACTCTCTTACTTTCCTCACCTCTAAGTACATTCAACTTACTATTCATGATAGGATAATGTTGTAACCTATCAGGAATGTAAGCTGCCTTTATACCATCTGGATTGAGTACCAGTTCTAAGTCTGACATATGTAGCCTACCATTAAGTAAGTCATAGTTTATCTTTTTATGGATTACTGACTTCCTAACCAAGCTATAATTGAAGAATGTCTTCTGATTAGCCCACAACAGACAATCCTTTCTCCATTGCTTAGTCTTCTTAGAGAAAGGAAGCATCTGTCTGGGAAAGTTTAAAAAATCTGCCATAGTCTTCCATCATTTAATTTTGTGACAAAAGTAAGTAAAAAAGTCCATTTAGTCAAGTACATAAGTGATTTGTTTATTTAATTGCATCTTCTGTACTAAATTTACTGGGTTTCTGAAAAGGCACTTGCACTGCCCTATAATTCTCAGTAAAGAACTTATCATTCCCTAAATAATCCTTTGGTACTTCTTCTGAGTCTCTTGAAGGATTTCCTTGATATAGTACCATCTTCTCCTCTCTATAGAGCATAACCATACCTAATGCCCTAATTCTATCCACATTTATCTCTGGGTTAAATGCAATTAACTCTTCAATTAATGCTCTGTTTCTTAAGAAGTTAAGGTTATAAACTGTTACTTCCACATCCTCTCCATCAACATTTTGTATAATAGTTACAGGCTTCATCAACCAATCTCTTATAAGATTATTGGCATAAGCATTAATAGCTGCTGAGGCATTTACACCCTTAGCATTAGAACCAAATGAACTATACTTAATCAACTGTTTATCTCTTAAGAACTCTGGAGTATCAGCCAGTAAGTGAGTACAATTCATCTTACTAAAGTAAGCAAATATACCCTTCTTATTTGATTCATACAGACATTTTGCATTATAGAACAGACACAATAATCTTACTATCTCAAAGTTATCATCTGCAAATGATTGCCTACCAGTGTACTCAGCTACAATCTTATCAGTCCATAAGTCAAGAACAAAGGTAGAAGAGAGAGAGGAAGATTCAGCTTGGTCATTATCTACAGGGTCATGACCAATAATATATCTTGTGTGGGGAACCTTTCCACTTCTATCTTTCTCTGGCATTTCATATATTTCAATAGCCCCCGGAGTATCATTCTCTACTCCAAACTTCCTGATAGGTATATCACTGGTTGGAGTAAACTCAACTCCATTACTATTCTGTACCAATTTACCAATATACACATCATCATAAGCATGTACATCTTGGTCTAATTGACTTAATCTCTCCGTAAGGGAGGTAATGGGGAAGTATGCTGCCTTAACCTTAATAATAGCTTCTGCTGGTGTGATAGGGTCCTCAGCAATTACTCTCAATACTGATTTAGGGTCAGCACTATATTTAGCCTTGTATCTTGCAATAAGAATCTCTATAAGAGCCTTAACTACATCTGATACACCATCCTTATTATAACATCCTGCCCTATTAATATATGAGGGAAAGAAGAAACCAAACTTAGGTTTACCTTGCTTTGGTCTGTCAAATACATTATCTATAGATAATATATTATAACCATCTGGATTATAAAGCAAAGTCTTAGCTGAACTAAAGTCAGACTCACTCTCAGCAGCAGTACCTACAAGGTACATAGTAGCAAAGGTATAATCACCATCCTCTACAGACTTTCTGGTAATATCATAAAGAGAAAGCAATCCTTTGAAAGAACCCATTTCCTCAAATAAAATCCAACCTCTCTTACCTCTCAACTTCTCACTATCATCCTTTGCAGATACAGCAAGTACTTGATTTAGAGAGCCTTTCTCTACACCATATTCATCTTTATAACCCATTTGCCAAGACATCTCATTAGGAGAGTTCTTCAACATAAGATGTGGGAAAGGAGTGTTAGCAAAGCTAAAGTTAATTGAAGGCTTGAACTTAGATAGAGTACCATCCTTATCATCTTTCAGATATTCCTTCTGATAAGCTGTAAGTACTGTAATAACCCTTCTATTTGATTCCTCACTCTCTCCAAGTATAAGATTATGGCTCATAATTGCTGCTAAGCTATAAGACTTAGCACATCCTCTCTTTGCTAATTCAATAGCATGTTTACCACCTTCTCTTGCTTGCCATAGATAATGGAATCTCCAGTATATACCCTCAAAGAAGAAAGGAAAAGCCTCAGTTCTAATAGCCTTCTTTCTCCCTTCTATTAGTTTATTAACCATCATGGGACAATAATTCATAAACCAATAGTTAAAGCCTGTAACCCATTCTCCATCTGATTCTCTCACATAACCTTCATAGCATCTTCTCTTCTCTTCATCCCAGTGTTTCCTGAACTCAGAGTTAGGATTACTGTTGGGTTTCAAGAATGTATAACACCCATACTTTAAGAAATGTAGAGCTGGTTGTCTGAAATAATCAGCATCCTCAATGATATGTGGATTAGTAATATCTACTATAATCCTGCCCTTTTCATCTCTTGGTAAATCTCTTGCATAAGGTCTGTTGGGGGATATAAGCCTCTTGACAAACTCTACTGTAGTAAGAGTCTCAAGTAATTGTTCCTGAACCTCCTGAGGAAGGGTATTCATTAGTTCCTCAGTTAGTTCAGTTTGATACTTATTCATTTCTAAATATTGCATAACTCCTTAAAATCTTGCTTATTAATATACTCCAGAAGAGATTTGGTAATAGAAGTGGTTAGGAGAGATAAGACTTTAGTCTCTTCTGCATCAGTAACAATTCTATTAGAATATTGAGTACCAAATGCAGGTATCTTTTCACCCTTACTTACAAACCACACTTGCATTCTATAAGTCTTCTGTGACTTAACTACAGGGTTAGTATCTACTATTTTATGTAATACAAAGTATCCCTTTCTTCTGTTAGGGAAGCCTTCATAATACACATTAAGTCCTTCTATTATATCATTTATTTCCATAATTATAAGTCCTCATATATTGCTTTTTCTTGTGCTCCTCTTACCTTATCATTCTGTGCCAATTCCTTAGCAATAGCTCTTTCAGCTTCATCTAAGTCCTTAACCATTGATGGTATAAGTTTAATAATAGCACCTAATTCCTTGGTCTCCTTTATATCAAGTTCAGTTAAGTCCATACTCCTTAACTTCATTCTATACTTATCTACAAGCATCCTTGTATCATCAAGTAATAGCTCAGAAGTAGTCTTAAAACTTGCATATAATGCTTGAGCTTCTTTCACAGTAGTATCAGGTTCCCAGTTATCTTTCATACCTTCACCTTGCTTAATAGCTTCTTTCCTCTCCTGTTCATCTATTATATACTTGTAATCACTTCTGGAGTCCTCCATAAAGTAACAATATCCAAGCTCTGTAATAGCTCTCTCCTTTGAGAGAGATTTATCTCTATTCCATATCTGTCTGAATGCTTTTAAAGCATAGGCTTCATCAGATATAACCAGATTATAACCATCTCTTTTAAATAATCTCATACTGCTTAAAACTAAAAAAGCCCAAGCCTTTGATAGGCTCAGGCTTATATTTATACTATAAGTTGTGGTCCTGTAACAATAGTAGGATTTTCTTCAAACTCCTCAATCTCTGCTACAAATTTTACATCTCCATCTTGAATCATCATGTGCTCAACTCCATCAATCTCCATGATGTCAAACTTATATCCTACTACAGGATTATCTTTAATAACACCATCTTGCAATGAGCCGGGTTTATGTTGCATTACTGCATATCTTTTTGGATTGATATATACTATATCTCCTACTTCAATACCCCTCACCATTGGTCCAACAGCTACTACTGTCTGATATTCTTTTACTGAACCAGCTCTGGTACTATCTATAATACCACCAGTAGTCTTTAGGTCAGTGGGATATTTATTTAAAGTGACTACCATGTTATTAAACATGGGTTTAACTTTCTTGATTGTTGTAATCATCTCTTAATCTTCTTATATGTTCAAATCTTTTCTTAACTCCTATCATCCTATCATAAGTACAGCTTAACTTACCTATTGATGGGATATTGAAATTGGTTCTCAACTTATCAAACTCCTCTTTGCTTAGGTCTTCCTTTAGAGGCAAGGCTTTGATGTTATTCCTAATAAAAGTCCAATAGGACTCATAGGCTTCCTTCACCACTTGTGGTGGTAATCCAAGTTCTGTGGATACCTGTTTTATTGCTTCTGAGTATATCATGAGAAATCAAATAATAACATCATCTTGAATGAACCATTCTCCTCATCTACTGATGGAATGTATCTTGGGTTTATCTTCCCATCAATGATGACTTTATTCTTTCTTAACTTACCCATGATGACCTGAAAGTGAGGAAGAGATATATCACACTCTTCCCTTACCTTCTTCTTAGTATCTTCACTCATAGTAACCTTATCAAGTATCTCATTATCTTTAATGACCTTGCTGAGTTCATATCTTTGCTTCACAAATGAAGTAATGACATCCATTTCTCTCTCAGTCAAGTTATGAAAAGGTTGTAAGAATTCAAACCAATATCTAAAGAACTTACCATCTACCTTGCAAGGAATCCTAACTATTGAATCCACTTGCTTAGCCATAGTTTATTCTCCTTCCTTTACTTCTTCCTCAGGTTCTTGTTCAGGTTGAGTCATTAGTACTTCAAACTCTGCACCACACTTCTGCTTGAACTCTTCTGAGATATAAGGTGTAGTAGAGGTAATTACTGTCCACAACCACTTCAATCTTTCATAGAAGTTAGCAAGATTAGACTCCTGTAAAGCCTGATTCAACTTCTGATTCTGCATATATAACTGTCTGCTTTGTTCAGACAACTGATGTGCAGTATTCTCCAGTTCTTCATAACTTAGCTTTCTCACTTCTGGAGTATCTTTGCCACCCTTTACAACTTTCATTTTATTCTTCTCTTCCATCTTTATTTTTCTGTTAGATAATTTCCACCATACTTTTGTCCATACATTTTCTCCCATTCATGTATGTGTGCCTCACCAGTTTCAGTTCCACCACATTTGTCACAGTAATCTATGCCATCTGAGTTTCTTATTGCTAATGAAAGACAATGCTTACAATATACAACAGGTATATTATTATATTCTTCTTTGGGAGTCTCAAGCTCAAACTGCTTGACTTCTGTACTTAAGTTCTCCATAAATCTTCTCTTTAGTAATCTGTAACTCCCTACCACAGGTCCTCTTTCTATTATTGAAAGGTCTCTTTGGAACTTCCTCTCCCCAAGATGTTACATGACCTTTACTGATAGCTCTTCTAACACTCTTGTATTTACCAACAGCACTATAAATAGCAAGATGTAACATCATCTTAGGCTCATTGTACTGAGGTTCTTTTGTCTTTTTCTCTTCCATAATGCCAGCTATTTTACTTATAAAATACCAAGTAAATCTGTCCTCCTAAAGGAAACATACTTACTATATCTTCTCTTTTAATTTCAAGCTCTTGAGCTTGCTTGATTACTTCTCTAACTGTAGAGCCTATAATACAAGTGATTAATGTCTTCTCCTTTTCCATATTATTCACTTTAACTTAGTTGCGAAGGGAAGACTCGAACTTCCAACACAGTATTACTGCTTCTTGTGGTTATGAGCCACACATGTTGCCATTACACTACCTCGCGATTTATTGTGCAGATATAGAGACTCGAACTCTAACCAGAAGATTGGAAATCTCCTATACTGACCTTTATACGACACCTGCATTTCTTTCTTTATAGTGTAAATCTCTATGGCAGTTAGCACATAGGACTATACACTTCTTTAATTCTTCTTGCAATCTTCTTGGAGATTCAATGAGTTTTGCTATCTCCCCTTCTTTCTCCTCAGGATTTATATGATGAAAATCCAAACACCAAGGTCTATTTTCACCACATATTTCACATTTTAATGTGCTTTTAAACTCTTCTAATTCTTTAGTCTTCTTTCTTTTATAGGCTGCTGCTTTTTCTTTATAATACTCTTTATGAAGTCTATAATGTTCATCCCTATACTTCTTTCTACAAGACTTACAATCAGAAGCATGACCATCTTTTCTGGTCTTATTTAAAGCAAATTCACTTAGTGGCTTTTCTATACCACATATACTACAAACTTTACTTTCCATAGAGTAGATAAACAGATTTGAACTGTCCCCTTGACATTGGCAATGTCATGTGCTAACCACTAACACCATACCTACAAGTTGAGGGAATGCCCAGAATTGAACTGAGAAATCTGCTTTACAAGAGCAGTGTTTTACCATTAAACTACAAACCCATTATGGTAGCTCAAGAGGGGGTCGAACCCTCACTTTTACAGGGCTTAAACCTGTTGTGTCTACCAAGTTGCACCACTGAGCCATCATTCAGTCAGCATGAACCTAAATACATACTGATTAATCTTTAGTATGAATGTCTCTGTCTCAGACTTAATACCAGCACATATAGTGGTATCTGGTATTCCATTATAAAACTCTTTGGTCTTATCCTGTACATACTTCATAAATTCCTTTGTTGAAGTAGCATTGAAAGGAGTGCCATGAACTGTATTAAAGTCAAAAGAAACTCCAGTAATACCCATAGCTGATTCAGCTACCAAGTCTTGAAAATCACCTACTTCTTCAAGGAAATCATCCAAGTATAGATGTGCTCCTCTCTTATCTCTGTTTGGAAGTTTGAGAGAAGCCCAATGTACATTCTTAGTTTGAGTTTTAATACCCTCAAGAACATTCACATATTCATGGAAGAATCTGAATAAACCAGCATCCTTATCTTCTTCCATTACTGTTTCTTCTCTTTGAAAACCTTCCAATAGATTGTCTCCAAATGTATCTATCATATTGTTTTAATTTGATGTTACAAAGATATGTATTATAATTTATATATGCAAGTAAATCTGCATATTTTTTTTTTGTACCCTCAGTAGGAGTCGAACCTACAGCCTTCTGAGCCTAAATCAGACGTGTCTTAACCATTTCACCATGAGGGCATTAGTGTTGAATCATAGCACCAGTTAGAACATTTATTCTTTGCTTCTCAAAATATTGAATTTGAGAATCAGTTACATTATCTATCCACTCCTTAAAGTACTTGTGATACCTCTTGTGATTATCATGATAGAATTGTTTTTCTAACCAATTATATAAAACCTTATCCATAATTCATTGTTTTGTGGAAACTAATGGAGTTGAACCATTATCTAAGGATTTTCAATCCCCCGCATAGACCACCTTTGCTAAGTTTCCATTAATAAGTGGGCACAGAGAGACTCGAACTCCCCTACTCCAAAGTCCATTACATCAATTTGATAAAGGAGGGCAGATTTACAGTCTGCTGATGTTATGTACCCATTATATTTGTTCCCCCATGAGGAATTGAACCTCACCTCATAGATTAAAAGTCTATTGCCTACACCTGTCTGCTATAGGGGAATATGTACCTCCACTAAGAATCGAACTTAGAATCTTCTCCTTAAGAGGGAGCAGCTTTAACCATTCAGCTATAGAGGTATTTAATAAGACTCCAGTGGGAGACTTGAACTCCCATACCACAGTTTTGCAGACTGGGACCTCAACCATTCAGACAACTGGAGGAATAGTACTGAGGGTAGGATTTGAACCCACTATCTTATGGATATAAGCCATCTGCATTTACCACTTGTGCTACCTCAGCATATTGGGGTGTTAGATGGGATTTGAACCCATACCCTCCTGATTCACAGTCAGGACTTCTGACCAATTAAAATACTAACACAGTCCTGATAATAGGACTTGAACCTATAACTACTGCCTTATGAGAGCAGCCTTCTACCTATTGAAGTATATCAGAATATAAGTTGAGAAGGTGGGAATTGAACCCACATGTGACCAATTACTCTTTCAACTGCTTATCAGACAGAGGAGATACAACTCAATGTAGCATACCCTAATAGAATCGAACTACTACCTATGGTTTTGGAGACCATCATTCTACCATTAAACTAAGGATACATATTATGTATTATAATGACCTAATGTATCATTACCCATACCTTTGAATAGAACATAAGATTCATAGTTTACTATATCTTTCTCACTTGTTTCAAACTCTAATGTACATAATAAAGTCTTTTCATCAAACTTCTTTTTCTTTTCTGTGAGTTTCTTTTCTAACTCTCTCACAACTTCTCTTGCATTATAGAGTTCCTCTTCAAGAGATAATAATTCATTATAATCATTCTTAATCTCTTCCTGAGCACCTTCATTCATCATTTCAGGATATTTAAAGTGAACTTCCTTCACCTTAGTTCTATCCTCAACAATCATTTTACTTCTAATCTCTTTCATGACTTCTACTTTAAATCTGCGGGAAGTATAGGACTCGAACCTATAGCCTCGTGGTTAACAGCCACTTGCTCCACCATTGAGCTAACAACCCATTAGATAGACACCATTCAACCAATATATCTACAGCATATATTGATTTACTGTTAACTGTAGTAGTGTCTAAATGTTGCTCCTATTAGAATCGAACTAATGACCTTCACTGTGTAAAAGTGCTATTCTAAACCACTGAACTAAGGAGCAGTGTAGGGCACTTAAGGTGTGCCCAATACCTGTAAAAAAAAAAAACAAACATTATGAAAACATGAAACATGTGGATACATGTGGGACTTGAACCCCAACTTCACAGTGCAAATGTGATGTGTTAGCCAATTACACTACATGACCCATTTGTATAGTAGACAGGACTTGAACCTGCATCCTCTGCATCCCAAATGCAGTGCCCCACCAATTAGGCTACTACTATATTTTGTACAGCACCATTAGTGTAGAGTCTGCTGTACTATGACTCCCTATAACTATTAACTTAAAAGAGCTTAAGTATTAAGCTAATAATTATAAACTCCATTTGGGCTACCAGTATATGTGCGCCACTTCTACTCAGAGAAGTCATACACAGGAAGAAGCCTGAGTACTAATGCGGAGGATATAGGATTTGAACCTATACATCCTTTCAGACTACTCACTGTTTAGCAAACAGTTCCCTTACCATTAGGGTTAATCCTCCATTACTTAGGAACACTCTCAATCACTATCTTAGGTGAGTTCTGAGCTAATTGCCAAGCCTTTATAAAATCTTCCAGTTGCATACCAGTAGGTAGCTTACTTAAGTCTATATCTGGCATAAGTTGCTCTCTCTTAAGATATAAACTACAATGACAAATATCCTTTTCCCTATAATCAGAACAAGGACATTTCTTATCCTCACCTGTATTATGACAGGGACACTCTCCATTATTAGCTTCACATCTTCTCAGTATAGCATTCACTACCTTATCATTAGGGTTCAACACCCATCCTTCTTTTCTTAATATCTGTATCATAATGCGGAGAAATGAGGTCCCGACCCCCAGCCAAATAAATGACCACTTTGTTTTCAAGACAAGTCCCAGTCCCACTGAGTTATCTCTCCATTTGCCTCTCCAACTCTTTGGTAAAGGACTTTGACTACCTATTGCAGTGTATGAGGGAATTGAACCCTAATCTCTGGATTGACAGTCCAGCACATTAACCACTATGCTACATACACTATTTAAGCCTACTCTTATTGTACTTCTAAGAGTAGTTTTATCTTTTCAGATAGCTAAGGATTTACTCTTATATCAAGTGCCACCACAGAGAAACCCTTAAAGAGACTTGGTTTGTAATGGGTAGGGGATTTGAACCCCTAATGACTGCCTTGAAAGGGCAGTGACTTAACCAATTTGTCCAACCCACCATTTTGACTATCCTATCTTCACAGACCAGATAGTCCACTCTTTAAAAATCATGAAACAAAAAAAAATCCACCTTCAAAAGTACCCCATTAAGGACTCGAACCTTATCTAAAACTTTAGAAGAGTCTTGTGCTTCCATTACACCAACAGGGCATTTATTGTTGTTCCAGCAGGAATTGAACCTACATTACTTGAGCCAAAATCAGGTGTAATAGCCATTATACTATGGAACAATGTTCTTATCTTCTAATCATGATGCAAAGATAAGTCAAATATTTGAGATATGCAAATCTTTCACTAATTATTTTCAAGATAATATGAAAATACTCCAGAAGTGAATTAGAATAATAAGGTGGAAGAGGGTAATCAACAAAGAATTATCCCACTTTCTCAACCAATTTATCTGCCCACTTTTCTGTATAGAAGCTATAATAATCCCATTCCTTACCCAACTTATAGGCTATATAATGCACCAAGTTATGTAAGATAGAAGGGATAGCTACCACTGGAATATACAGCCATCCTAATAACTGGGACTGATATGAATGCCCTAATTCATGCTTCAAAGACTTATCAGTAGAATTAGGAAGTACAAATATATAATCCCCCAAAGAGAAGTTTGATAGGATATACTCTGTTATAATTAAGTTCTTCCCATTGTACTTTCCACCATAGTGACACAGATACCCTAAGCATCCATAGATAAGAAATGCTATATAATTCTGTGGGAATTGCCACAACCAAAGTAAGAAGTTACTTAACCATTTCATACCTTATGTCTCTTTACATCTAACATTCTTGAACTAACTCCTTGTGCATAATACCTATCATCATTATGATTCATAGATACACATACAGCACCATCACACTCAACTATATTTATAGTTTCATTCTTAACCTTCTTAATTGTCTTCATATTGTTTCATTTAAAATTGGGTACAGTTATCCCTCCCTCCTATTTTATTCTTAACTAACTAAAGTAAATAAGGAGTAAAACTTTAGTTTCATATAATAAGAGACCCTACAGACATTTCTCACTGCATTAGACTGGATTAACCAGATTCTTACTCCTATAGACCAGCAGATACACCCGTTTATATATTATTAGTTCTTCTCTTATTTATCTCAAGGGTTCATTACCTGTGCCCTGCTAATGGTATCCTTTACTTTCCCATGTTGGCTGAACCAATGTATCTACTAATAGGCAGTCTCATTATTATGGTGCAAACATACAAAAAATAAATGACATATCCAAATCTGAGACTATTATTTATGAAAGTTTAACTATTGACTATATAATATGCTGTTCTTTTAAGGCTTTTAAACATCTTGCAGTCCATTCTACTAATGGTTCATCATTATCACAATTCATATATTGTCCAGTTTGGAATATAGAATGTACTATCTCATGTAGGACAGTAAGTTCAATTTCATCCTTTGAAAGTTTACTACCATCAGGCTTCTTTGTGCTGACAGTTATTACTCTTGAAGGACTCTCTGTTTCTCCAAATAACCACTTATTATTTTCACCAACTACTTCATCTACAAACTGTATTCTCCAAGTACTCCCAAATAAATTATAACTCTTCTCTTTCATACTTTTAATTTTTGGTCAAAGATAAGTATATAATAGATACTATCCAAATAATTTAATTTTTTTTTTAATTTTTTTTTTTGATTCATAGTCATGAGCAGTATATACACCAACCCCACCTCCCCCATCACTTAGCCAGTGGGGTCATACCCCCTATGGTTAAACAATTTATTCATTAACAATTAAACATTTACAATTATGGACAATCAGTTAAAATTCCGTGAGACATTGACAGTTGAACAGTTTAAAGCAGCTCAACATGTAGACAAAATCCAAGTGAAGCAGAATCCTAAGACCAACAAGCTGTTCTTCACATTTGGTGCAAAGACAGGAGCAGTTGCAGTGAAGGGTATTCCTGCACATCCAATGGTATCAAATGTTGAAGCACCTGATGGTAGCTCATTCTGGCTGTTGCATGAAGAAGGCACAGGTGGTGCTCCAGTGTTGGCAACATTCTAATGGAGGAGGGCATTTGCCCTCTTTCTGTTTTTTATTCTTCTAAGCATTGAATAGTATCTTTTAAGCATTAATAGTTATGGACAAGATAATTTGGTTAGATGGTCATACATCAAGTATAGCTTCTGATGAAGCTTTCTCAAAGCAATATTCTGAGAATAATAAATGGTACATGAATCATGCTGATTCTACATTTGTTTGGATGGCTAATTGTTGGATGGAGATTTAATCTCTGTCCAATATACCATTTCTCTTCCTGAGCATTAATAGTACTTAGAAGAATATTGTATGCTTTGAGTAGTCTTTCTTTATGCTTTGAAGACTATAAAAGAGTGCAAGAATGAATAGGTCTTAAATGCCCTTTCTCTATGCTTTCTTTCTATGTTTGTTGATAGTGTGAAAGTGTGGAAGAGTGAGTGTTACTCTGTAATATTCTCACCACATTATGCCACATTCAAAGACATGTCAAAAAGAAAAAGAGGAGTAATAGAATAACTGGATTTACTGGTTACATTGTTAGACTAAACAGTGCTTTTAGTTTAATTGGACCACAAAAAGGCATATAATAAGCACACAGTAAGCATACCAATGGGCTAATTTAGGCAATCAGATGTGAATAATAGTAGCATTTGACAGGACACATGCCATTAAAATGTGTTAAGAAAATGACTAATATAATAAAATAGAGTAAGATATTGAGTGATGCTATTTCATGTGTTGACCACTTAGGGGACACAACAAACATCCACCTGAAAGATGAAAATATTATAAATGAAGGCACATACAGGGTTGAGTCCACTGAGTATCAAGAGTAATTTAATTACTTCCTATGCAACAGGTGGTATATTACCAAGTATCCCCGAGGGATTTATAACTATTTACCGAGTAAAGGAGCAATAAAAAGAAAGTCAGCCTATTTAAGGAACAGTACACCTCTGCAAATAGATAAACTCAAGAATCAAAGGCACATTAGTTCAGTGGTTAGAACATCACATAATGATTAATTAAAGGTAGTTATGTGAAGGTCACTGGTTCAAGTCCAGTATGTGCTTCAATTATTAACAAATTAACTTATAAACACATGGCTAAGAAATTTAAAAGAGAGAATTGTGACTCCACATTGAGAGCTACAGTTACAGACGCTTTAGGAAGAACAGTTTCACTGTTCGGGACACATGCTTTTGAATGGTCAATAGTAATTGCATCAGACAATAGTATAACTATGCAGACATTCTCTAAGGGAGAATTAGCAAGAAAAGAGTTTAATAAATACAAAAGAAAGAGATAATGGATGTATTCATATTTGTAATTATTGTAGTAGGATTATTCCTCCTACAATATGGTGTAGGAAAACCTTCTGAAAGAGATAGAAGAAGGGCTGAGATACAAGAAGAAATATGGGACTTAGAAAGAAAGCAAGATGCTTCTTATACTTCCTATTCTCCTTCAAGACAAGATAGAATTGATTATCTAACTCAATTATTAAAAGAGATTTAAAATGAAAACAATAATTAAACTTATTATGAGCATACTGTTATTAACAGTAGCTTGTAGTTGTGTGAAGTTTGAGCCTATTGTTAGATACACTGAACCTGATGATACATGGAACTATGCTACCTTAACCCTTCAAGTGTAGTAGAGTATCATGGTGCTCAATCAAAGAGAGACTATGTATATTGGATGATATATACTGATTATGACTATGGATGGAGTAATCAAGTAATATCAATGGATTGGGAAACTATGTCTGCTGTAATACTCATATTAAAAGCACCATTAGAAGACAGAGATAGACTAATGGATGAGTATGAGCCTACTATTCTGTATAAACAAGGTTATCAACCTGTGTTAGTATTATCAGATAAAGACTAAAACAATGAAAACATTCAAACTAATTATCAAGGGTGTGTTACTATATGTAACCACTCTTGTCACCTTATTATATATGATGGGTATTGATAGTATTTATGACAATGGATATTTCTTTCATGGTCTTATACTTGTATTAATACTTATTGGAGTGTGTTATAAAACTATTAACAAAGAGGAGCTTGAGATACTTACATTTAACAAGTATCTCAATCACCTTGATGATAAATTCAATTAAATTATAATCAAATGGTACGGACAATTTATGTAGTTTTTACAAACAAGAAGTTGAGTAATTCAGAGCTTAAAGGTATGAAACAATATATGTTTCTGTGTCCTTATGACATAATTCAAGCTGGTGACATTATTGAAGACAACAGATATTCTACTTCTATGCAAGTAGTAAGTTGGAATAGAAATACAGCTCAGGTGCAAAATGGCATCACTCTCAAGGTCATTGAACCCTCAAGGTTGAATGGTACAAAAATTATGTGTACACTACCCTTGAATGGAAGTGATTTTGACATTGATAAACAAAGAAATAACATGGAAGCAAGAAATATCTCAGTAACTCTTGAACAAGCAAGAGAATGGTACAACAGTGGTAACACAACTCTCCGTACATTAGCATTGAATGCCTATGCAGAGAGTGAATTGATTGGGTATGAATACATGAAGTCATGTATAGACAAGGACACAGTTGGTCTGACTATACCTCATGGTGATGGTGGTAAAGTATTGACCAATGGTAAATTGGCTATCATAGCTAAGTATCTCAATGGTTCATGGGAGATGGGTGCAGGGAAGACTGGTTATTTTATTGGTAAATCATCTATGGGTGGTTCAGCAGTGATTGCTCAGGTTGACCTTACACATGGTATTGCAATCTATGAACACAAGACTGTACAATATGCAGGTATTGTGTACTTCAAGAATGCTGAGGATGCCAAGAAAGCAGCCAAAATGCTTGGTGCTGATATAAGATACTTGTTTTAGGTATGTGTTTTAATTATAAGGTTAATTAAAGAGTAGCTCATGTTGTGAAACACAGCTACTCAAACTGCCCTCATAGTTCAGTGGATAGAACAAGAGTTTCCTAAACTTTAGACAGAAGTTCGAGTCTTCTTGAGGGTACTGCATAGCTTTCTTTGTTAAGGGTCTTTAGGATGGGTAAATAATAAGAACCTGAGTGTTAGTAGTTAAACTACAAAGGGTGTTATGGGCTGTCAGACATTTCTACCTTGTAAATCACATAGAAATGCTCAAGAGTAAATTCTTATAAAATAACTATATGGATATATTAAGTAAGATTTGGAGGATAATCATATCAGTATTTGGTTTCCTCATAGTATGGATATTCCTTCCTGTGTTTAGTATCATTGGAATGTATTATCAAATTACTGGTAAAGTTCCAAAGAGATTGCAGGTGGGAGAGTATGATGCAAGATTCCTTGAAAGACTTGAATTTAAACTTGATGAAAGTGAATGGGAGTATGTAAAAGGAATTGCAGAAAGACTCAAGACTAAAGGATATAGAGACTATTAAATAAGTGTTGAACTAAAAAAAACATGACTCAGTTTGTATTTGAATTTATCCTTGTAGGATTAGTAGGAGGATTATTAGGAATCTTCTACAGAAATTGTTTAAAGGTGGAAGATATGATATTCCACTGGTGGTATGTAATACTCAAGAAATGGGTAAAGAAATCAGAGATGTATTGTGATATAGATGGGTGTCATACACCTAATATATGGCATAGATTCTTAGGTTTCATTGCTTATCCTCTTGGTTTCTGTATCTATTGTAGTACTACATGGATAACATTCTTCTTATGTGCATTATGGTTATTTAATTGGGAATCATTACCTGATTGGAACCTAATAGTAATAGGAGTACTGGCTGCAACAGGTGTACAACATTTAGTAGTATGCTGTGCTTGTAGGTTCTTAATTTATAAACACCCAGACTTAGATGAAGACTACATTTGATTATGGCAATGATTATTTGCCTGAGATTTGGTATTAAATAATAAAAGAATGTTAAAGGTGGAAATATATTTGCATATATGAAACCTTTGACATATCTTTGCAGTGTCAATTAAATAAAGAAACAATTCTATGGGAAAGTTAAATCCATTAGTGAAACCAACTTCAAAGTTGGATACAGAAAGACTGGCTGGTGGTTCAGGTGCATTGGCAGCTAAACAGAGTAATGTAGCATTATTGAGAAGAGCTGTATTAGCTAATCTTCTTTGGGAAGATGTTGCATATATGGATGGTCTCAAAGTGGCAGAAGAAATCAAGAGGTTAATACCTTTATGTCCTGCCATTGATGTGTATAATATTGCTCTTGAAGCAAGATTAATGCAGAAGCTGAGACATACACCTCTGTTTATAGCAGTGGAAATGTGTAAATATCCTGAACATAAGCTATTTGTAGCTGACTTGTTGCCTAAGATTATTACAAGGGCTGATATGCTTACAGATTTCTTAGCATTATATTGGAAGGATGGTAAAAAGCCTATCTGTAACCAAGCTAAGAAAGGATTAAGTGCTGCTTTTCATAATTTCAATGAATACAAGCTGGCTAAATATGACAGGGATGCAGCTATTAAGCTGAGAGATGTTATGTTCTTATGCAGACCTAAGCCAAACAATGATTATGAAACCAAGTTATTCAAGAAAGTAGCTGACAGAACTCTTACACCACCTGAAACATGGGAAGTATTATTGTCTGCTGGTGAAGACAGGAAAGAAACTTGGACTAAACTAATCTTTGAGAATAAGATTGGTGGTCTGGCTATGTTGAGAAACATAAATAACATGAAGAAAGCAGATGTTGATAGGAGAGTTATTGTTGAGGGATTGACAAGACTTAAATCATCAATGTTATTGCCTCTTGACTTCTTGAAAGCTGAAAGAATGAATCCTGAGTTCAGCAGAGATATTGAAGATGCTATGTTGGAATCATATAAGAATCTACCTAAACTTCCGGGTAAAACCTTGTTTATAGTAGATGTCAGTGGTTCTATGGGTAGTCTTACTTCTGGTAATTCTCAGTTCAACAGAATGGACCAAGCATGTGCAATGGCTATGTTAGCTATTAATCAATGTGAGGACTATGAACTTGTGGCTACAGCAGGTTCAGATGCCCTAAGAAAGCAAGCATCTGAACATATCAAATATCCTCAAAAGGGATTTGGTGTATTCAAGCAAATCATGGACACAAGAAATAATATTGGTGGTGGAGGTATATTCACTAAACAATGTTTAGACTGGTGTAAAGCCAAGTTTAAAGGTGTCCACTTTGATAGAATCATCATCTTCTCAGATTCACAGGACATAGACCACATGTATAATAGTTCTATCCTTCCTGAGCCTTTTGGCACTTACAATTACATCTGTGATGTATCAGCCAATACAAAGGGAGTGAATTATAGAGGGAGATGGACTGCTGAGGTGAGTGGTTGGTCAGAACATTTCCTAACTTATATTGCAGCTTTAGAAGGCTTGCAGAATAAGTTTGAGGAACAGTAAATATAATGTTGTATAGTGTATAATAGACTTACTTCAAGCTAATATGGATATAGTTTACCAAACAATAGTCTGTTAGTTGTTCTTACAACATTAACTCATAAAACTAAGGTTATGTTACAGTTGCACATATTAAATCAGCTTAAAGTGGCTGTGCCTTAGTTTTAAAATATAATGCCATTAGTGTATTACAGATTTACATCAATAATCTTTTAAATTATCTACGATAATCTGTTAAATGTTCTATGGCATATTTCGGAGGGATAGCTCAGTTGGTAGAGCAGTATAGAAATTATACTTTAATCATGGTTCCACAGTAATGTGTTGGTGTAGATTAGAGTTACTTCAAAAGCCTTTTAAGCTACGGGTCATTGGTTCAAGTCCAATTCCCTCCACAATTAAATAACAATCAGAGGTGGGTAGATGTGTAACTATTCATTACATATCTTGTGGGTCTGGCTCTTAATACCTATGAATAGATAGATATTGAGGAAGTTATGATTGTTATTTTAAAATTAAAATGGGGATGTGGTGAAATAAAGCAAGTTTTATCCTCTTATGAGTGTTCTCCCGAAGGGGTAGTGTATTATAAGAGTTACTTCAAGGTTTACACAATTATTTAGGGAATAATCTTATGTTGGTTCGAGTCCAACCATCCCCACACAAAGATTAGTGATATACAACACTTACTTCATATCATAATTATACAATAAATTTTAAAGTAAGAAAGGAGTAGATTTTATATCAACTTTTAAAGAGTGTTGTAGAATATTCTATCTTTTAAAGGCTATCAGTTTAATTACTGGTAGCCTTTTCTTTTATGCACATTCATGTGATAATTAAGATATGTTTTACTAAGAAAAAAAAAAAACAATGAAAAATGGAAAGAGTGGAGCTGAGAGCTTCGCAGAAAGCATGAGAGAAAAATTAGGTCTTAACAATCCACTTCCTAAAGAAGTAATGGATAATTTGAGGGAAGGTGTAATTGACCTTGGTAAAAAGACAGGTGATACTGATGCAGAAGATGTGTTAGATAACTGCCTTATTGAATTGAAAAGATTAAAAGATGACCAAAGTAAGGCTATTGTAATTACTTACCTACTTGGTACTCTGCCTATGGACTTGCAGAAATTCATTGCAGAAAAGCAAAAGGAAATTGTTATTGGCATTACAGCTAAGAATTTAGCAGGTGAAGGTCCAGAAGCCATGTTGGGTATGCTTCTTATGGGAGCTATGCTTAGGGATAAAGATTAATTTGAATATAAAGAATGAATGATGTTAAAGTAAGCCTATCCATAATTCTTCAAGGAGGAGTTATGTATAGCCAAGAGCAGGCTAAAGCTCTTGAGAAAGAAAAAGTAGGCACAGGTTATGACACTTTCAATATGAGCGTAGAAAGTCTTAAGGATGGTAAGAAAGATGCTGAAACCATTACTGTAAAGACCAGAAAGTGTAAGCCTGCTGGTCAATCACTCAATCTCAGTATGGATGCTTATGACTACATGACAGGAAAAGAAGCTCCTTACTTTGTGAAAGCAAAAGATTGGGAAAGACTTACTAAGAAACAGAGGCTTGAAGCACATCTCAAAAGGATATGTGAAGAGCTTGGTGGAGTAAGTTTCACCTATGCTGTATTGGATAATTAAATCATTTATGGTGTAGGTAGTATGTTATTTGTATCAATTATAGTAGGATTGTATGTTGCAATCCTACTAATAAGTGTTTTTATTAGGTATCACCCTTATATTGATTTAGTTCTAAGCTATAACAAGTATATACTATTGTTGTGGTATAATAAGGATGGAGGAAGAACTTACATAAAACTATTGGAACTATGAGTAAAGGAAGAGTTTTAACTAAAAAGAAATGGAGAAATGGGCAAAGAAGGAAACCAAAGAATACCTATAGAAGTTTCAAGTTTCCAAGAACAAGCAGGTTCCATAAAGAGTTTGATGGAGTTCACTTATCTATGAGAGATTCTTGGAAGATACCTATTGATTTAGAATGGACAAAGTATTAGAATTTATGATGAATATAATTAAAGGTTCAATATGGATAGTGGCATTCATATTAGGAATTAACTTATCTTTCGAGATGATTTCACAAGCCAACACAATGGAGAACATTATAGGGTTCTTCTTATTAGTATTAATATTCTTGGTTTCCTATAAGACCAAATGTTTTACAACAATAAATTTAAAAAGAAAACATGAAAAGTAAGTTTTTAATTGGGCTGTTAATAGCCTTTATGGGGATGATAAGTCTATCATCTTGTGAGAGAATTGATGCTGGACATGAAGGTATTAAAGTAAGCCTTTATGGGGATGATAAGGGAGTTGGAGAAGCTGCTCTTGTCACTGGTAGAGTGTGGTATAATCCTTTTACTACTGAGATATATGAGTATCCTACTTATGTAAGAACAGTAGATTATGCTCCATTTACAGTTAATGCCCAAGACGGGTCTGAGTTTACAGTTGACCCTACTGTATCCTTGAAGATTATGGATGGTAAGTCTCCAGAAGTATTCAAGAAGTATAGGAAGCAGCTTGATGATGTTATTACGGGAACTCTGCTTAACTATGTAAAGGATGCCTTTAGAATACAGCTCAATAGCTTTACTACTGATTATATAGTAAGTCATAGGGATAGTATAGAGAAATCCATTGAAAAACATCTTAGTGAAGCATTGCATAAGGAAAACTTTCAGTTGGAACAGTTGACATCTGGTCTTAAATATCCTCAGACCATTGTAGATGCTGTAAATGCCAAGAATAAGGCTGTGCAGGAAGCAATGAGAGTGCAGAATGAAGTAGCTGTAGCTAAGGCTGAGGCAGAGAAGTTAATTGTAGCTGCCAAAGCTGAGAAGGAAGCTAATCAACTTAGAGAACAAGCTCTTACTCCAGCAATTCTTGAGAAGATGTGGATTGAGAAATGGGATGGAAAGTTACCAGTATATGGTCAAGTTCCTACAATATTCAAAGACATAAGTAAATAGTCATGACTTGGTTTATTATTGGTATAATTCTTACTATAATAATAGTGGGGATTATGAAAGATACCCATTTTAAATGCTATAATGGGATGAAGGTTGTGGAGGAGTCTGAGGTAAAAATACCCTTGTGGTTTTTTATCATGATTATTCTTGTTGAACAAATTCCTGTTCTTAACATTTTACTGTTTTTGACTTTTCTTGTAGCATATTTCATATTTTCCAATATGAAGCCAGAAATGTATCTTGTTAAGTATATCCCAAGTTTAAAAGGAGAGACTTATGTAGGAAAGATTATAATTAAAATTAAAAAGCTCTTAAGTACCGAGATATAGAGCTTCCCTTCAAGTTATAATTATGAAACAAAAAGTAGTTAATATCCTTATGCTCTTACTTATTGGTGGTCTATATGGCTTGTACTATATGGACTACCAAGAAGAACATAGGGAACCTGACAAGGTGGATGTGTTGAGATTACAGCAACCAGAGTTCTTACTATCAGAAGCTCCTGATGATTATCTTATGGAGGCTTTAGAGTATTATAATGTTAAACATAAGAACATTGTATATGCTCAGGCTATTCTTGAGACAGGTCATTTCAGGTCTAAGGTCTGCAAAGAGTACAATAATTTATTTGGACTCTACAATAGTTATAAGAAAGACTATTATAAGTTTGACCACTGGAGTGAGAGTGTGGTTGCCTATCTCAATTACATACAATATAGATACAAACCCCCGGATGATTACTATCAATTTTTGATTAAAATAGGTTATGCGGAAGACCCGCAATATGTAGAAAAACTAAAGAATATAGTAAAGAGATATGGATAGAGAACAGGCTCAGGAAGAGATAATGAATATAAGGAGTAATTCTATACTCTGTGAGTTACCTACTTCCTTTGGTAAATCTAAGATAGGTATTGATTTGGCTTTAAGGGATAATCCCAGTAGCATACTTATAGTAATACCAAGATTAGTCTTGATAAATAACTGGAAAGAGGAGTTTATCAAATGGGGATTAGAATCTTGGCTTGAAAGAGTACAATTCAGTACTTATGTAGGATTGAATAAACATGTAGAGGAAGAATGGGATTGTGTAATCTTTGATGAAGTACAGCACATGTCAGAAAGATGTAGTGAATTTGTATCTACAATGGAGATACATCATTCTATCATGCTTTCAGCTACAGTTACCAGAGATATGAAGTGGGAACTTGGTCAGTTGTTTCCTGATTTTCAATGTTATACAGTGAAGATGAAGGAGGCTATAGACAATGAAATCCTTCCTGACCCAAGAGTGTTCCTTATTCCTCTTGAACTTGATAATACACATGCTGTACATACTATGATTGAACATCCTAAAGCTAAGATTATCAAAGAATGTCTATATAAAGATAGATGGTCTTACTTAAGGGATAAATCTATTCAAGTGCATATTAAGTGTACTGAATTACAGTATGTGATAGAGTTAGGAAGCAAGATAGAGTTCTGGAAAAGGCAATATATGAGAACAAGAAATGAAGGAGTAAAGACAAAATGGTTATTCCTTGCAGGTCAAAGGCTCAAATTCCTTTCACAATTAAAGAACCCTATTATCTTATCTCTTCTGGAGAAGCTGAAATCAGAGAGGGTACTTACATTCTGTAGCTCTATTGAGCAGACAGAAATATTAGGGGAAAACTGTATTAACAGTAAGAACAAAGAATCCTCTATGGTACTTGACATGTTTAATCATAAGGAGTTGGACCACATCACAGCATGTAATATGTTGAATGAAGGTATGAACCTTGTAGATTGCAGAGTTGGTTTATATGCTAATCTGAACAGCAGTGATATTATCATCAAGCAAAGATTGGGTAGAATACTCAGGCACAAAGACCCTATTATTATCATCCCTTACTTTAGTGGTACAAGGGAAGAGGAGTTGGTTGAGAAGATGCTTGAGGACTATAATCCAGAGTTGGTTGAAAAAACAAATTTAAGTGAAATAAAAGTATGAGAAACAGAGTTAAAATTACTAAAGCAAACTACATTGTAAATCCTGAGAAGAAGGTGGTAGTTTGTGTTCTGGAGTGTGATATGCAGTTGTCTAAGCACCCTGCATGGAATGATATTTATCCTAATATGTGGGCTAATCTTCCACTTGTAGGAATGAATGGTACATTCAAAGTAAGGGCTATTGCAAGATGCAATGAAGAAGATGCCTTCAATGAAGAAGCAGGTAAGAGGATTGCAGAATCCAGAGCAAAAGGTAAAGCATTTGCTACTGCTGCAAAAGTTTACAAAGAAATTGAGAAATATTTCTTGAACTGTGCTGCACTTGTGAATGAATCTGTGGAGGCTTGTGAACAGACTGTGAAAGTTGAGGAAGCTCATGTTGAATTGCTGATTGGATAGTAGTATGACAATCTCATTGAATGACAAGGTTATTAAAAAGAGTGGGGTTTCTCTTGGAGAGGTCTTACTTATGATAGCTATTCAAAACAATGTAGATTTCAATGCTGCTGAAAGTGAGTTGAAGAAAAAAGGACTTATTAGTACAAGTTATGATAGGGAAACACATCTTCCTGTAGGGTTATTTGTAACTTCTATGGGAAATAATGTAGTCAATAATATCATTCTTGACTCTGATAAGTCTGTGGGGACTGATGACTTCAATCAAAGAATTGAAGCATTAGTACCTCAACTTCAATCCATTTATCCAGAAGGAAAGAACTTTAACAATCAGTATTGGAGAGGGAATAAAACTGACATTAAGAGGAAGTTACAGACTTTCTTTAAGAAGTATGGGAATGATTACACTGATGAACAAATCATTAATGCAACTCAAGCCTATGTTTCTGGCTTCAATGGGGAATATAAGTTCATGAGATTACTTCAATATTTCATTTGGAAAGAAGAAGTGAAGGATGGTACTAAAGTGCCTATCTCAGAACTGGCTAACTATATTGAGAATGAAGGTCAAACAGACTCCCTTACTGATAATTGGACAACTACATTGGTTTAAGCTATGGAAGAGAAGGATTCATTTGATAGGGCACTGGAGAAGTTAATACTCCGAAGGCAGAGAATATTGGATGGCAAGATAAATTGTATTCCATTGTCTTTCCCAAGATTAAGAGTGTGGCTCCCCGGAATAGAGAAAAGAAGGTATAACATTATTACTGCAAATCAAAAGGTTGGTAAATCAAAACTTGCTGACTATATGCTTGTTTATGAACCCTTCTTCTATGCAATTGAGCACCCTGACCAACTAAGGTTGAAGATACTCTATTTTACCCTTGAAATGGGTAAGGAAGAAAAGTTCTATGAATTCTTATGTCACCTGTTATTCAGGCTTGATAGAATAAGAATAAGTCCAACTGACTTGAAGAGTACTTCTGCTGATAGACCAGTTCCTCAAGAGATATTAGACTTACTTGCATCTGAAAGGTATGTAACATATATTCAGAAGTTCAAGGAGACTATAATCTATATTGACTCTGAGAGAAATCCTACAGGAATCAACAAGTATTGTAGGAATTTTGCTTTGAGTAGAGGAAAGTTCCACTTCAAGAAGGTTATCATGAAGAATGAAGCTGGACTTGAGGAGGAAAGAGAGGTTATAGACTTTTATGAACCAGATGACAAGGATGAATATGTTGAAATTATCTTAGACAACTATTCAAATCTGATGTCAGAAAGTGGTATGAACAAAATGCAGACTATTGAGAAGATGAGTAAGTATTTCATCACTCAGAGAGACCAGTTTGATTTCAATATCACTGCAATCCAGCATCAAGCTCAGGCTCAGGAAGGAATTGAGAATCAGAAGTTGAATAAGATGATGCCTTCATCAGATGGTCTTGCAGATTGTAAGACTACCACCAGAGATGCAAATCTGGTACTTGGTTTGTATAGTCCATTTAAGTATGGTCTAAGGGAATATGAAGGTTATGATGTGACCAAATTCAAAAACAATATAAGGTTTATGCAGGTTATTGAGGATAGAGATAATGGAGCAGGAGGTCAAATATGTCCATTGTTCTTTGATGGAGCAGTGAGTACATTTACTGAGCTTCCACTACCCAATAACAAGCCTGAACTGGAAAGATGTCTTGAGTATATTGAGACAGTTGTAAGAAGGAGGACTAACTATACTTTCATGAATGTCTCTATAAGAAAAGCCAGAGTAAGAAAGTGGAAGATGAATTTGCACAGGTTGATTAAATTGATTACCTTTGCAGACTAAATTTTAAATAAGAAGAATGAAAGCATTGATTTTAGCTAAGTCAGGTTTTGGTAAGTCAACCTCTATTGGAGAGATACCAGAACTTGGATTGAAAGGGTTAGACCCTAAAGTGACTTATTTGATAAGTTGTGTGAATAAACCCCTACCTTTTAGAGGTGGAGGAAGTAAGTACCAAGTTACTACTCTTAAAGAGATTGGTAAGGGTAACAGAATTATAACCAATGATGCAAAAGAAGTTGCTCAAATCATTGAAATGTTAGCCAGCCCTCACTCTCCTTTCACTAATATAGTACTTGATGATATGAACTATATCAGTCAGGATTTCTATATGAAGAATGCTATGAAAGGTGGTTGGGACACTCCTAAGCAGATTGGTTATGGCATGGGATTAATCTTTGATGCAATCAATCTTGTACCAGAGAATAAGAACATGATTTGTCTTGCTCACTATGAGGAGTATAAAGACAAGAATGGTGATAGTATCTCTTATAAATATAAGAGTACTGGTAACATGGTTGATTCCTATATTACTCCTGAGGGTAAGTTTGAAGTAGTTCTTTATGGTAAATCTTCTTTTGATTCTAAAGAGAAGAAATCCATCAGAGAATTTGTCACTAATGATGATGGAGTGTATCCTGCAAAGAGTCCTGTTGGTATGTTTCCTCTATATATTCCCAATGATTTGGGTCTTGTAGTTGAGAAGGCACAGGAATATTATGGGTAGGGATGAAGTAGTCAGGATTAGCAGGCTTGTAGCCTTTGGTGGACTGACTGAAATGGACATAAACATTCTATTAATGAATTACTGTTTGGAGCATAGTAAACCTTATTATGAAACAACAGTATTCATTACTATTCTCTTGAAACAAGGGATATTCGAGCCTTTCTTTATAGAGGCATTAGAGTATTATGAAAAGAAATACACCATAAATAAACTTCAAAGTAAGCCCAATGAAATAGGGCAAAGACAAATAATTTTTATAAATTGAACATTATGAAAGAGTTAAGTAGATTTGAGTTGGCTATTGTTAAAAGAACAGCCCAGAACACTAAGAGTTTGAGAACCAAAAGGGACAAACTGGTAGAGAAGATTGAGAAAGCACAGGAAGAATTGAATGTAATCAATGAAGCCATTGAAGGCTTTGAGGCTCCTATCAAGACTATGACTGGTGGTTTCACTTCTGAGGAAGTTCTTGCTGGTATCATGGCAGTAGCAGAAGCAACAGAAGCAACTCCAGAAGGGGAAGTTTCAGAAGAAGCTGTAGGAGAGGTAGAAGTACCTGCATCTGAGGCAGTTGCATTGGCAGAAGAGGTAGCACCTGCAAATCCATTTGGAGAAGTGGCAGATGAAATGCCTTTTAAGGATTAATCACTAAAAAATCAGTAATTTAAGATGAAGAATTTAAACAAAAGTTTCATGGCTGTTAAGGTAGGTAAAGAATCAGTTGAAGGTTCTTTCAAGATGTACAAAGGTATGGCTGCATTCAATATTGTAGCTGTAAATCCTACTAAGGCAGAATTGGAAGCTCTCACAGGTAGAGAGATTGAGAATGACCCTGAATATGTTGGTAAAACTGATGAAGGTAAGGAACAGGTAAGGGTAGTATTCTATGCAAAGACTGCTCCTGATGCTAAGTTGAACAATGGCATTGAGTTGCTTATTCCTATCAGCTTTATGCTTACTAAGGATTACAAAGTTGGTCAGAATAGTGGTAAATATCAGATTATTGATAAGTTTGGCAGAACTGCATGGGCTACAAAAGAAGAAGTACAGTCCAAGTCTATTCCACAATACTCTTCTGGACCAGCCAATATCAGTGCTGACTACAGACTTGCATGGCAAGGTGAGGAATTCTTGATTGATTTCCTTATTCAGTGGTTGAATATTCCTAATCCTGCCAACTATAAAGATGGTAAGTGGATTATGAAGGAAGACCCCTCTGACAGTGAGGTTTCTCTTGATATGGCAGCTCTATTCAAGGGTGATGTAAAAGAGCTTAAAGAGCTTGTTACTCTTGCTGCTGCATATACAGTTAAAGGTGCAGTAGGTATCAGAACTGTAGATAATGAGAATGGTACAAGACAGTATCAGGCTGTATTTACAAGGAAGTTTGCTAAGAATGCTGTAACAGATTACAGTAGGATTGATGCTGCAATCACTGAGTTTCAGAATGCAGGTGGTGCTCCGGGCACTGAGTTTTCTACTCAACCTTTGCATGAAAATGTAGTGGAAGCTACTTCATTTGCTGCACCCACTGCTGACAATGACCCATTAGGAGCAGCAACAGCTCCTACAACAACTCCTTGGGGTTAATAACATAAAGATTTAGAACTATGGCTATTAGTATTGGTAAACCTAATATCAGATTAGAAGAGATTTTATCAAAGGTATCAGAATTAGATATTCTGAACCATTATTTTGGGGTAAGTAATGTCCCCTGTATTATATCAAGTCCATTAAGACCTGATAACCATCCATCCTTTGGTTTTTATAGCATAGATGGTCAGAAGATACATTGGACAGACTTGGCTACAAAAGATAAAGGAGGGACATTTGATTTATTAGGTAAGTATTGGGGGGAGAGTTACAATGATGTGCTTGCACATATTTGGGAGGACTTATCCAAGATTACTAAGACTAATGGCTATAGTGCATTAGGTAAACCTAAGATTGTCACTACTAAGGAGTACAGTTCTAACCTTGATTTACAGTGTAAGACAAGGGAATGGAGAGAGTATGACCTTGAGTATTGGGCTTCATTTGGTATCACCTTGGAGTGGTTGAAGTATGCTGACATTTATCCTATATCCTATAAAATAATCATAAAAGGAGAAACCAGAATGGTCTTTCCAGCAGATAAATATGCTTATGCTTATATAGAATATAAGGAAGGAAAAGTCACTTTAAAGATATATCAACCATTCAATCAGAAGGGATATAAGTGGTCCAATAGGCATGATAGGTCAGTAATTAGCTTATGGACTAAAGTACCTGAATTTGGGGATAAGATATGTATCTGTTCCTCAATGAAAGATGCTTTATGTCTATGGGCAAACACTGGAATACCAGCTATAGCCATTCAAGGAGAGGGTTATGGTATCAGTGATACTGCTGTTAATGAACTCAAAAGAAGATACAAGGAAGTATTTATCTTATTGGATAATGATAAAGCTGGTCTCATAGATGGAGAGAAACTATCAGCATCCACTGGGTTCACTAATATAGTATTGCCACATTTTGAAGGAGGAAAAGATGTCTCAGACCTCTATAAAACAATAGGAGACAAGGAACAATTCAGAGAAATAATTTTAAGCCTATTTAATAGGTAATGTTTTATCACTAAAAAAAAAAAATCATGGAATTTAGAAAAGTAACCATCATCAACAACAAAACTCAGTCTCAAAAAGTTATTCAGGCATCTGCTGCAACTACACTGGGTGAGTTGAAAAGAGAAATGAGAGAAGCAGGTATTGAATATGAAGGAATGACATTCTTTGAAGGTCATTTGAGAGCAGAATTGAAAGATGATGCTTCTATCCTTCCTACCAATATTCCTTACAAAGGACAGGTAGTAAATGATTTGACATTCCTGCTGACTGCACCTGAGAAGAAAATCAAGTCTGGTGCTATGTCAAGGGCAGAAGCCTACAATGCAATCAAGGCAAGAGGCTTGCAGGATGAATGTGTAAAAAGATTCGGAAAGAACTTCACTATGTGTAAAACTCAGGACTTGATTGACCTGTTGGGTGAAGGTGCTCCTGTGAAAGAGGAGAAGAAAGAAGTTGTGAAAGAAAAACCCGCAAAGAAAGAAGTAGTAAAGGAAACTGTAAAGGAAGAGAAACCTGAGGTAACTGCAACTTCTGAGGGTAATGTTGCAGGTGCAATGGAAATCCTGTTGGAAGACCTCTATGGCAGTGATGTCATTGAAGAGGGTACTTATGACAGGGCTATGGCTGTATTGAAAGGTACAACTTACAAAGCACCTGAAAAGATGTCAAGGTCTGAAATCAATAAGATGTTTGACTTTGTTCATTAAGTAGAAACCAGTGAGGGAGGAGGCTGAATAAGCCTTCCCCCTCATTTTTTTTTATCATGCAATGACCGAAGAAATAAAGAAACAAGTCCATGAACTATATGATAGTATCATGGAAAGACCAAATCAAATCCTACAGTTCTTTCAAGACTTCTTTGGTGAGGGAAGAGTAGAAATGCAGGGTTTTCTTACTGAGGATGAATTATATACATATCTTAGTGGAACCCCCTTGGGAACATTTATGGAATGGAGTAATATAGTAGATTCTTCTGCTTACCAAAACATGAATAAAGAGGACCGAGACTTAGTAAATCTCTTTTGGACAGCAGAAGGTGCTAATAATGAAACTGTTGTAAGTGACTCTGCATTGGCTAAATATTTCTTGCCAATAATAAAGGAGAAGATTGCTAATACTATGTTCAATGACTTATTTATTCTTATTTATTTTCCTACAGTAAGGATTACAAATGAATATGATAAGTATGTTGATATTAAGGAGTTATGGCTCAAAGTTCCTTTTAATTGGATGGGAAAAGGTAAAGGATATTTTGGAGTGAACAGGTCTAATTATCCACTAAACCAATTCAAACATGGATATATGCACAGTCATGTATCTTCTATTCCAAGAAACAACTTTGAGAACTTTCAGACACCTTGTACTGGTAGAGGACCTATCAATTCTTCTCTTTCTACATTAGCTATAGGATATGATGAAGCCATTTGGCAGTTATTATGTCTGGAGCTTGATAGGTATGTGAGAGTAGAATCTATTGATGGAGTTCCACACCACAGACTTGAGAATATTCCTGCACCAGAGATGGGGGATGCTAAAGATAAATTCTCTATGCAATCCCTTAGAGGTGAGGTTCCTTGGAATAGTGCCTTTGGAAGAGAGCAATTCAAGCTATTCATTAAATACCTTCTGGAGACTAAGAAGATTAGATTTAACTATAGTAATGGAAGTTATGGGATAGGAATGTCCTTCATTGATACAGTAGTTCTTATCAGTAATGAATTTATTAGCTGGTATAATACTGAATATAACAAGCATACTTTTGATATTAGTTATGCTGACCTTGTTAGTAATGGTATCATAAAGGAATGTATCATAACCAATGGTAAAGTCTATATACCGAAACCAGTAAGAAGGAATAGTAGTGATGACTATCAGAGATATGTAGGAAGGAAAATCTGTACATTCAAAGGTAGGGAAATTACCTTGACTATTGATGGAGTACTATCCTCAGAGGAGGAGTCTCTCAATAGAACAAGGATACTGAATTTACAATATATTGAAGCTATTGTTTGTAGCATGTTGAGAATATTAAATTATGGATATGGAAGAGAAGAAAGAAGTGAAACCAGTGCTGGAGTTAGTCCACAGACAGGATATATTTAAGATTGTCATTCCAGCAGAGGTTGAGAAAAAGATAAGATTTTTATGCAAGAACATCTGGGATGTAGAATGGTCAGGTGTATTGTTCTATAAAGTTGAGGGAGCTTTTGAAGATAAATCCCTAACTATCAGATGTGTGGATTTGTTCCAAATGGACATTGGTACAAGTGCATATACTGAGTTCAATGTATCTCCTGATATGGCTACATATATGGTAGACCATCCTGAATTATTGGAAGAGGGGATATACCAAGGATTAATCCATAGCCATAATAATATGGCTACTTTCTTTAGTGGTACTGATACAGCAACTCTAAGTGCAGAAGGTAATGATATGGCTCACTTTGTATCCTTGATTGTGAATAATGCAGGTAAATATACTGCGGGTGTTACAAGAAAGTACAAATGTGTACAGACTGTATCTGAGAAATACACTTATCCTACTTGGAATGGTGAAGTAAGAGAGGGAGTAGAGACCTTTGATATTGAAGAAGAGAAACTTGAATGGTTCAATTTGGATATAGTATTTGAGAATGCAACTGATGATTTTGAGACTGAAATGATGGAAAGAATCAAGGAAATCAAAGAGTCTAAGAAGAAAGTTGTAACTCCTGTATATAAGGGTTATCCCCAGTATGGTAACTATGGAAAGAACATTGCCCCAACCAAGGAGGTGGGGAGTACATTTCCTATGGATAAAGATAAATACTATGGGGAAGAAGGAAGAGGCTGGTATAAAGCTAATGAAGCTAAGCAATTACCTGTTAAACAAGGTGAGCTTCCTTTTGAACAACCTGAGGAAGAGAATCTGGACATTCCTTATGGTGTTGTAACAGTAGATGCAGATATAGTCCAGTCTATTGTAAGGCAACTTGTTACATCAAGTATTATCATTTCAAATGAAAGTGCAGTTGATGTTAAGAAGTGGGCTAATTCTATGGAGAGTCTTTATAGAAGGAGATTTGGAACTGTCAAAGAGTTTGAATACTTTGCATCAAACTATGTAGATTATCTTATTAATTATACCTATGATGGAGATGTTATGGCAGTAATTAATAATGATGATTCCACTATGGCTGCATTACTGGCACATGATGTAAGGGAAGAACTTGAGAAATTACCAAAGAACCCTTGGTTAAGTGTTTATATCAAATTAATGGATGATTATATTATTTGATTATGGAAGATGAAGTATTAGAAAGTGCTATAAACCAAATGGTTGATGAACATTTGGAAACTGTTCATTCAGAGACTCCAGAAGAGAGCTTAATGTATAGTCCTGCTTCTGAGTTAAATTCAGCAATTGCTTTATTACAAAGTGGTGAATGGGAAATTATTCATGAAGAGCAACATGCAAGTGGTGCTTATTTAGTAACCATTGGTGCAGTGAGTATAGAAACTCCCATGCTTCCTATAACTCTTATAGTAACATTGGAAGGGTCTAATCTATTGCATGATGCTCAAAATACTGAGGATGCTCCTGTAGAGATTGATGAACAAGGAGAAGCATTACTTGAAGCTGCATTAGCTGCTGAGGAAGTAGTGATTCCACCTAATTCAGGTAGTTTGCTTGTAGATGAAGCTACAAGTAGATTCAGTGGAGCTATCTGGTATAGTGCCATTCAGTCTAAGACTATTACATTAGCTGGTGTAGGTGGTATAGGAAGTTATGTTGGTTTCCTACTTGCAAGACTGAAACCTGCTGGATTATATTTATATGACCCAGATATAGTTGAACAAGCTAATATGTCTGGTCAATTGTATGGTAGTGGTGACTTGGGACAAGCAAAGGTTAGCTCCCTTCATAGGATGTTACAAGTATATGCAAACTACTATAACAGTGTAGCATATCAAGAAAGGTTTACTGCTGAAAGTGAAGCTACAGATATTATGATTTGTGGCTTTGATAACATGGAAGCAAGGAAACTGTTCTTTGATAAATGGTTTGAGCATGTAGGTAATAAACCTGAGGGAGATAGGTCTAAATGTTTATTCATTGATGGTAGATTGGCAGCAGAAGAATTTCAAGTCTTTGCTATTCAAGGCAATGATGAAAGAGCTATAGTTGAATATAAGAATAGATGGCTGTTCAGTGATGCAGCAGCAGATGAAACTATCTGTAGTTACAAACAAACAACCTTTATGGCAAATATGATTGCATCAGTAATGGTTAATCTATTTGTAAACTTCGTGGCTAATGAATGCAACCCTATTATAGATAGGGATGTACCTTTTATGACTCAGTATTCTGCTGATACAATGTACTTTAAAGTAGAAATGTAATGGCAATAAGTGCACAATTAAACAGGCAACTTCATGATATATTCCTGAATAGAGGTGCTATTCAATTCCCAGACTATATTAAACCTAATCTTGCATTTGAAAACAATAATGTATTCAATCTATTCTTAAGAGTAGATATTAGTGGACCAGAGATTGATGTTCCATTAATGTGTAAGTACAAGGTTGAGGAAGGGTTATTGAGTAACTACAATTATCCTAACAGTTTAAAGGAAGTGGCTGTTGCTTTATTTGAGAATAGTTATCCTCAATCAAGAAGAACTGCAAATGCAATCTTCAAGACATTCCAGATGAATGATAATAGAGATAGGCTTATGAAGGTTACAACTAATACTGGTGAGGTATATTATGGTGGTAATGGTTATATCCTTGACAAAGATTATAACCTATTAATACTGTACACACTTCATGGAGTTATGGAGGATAGAATTCTACACTACAAAACTGGTAGAATCTATGTGAATCCAAAGGTCTTTGTAAGTAATGGTCTGATTGAGAAAGGCATCATTAAGACAGTCATTCCTGCATTTGTACAGGAGGGTATCATGGTAGATACAAATAATATTGGAGTTACTGCTCAGGACATTAATACTACTATAAGGAATTCAAATGGCTTTGTTACTCAAGTAATTAAGCCATTACCTGAGATAATAGTAGCTGATGTGACTGATAGGTTTATAATAAGACCTAAAAAGCCAACTCCCTCTACATTCAATAATGATGCTATGAATGATTACCTTCTGGAGCATCTTGATAAGGTTGTACAAATGACCTATATATCATGACATTTGAGGAATATTTTGGTGGATGGGTAAGGGTTATAGATATAAAGGAATTAAATAAGGTGGTAGGACAGGTAAGTTTAATTAAAAGAGACTTACTTTGTCCTGCATATCCTGATATATTTAAGGCTTTTAATCTATGCCCTTACAACAACCTTAAAGTTGTAATGATAGGACAAGACCCATATCCCCAAAAGGATGTGGCTACTGGTGTCTTGTTTGGAAACAAGGAGGGGACTAAATTATCTCCTTCTCTTGAAATAGTTAAAGAGGCTTGCATAAACTTTGAAATTCCATATAATAGTATTATCTTTGACCCCACTTTAGAGAGTTGGGCTAAACAGGGAGTACTAATGATTAATTCTGCATTGACCTGTGAAATGAATAAAGTAGGTAGTCATACAATGATGTGGAGACCTTTCATGACCAAGTTACTAAAGAATCTATCAGAGTGGCAGACTGGTATTATATATGTTCTCTTTGGTGAACAGGCTAAGACACTTAAACCTTATATTAATAAGAGTACCAATATAATACTGGAAGAGAAGCATCCTGCATACTATGCAAGGCAAGAAGAAAGGATGCCATCTACTGTATTTCAAGAAGTGAGCAAATTAACTAAAGAAAAGTATGGAGAACCAATTGTGTGGTTCTCAGAATATTAATGTACAAAAAAAAAAAAGTATGAAGAAACTTATTTTTGTGAAGACTGGTAAGGAAGTGGAAATGGGCAAAACACTTGCCTTTGGAATGAACAGTGCTTATGGTTTCATGCCATTTTACACTGTAGTTGTCTGTGAGGAAAGTATTCCATTCCTTATTGAAGAAGGTGTAATCAAGGAAGTAGAAGATGAAGGAACTCATGTAGACCCTAACTTCTATCTGGAACATCTTGCTGGAAGGATTCATTGGAATGTGGATAATCTGAGGAAGTACCTTGGAAATCTATATACAATCTATCCTGCTGCTGTATTCTCAATTCTGTTGAGAGAAGTAGCCATTGTGCTTGATGAAAAGTATGATAACCACATTGAGAATAGCAATGAGATTTATGTCATTAGCTGCCTCAGTGGAGAAATATCAAAGGTCAAGGACTTGAATAAAATCAAGAACTTCAAGAATTTTGCTGCATTCAGAACATTGGATGATGCTCTTGCAGCTAAGCACATCTTGAAAGACCCTATGAAACAATTATTTAAAAGAAGTGGAAAACAGAAGAATTAGAAATGCCACTCCAGAAGAGTATGGTGATATAAAGTTTAAATCCAAGATTGAGGCAATGGTCTATAAGACCTTGCTTCAATATGGGTTTGAGCCTGAATATGAGACCCATACTTATACAATCTGGGAAGGATTTAGACCTACTGTACCTTTTTACACCCGTAATAAAGCTAAGGCTACAATACTAAACCTTAAGAAGCTAATTAATATTACTTATACCCCAGATTTCTACATGGAGTATCAAGGCTTAAAGATAATTATTGAAGTAAAGGGGCAAACAAATGATGTTTTTCCTTATAAGTTCAAGTTATTTAGATGGCATATAGAGAATTTGCCAGATAAAGAAAATTATCTTATCTTTGAGGTCTTTACTAAGAAACAACTCTTAGAATTTATTCAAATTATTAAAGATGAAAGCCATAGAAAGAATGAGGAAATTGCTCAACAGTTTACCCAAGAGTGATATAACTTTAGGTGAACAGTTTATTCAGAGCAGAGATTTTGAGTCACTCAAGGACTTAGTGGATTCAGCAATATTCAAGACAAGGAAGAATATCAAGAGTGAAAATCCTAAACAGGAGTATCTTGATGTGGACTTGACAGAGTTAAGTAATTTAAAGGCTGAGGTGGATGTATATTTAACCCAGCTTGAAGTTCCCAGTAATGAATGGGAAGAAGACATAGAGGAGGAATACTATGATGAAGAGTATTAAAGAACTATCTTGGAATGTAACAGAAGAAGAGTACAGGAAAGACCCTGCAATCAGTTACTCTACATTATCAAGATTTGAAAGGGAAGGATGGAGGAATCTTAGTTCTCTCTTTGATAAGGTAGATAGTCCAGCATTACTATTTGGTAGTGCAGTGGATTGTATGCTTACTGATGGGGAACAAGCCTTTGCTGAAAGATTCATTGTATGTGAGTTTCCTAATCTATCAGATAACCTGATAAGTATCACCAAAGTATTATTCTCCAAGTATGGAGATACACATAGAAGGGTAGATACTATTGATGATGAAGTGATTAGTAGTGTGGCTGTAGCCAATGGATATTATACAGGGGACTCTTATAAAGCTACCAGAATAAAGAAGGTAAAAGAGAGCTGCAATGAGTATTATTCACTACTTGCACTGGCAGGAGATAAGACTATATTATCCCAAAAGGATTATAATGATGTCTCTCTGTGTGTTGATGAATTAAGAACCAACTCAATAACCAAGGACTTCTTTTATATAGACCCTTGGAGAGATGATATTGAGAAGGTGTTTCAATTGAAGTTCAAGGCTGAATGGAATGGAATACCAGTGAGATGTATGTTTGATGAACTTATTGTGGACCATCATAATAAGATTATCTATCCAATAGACTTAAAGACTACTGGGTATCCTGAGGAGAACTTTCAAGATTCCTTTGCTCACTGGAGATATGATATCCAAGCTAAGCTATATACATATATTCTTCAAGAGTGTATCAAGAGAGACCCTTATTTCAGTGAGTTCAAGATTCAGCATTATCAATTCATTGTTATCAATAGAAGAACAATTGCTCCTATTGTGTGGGAATTCTATGGGAACTTTGGTAGGGTAGATTTAAAGGATGAAACAGGTAAGATATATAGGGATTGGAGGAAGATTCTTACAGACCTAAATTATTATCTTACTAATCCTAACTTGAAATATAGTAAGGAAGTGATGGCAAATGATTGTATTATGGAAATAAAGAATTTAGTACCAGCATGACAGAGTTAGAATATTTTAAAGGGGATGAACTGGCAGCCTCTACTTGGAGGAATAAGTATGCAGCAGAGGGAGAGCAAACTCCTGATGATACACACAGAAGATTAGCTAAGGAATTTGCAAGAGTAGAAAGTGATTATCATTGGAAAGGGTCAAATAGAATGAAATTGTCCAATTATGGATACCAAAGACCTAATCTTGATGAAGAAGCTATCTATCAGTTATTCAAAGACTTCAAGTATATTATACCCGGAGGTTCAGTTATGTCTGGTTGTGGAACTGGAGCATTAGTAAGTCTTAGTAATTGCTTTGTAATAGGCAGTCCAAAGGATAGTTATGCAGAGATAATGAAGACAAGAAGCCAACAGGCTCAACTTATGAAAAGAAGAGGTGGAGTTGGTTATGATTTATCTCAGCTTAGACCAAGAGGAGCTAAGGTTAATAATGCAGCAAAGTCTTCAACTGGTGCAGCATCTTTCATGGATGTATGTTCAGATATAACCAATGAAGTAGCTCAGAATGGAAGAAGAGGTGCTCTTATGTTAAGTATGAGTATCAATCATCCTGATATTGAGGAGTTTATAACCAAGAAGCAGGACTTAGCTAAGGTAACTGGAGCTAATATATCAGTTAAAGTTACTGATGAATTCATGCAGGCAGTAATAGAGAATAAGGATTATACCCTTAGATTTCCAGTAGATGAATCTGACCTTTCTTACAAAGAGACAGATGAGTTTGGTAATACTGTGTGCATTCAGTATAATGAACTCTTTGATGGTAAGAGAGAGTATAACAAACTATATTCAATAGGAAAGGGAAGATTCATTAAGCTAATTAAAGCAAGAGAGCTATGGAATACCCTTATGCACTGTGCTTGGAATACTGCTGAACCAGGGATTATGTTTGAAGGAGCAATGCACAACTATTCTCCTGATGGTGTATATCCTGACTTCAAGATGGTTGGAACTAATCCTTGTGGTGAAATACCAATGGGTCCATTTGATAGTTGTAGGTTGATTCATATTAACTTGAGTAGCTATATTGTAGACCCATTTACAGACAAAGCTCACATTGATGAAGAGTTACTCTATATGCACTCTTATGAGGCTATGAGATTAGCTGATGACTTGGTTGATTTGGAGATTGAAGCTGTTGATAGGATTATTGATACAGTGAAGAATGATACTGATGATACTGAGTTCAAGCTATGGAGTAAAATCAAGGAGACTGCTATTAGAGGAAGAAGAGCTGGTTTAGGTTTTACTGGGTTAGCTGATGCAATAGCTATGTTAGGCTTGAAGTATGACTCTGATGAAGGTATTAGTCAGGTTGAACAGTTGATGAAAGTTATGTTCAAAGGTCAGCTTGATAGTAATATTGATATGGCTATTGAGAGAGGTAAATTCCCTGCTTGTAATATTTCAAAGGAACTAAACCCTTATTATGAGGTGTTCAGTGATAGAGAAGGAGTTTACTCCCATCCTGAGAATGAATGGTATGATGCTCTTTGCTATAATTTCCCAAGAGAATCTGAAAGGATGGAAAAATATGGTAGAAGAAATATAAGTTGGTCTACTGTAGCTCCTACTGGAACTGTAAGTATCATGGCTGGTACAAGTAGTGGTATTGAGCCTATATTTCTGCCTTTCTACCAAAGAAAGAGGAAGTGTATGTCTGAAAGTGATAGGGTAGATTATGTAGATAAAGTAGGTGAGAAATACACTCTGTTTACAGTAGTTCATCCTAACTTGAAGAGATGGGCAATAGAAACTATGAACTATACTATGAACTATAGTGAGTCAGAAGTTAATGAATGGAGCTTGGGAATATGGGAGGAAGTTTGGAAGGAAAGTCCTTACTATGGTTCTACTGCACCAGAGATTGATTGGAGACAGAGAGTCAAGCTGCAAGGAGTAGTTCAGAAATATATTACCCATAGTATCAGTAGTACAGTTAATCTGGCTAAGGAAACTACAGAAGAAGAGATTGCTGACATCTATATTGAAGCATGGAAACAGGGATTGAAGGGTATCACTATATACAGAGATGGATGTAGGGAAGGTGTATTGACTCAAGTTGAGAAACCTAAGACTATTGAGGGAAGACAAGCTCCTAAGAGACCTAAAGAACTTGAAGCTGATGCTTATTTAATTAAAGCAAAAGGTGAACAGTTCATTATCTTGGTGGGTATGTTAGAGTCTAAACCTTATGAAGTCTTTGCATTCAGACCAAGGAATCCTATTAGCTTTAAACCTCACAAGGGTGTTATAACTAAAGTAAGTAAGATGCACTATAGCTTTACATCAGATGTCTTTCATATAGACAATCTTGAGTTAGCTAATGAAAATGTTGAAGAGAATGCAGCTACTTTATATTCATCTATGTTGTTAAGACATGGAGTAGATATTAAGTATATTGTCAAGACTGCAAAGAAGGTTAATGACAATATTACTTCATTCAGTTCAGCTATGTGTAGAGTACTCAGTAAGTATATCCCTAATGAAGAAATCAAGGGTGAGGTATGTCCTGACTGTGGTGGTACTTTGGTAAGAGAGGGTGGTTGTATTCACTGTAAAGATTGTGGGTATAGTAAATGTTTATAATATGAAAATTAAAGTAAAAGAAATAACAAAAGGTTGTTTTCCTGTAAGGAGTGGAGAGGGTATGTCAGATTGCTATGATTTATTCTTGGCAGAAGATGTAGTCTTGAAGAAAGGAGAGTTAGGTATATTTAAGTTGGGAGTAGCAATGAAACTCCCTAAAGGAATGAGAGCTACTGTTTGGAGTAGAAGTAGTACTCCACCTAAATGGAGCGTGCAAATAGCAAACAGTGCAGCTATTATGGATAATACCTATAGTGGTGATGAAGATGAATGGAGAGTAGAATTACTTGCATTTAAAGCTATTACCATTCCTAAAGGAACAAGGGTATGTCAATTTGAAGTTGTGCCTTCTCAATTTGCTACTGCATGGCAGAAATTAAAATGGCTATTATCATCAACTCTACTTCTGGAGCCTGTAGAGACTCTTGGAGCAAATAGTAGAGGTGGTATTGGTAGTACAGGAAAGTAATCACTAAAAAAAACATGAAACATGGAGTTTGTATGGAAAATTGTAGCAATGATAGTGGTACTGGCTTGTGTAGCCATTATTGCAGGAGTTGTTAATCTAATAATGAATAGAAGGAAGATAGACCCTAAAGTAGGAAGGATTTCCTTTAGAGAATCTATGGATTTGGTTGAACTGCCAATTGTCACATTCATGAATAATGGCAGGAAACTGAACTTCCTTCTTGATACTGGTGCATCTTATTCTTCAATTAATGAAGCTGCTCTGGAAGGGTTATCTTATGTAGAGACTGGAGAGACAGGCTTTGGAATAGGAATTGAGGGTACTGTTAAAGAGGACAGAGGCTATATCAGAATGGATGTGGGCTATAGAAGTCAAAGCTATGAGGATGATTTCCAAGTAGTAGACTTAAGTCAGGCATTTGGAATGATTAAACAGGAGTATGGTATTAACCTGCATGGAATCTTGGGTAGTACTTTCTTTCAGAAGTATAGGTATGTACTGAATTTTGATGAATTAGTAGCATATTCAATGGTATGAAAGACTTAATAGAGTTAAAATCAAGAGGAGAGGAACACAACTATCTTAGGAGATTAGTTAAGCCAGATGGCAGTGAGTCACACACTTATATGTTAAAGACTTCCACATATACTATGAGGAGTGGTCTTACAGATAAGAAGAAAAAGTTCATAGACCCATCAGGTGGTCCAATGATAGTTGAGGGAGAATATCTTGAAGAAGCTGGGGCAGTAGTTAAATCTATAGACCATGTAATGGGTCAAGGTTATGCTATTACCTTTGAAGTCACACCAGAGGAAGAGTTGATTGATGCAATAGTGAATATATGATTTATGTAGTGACTCAACAGATACTACCTGAATCTGACAAGTATGAGATAATATCTCCACAAGCTGCATTACACATGCTTAAACCTCTTAGAAAGGTTGGCTTAGATACTGAAACCAAAGGGTTTGACCCATATACAAAAGAACTCATAATGCTCCAGTTGGGGTGTTATGAGTTCCAAGTAGTCATTGATGTGACTACTGTAAGTCTGAGTTTCTTTAAGGACTATCTTGAATCTGACAGACTATTTATTGGTTGGAATATCAAGTTTGACTTAAAGTTCTTATTCCATCAAAGAGTGGTTGTAAAACAGGTTTATGATGGCTTCTTGGCAGAGAAACTTATGTATATGGGCTTTCCTGCTGGTATTCATTCTATGGCTTTGAAAGCAGCAGGGCAGAATTATCTTGGTGTTGAATTGGATAAGACTGTTCGGGGTAAAGTGATGTGGGCTGGTCTTTCAGAGGATGTTATTGAGTATGGTGCAAATGATGTGAAATATCTGGAAAGGATAATGGATGCACAGGAAAAAGAACTCCAGAAGAGAGGATTAGTTACAGCTCTTGTGTATGAGAATAAGTCTGTTCCTTGGGTTGCATATACTGAATATTGTGGTGTGTTATTAGGTAGAAGCAAATGGGAAAGAAAGATGCTTCTTGATAATTTCACTGTCAAAGTATTTGAGGATGCACTCAGTAATTGGGTTATTAATTCAGCTAAGGGAGAGAATTATGCTTATCATTACTTGCAGATAGAAGGATGGGATGACCCTGATGACCTTGAGAAAGCAAGGAAAAAAATGAAGGGTGAAAGATGCCCAGAAGCAGACATTAAAGGACAAGAGAGAGGTTATTGTGAAGCATGGAAAGTTCCTATTGATGCAAGGTTGAGTACTAAGTACATCAAGGAAGACCTTCAAGGTGACTTATGGAGTGGTTTCAATAATAAGCCTATTTGTTTGATTAATTGGGATAGTCCTAAACAGGTTATTCCATTATTCAAACATCTTGGTTTTGATTTGTTAGCCAAGGATAAGGAGACAGGTGAGTGGAAGGATAGTGTTGGTGCAGAAGTAATTGAGCCTCAACAAGATAAGTCCACTATTGCCTATCTTTATTTGCAGTATAAGGCAGCTAAGAAGGTCACTTCCACTTATGGTCAGAATGTAATTGACCAGATAAATGAAAAGAGTGGTAGGTTACATACTAACTTTAATCAGTTAGGCACAGATACAGGAAGATTAAGCTCAGGAGGTAAGGATAAATCAAATAATATTGAGTATCTTAACTTTCAGAACTTCCCATCTGACAGTGAGACAAGAGCTTGCTTTGTTGCAGGAAAAGGAATGAAATGGATTTCCTGTGACTATAATGGGCAAGAGTCAAGAATCATTGCAGATGTAACCAATGACCCTGCCATGATTGATTTGTTCAATAATGGTTGTGGTGATGTACATTCACTGGTTGCAAAGATGGCTTTCCCTGATATTATAGGTGATTGTCCTATTGAACAGATAAAGAAGAAGTTTCATGGACTTAGGAATGATGTTAAGTCTCAGGTAGAGTTTCCTATCAATTATGGTGGGGACTGGAACACAATTAAATCTCACTCTGGTAAAAGTGAGCAGGAATCAAAGAGAATATATAATAACTATATGAAGGGTTTCATTGGTATTAAGACCTATCAGGATAGACAGAGAAAGTTTGTCATGGATAATGGTTTTATCATACTCAATCCATTAACTCAACATAAGGCTCTTATATATGACTATGACATGCTCATGGCTATGAAGAGGAGGTTTACTCAACAGTTCTGGGCTGAATACAAGCCCTACAAAGGTAAAGAGAATAAGACACTTCCTAAGGCTGTTAAACAACAGATTTATAAGAAGTTTGCTGATGGAGAAAGTCTCAAGGGAATGGTAGGTGTCTATACCTATACTACTAAGAAAGCAGGGAAGGAAGTTCCCAGAGAAGTCTATGTAAGTATAGCAGATGTCTATGTATTACCAGTGAAACATTTTTTCAAAAGGAAATCTGCATCTGAGAAACAGGCAATTAATTACCCTTGTCAAGGTACTGGAGCACTGATGTTTAAGGTAGCTTCTGTATTTCTATGGCAGTATATTCTTGAACATAATCTTGTTTTCAAGGTTAAGTTCTGTATTCCAGCACATGATGAATGGAATATAGAGGTTCCAGAAGAGATAGCTGATGAAATGACAGAGGTTTTGAAAGATTGTATGAAGAGAGCTGGAGCATTCTTCTGTAGGAAAGTAGAACTTCCTGCTGAGGGTGATGCCCATGACCACTGGGTGCATTAAATTATTAATGAATCCAAAGTATTTCACTTTTGGTCTTGCTATTTATAACTATTATTTGTAACTTTGCAAAAAAAAAGATATGAAGGTAGCAAAAGTAGCAGGACCAAATCAAACTAAAGTTTGTCCTAAATGTGGAAGAGATTTACCCTTAGAGTCCTATTCTAAAGGTAATGGTATGTATGGTAGAAGAAGCATTTGTAAAGAGTGTGACCATATAATACAAAATACTGATGAGAAAAGAGCAATGAGGAGAGCAAGAAGGGATGAAAGGAGAAGAAATGAAGAAGGATATATTGAAAAGGAAAGGGAAGCTAACTTAAGAAAGATTATCTCAAGTGAAAACTCCTACAAAAAGTACTTGCTTAGAAGTGCAAAACAAAGAGCTTCAAAGCAGGGGATTCCTTTTGATATAACAATTTCTGATTTTGATATTCCAGAGTATTGTCCTCTGCTCAATATTAAGTTAGTTAAACATATTGGAGATAGACAGGGAGGCACTTATGAGGACTCTCCTTCTATTGATAAGATAATACCAGAATTAGGGTATGTGAGGGGAAATGTTTGGGTTGTTAGTAATAAGGCAAACAGGATAAAGAATAATGCAACTTTAGAAGAACTCAAGTTGTTAATTAAGAACTTGGAAGATTTTTGGATTCATTAGTATGACAGGACAAATTATACTTGGATTAATCCTACTCCTTGGTTTTATAGGAGTAGGATTCCTTATCAAACACCAGAATAAAGTAGATAAGGAAAGGATTTGGGTCCATAAGAAGACTGGAGGGCAATATAAACCTTTGTATGTATGTCAAATGAAAGACATTACAAGCAGACAATGGTTTGAATCTATAGCCTATATCAGTCTTAAGACTGGAGAGATTTTTATTAGGGAAAGAAAGGATTTCCTTAAACAGTTTATAACATTAAAAGAATGGGAAAAAGAGAAGTAATACAACAGGCAATAGGAGATTTAGTTTCCTTAGCTAATAATGTACAGTATAAGAAGATTACCTCAGAAAATATCTGTAGAGAATTAGATAGGATAAGAATCAATCTTGAAGTACTTGAGGAAAATGATAAGAAAGTTGAAGGAACTGATAAGATTTCATTAAATAGTCCAGCTAATCAATTCAAGGATATAGCCAAGGGAATGATTGAAACCTATGTTAGGAAGAATCATGACTATGGCAATTCCTTTGATAAGTCTCTGGATAAGTTTGGTCTTGTAGCATCAGTAGTAAGGATTGGAGATAAGATGAATAGAATTGAGTCTCTGGTTCAAAAGAAAGCTATGGTACAGGATGAATCTATCAGAGATACCTTACTTGACATGGCTAATTATGCCATTATGACAGTAATGTGGATGGATAATCAAAAGAAATGTGACAATGGCTAAAATAATATTGTGTAGAGGAATACAAGGTTCAGGTAAAACTACTTGGGCTAAACAATGGGTACTTGAAGACCCTGAGCGTAGAGTAAGGTTCAACAATGATGATGTCAGGAATATGCTTGGTAAGTACTGGGTTCCTAACAGAGAAGTGCTGGTTTATGCTATGAAAAAGCAATTCATTATAACATCTATGAAGAAAGGTTATGATATTGTTATTGACAATATGAACCTTAGTCCTAAAGAAGTGGAATATTATGAGTCATATATAAAAATTCATAACCAAGTAGTAGATGAATTGAAATCAGAGAATAAATTAGACCTTCAAGATGATTTCAAGTATGAACTTGAGTTTAAGGACTTCTTTACTCCCCTTGAAATATGTATTGAGAGGGACTCTAAGAGAGAGAATCCTATTGGTGAAGAAGTAATAAGGAAGACTTATGAAAGATATAAAACAACAATTGAAGGATGATTATAGCAGTAGATTTTGATGGAACTTGTGTTACACATGAGTTCCCAAGAGTAGGAGCAGAGATAGGAGCAGCAGAAGTCTTGAAAGAGCTGACTGATAAAGGTCATAAGATTATACTGTTCACTATGAGAAGCCATCAGTTAGATGGAGCAGAAGAAACAGAGGAATTTGGTTATGGTAAAACTAAGCCAGCTAAACTTCCCAGTGATGGGTTGCAGGATGCAATAGACTGGTTCAAGAAACATGATATTCCTTTGTTTGGTGTAAATGAAAACCCAACTCAAAAGGATTGGACTTCATCACCTAAACCTTATGCACACATCTATATTGATGATGCAGCTTTGGGAGTTCCCTTGAAACATGATTTTCTTTCTGAGAGACCTTATGTGGATTGGGATATAGTTAGATATTATCTTCATGCAAAGGGTATATTATGACATTGAATGAAAAGATAGGTGTCATTCTAAAACAACACAAGGAAGGAGAGGAGTTCTTCAATGCTCTTGACTTTATGATTAAAGGGGATAGAAGCATACTTGAAGACTTCCTCTCATTCTTTATGAATGATGCTGGAAGAAACTTGGAATTGCCTGATACAGGCTTAATTGTGAGTGGAGGATTTGGTAATGCCATTATGACAATGTATGGTGACAGATTGACTGAAACTTTTAGAGAAGTAATTGTCACTAATGGTGGTATCAGATTGGGTAATGAGGCACTTATATTCAAAGATAAGTTGCTTTGTAAGAACTGGATATTCATTGATGATTCCTATTATTTAGGAAGAACAAGAGCTGGTATTTCAGTTGCTTTAAGGAAGGTTAGACCTGATGCTTCACTCTGTGAGACTTATGTTATCTATGATGGAAGTATGGGTAGGGCAGATAAAGTGAAAAGTATGTATAGGTATAATAGATAGTATGACAGAAAAACAAAGAAGATGGCAGGAAAGGAGTAGAATACTCTGGAGATTGAAGGGTATGCATATTGTTACAGCAAGCTCTAATAATATATTAACTGCTACTGAAACAGAAAAGATTTCACAGGCTATGACTCTAATTAGAGATGTAGTAGGTAATTCAACTCAATCCAGTAGAGAATTAGGCTTTAATGCTGTAGAGAGATGTAGAATTTGTGGTAAGCCTGTTTATAAGAATGGCTTATGCAAGAAGTGTAATGAATTATGGCAGGACAACAAGGAATTTATTGTGCCCCAGACAATATAGTCCCTAATAGAGATAGGGTAGATGTAGGATGTGCTCCTGAGGGGGCAATGCAACTCTGGGTTATGGAATATGAAGTTACTGGTATAGGTAAGGGATGTGCAATGTGTAAGGCTATTAATCCTCAACAGGCAGAAATGCTCTTGAAGAGTAATGGTATATACAATGGGAGTTCATATCTGTATAAAATAACAAGAATTGAACAAGTGATTGTACCACCTTGCAATGCTCTTATGGCTGAGCAAGTGGTAACTTATAAAGATGTAATATCATGAATAAGAAACTTAGGTTATTAGTAACAACTAAATGTCCTAACAAGTGTCCCATGTGTTGTAATAACTCATGGGATTTTTCATCTTTACCAGTAGTGAATAGATGGAACTATGAAGAGATAATGATTACTGGAGGAGAACCTTTGATTCACACTAATAAAGTGGCTGAATTAATAAGGTCTATTCGAGTTATTAGTGAAGTTTATACAGACATTCCAAAGGTATATGTGTACACTTCAATAGCTGCTTGGAACAGAGTAAGGACTATATTAGCTTATGCAGATGGTATAGTCTTGACTCCTCATAGTCTAATAGATGTTGAGAGGTTTGTGGAACTGAACAGTATGATGCAAGAGGTTAAGGAAACTAAATCTGATTTCATTAAAGGGAAATCTCTTAGACTTAATCTCTTTGCTGATATGAAACTTCTCCTTCCTGAGCACATTGACTTGTCACTATGGAATGTCAAGGAAATGAAGTGGGTGAAGAATTGTCCAGTACCTCAAGGTGAGGACTTTAGGAGGATTAAAGAGCTTTGGTGATGAAGCAATTTACACATAGAGAGTTTGTTAGGGTGGTAGTAGCCAATGGTTTCTATTATGACAGACATAATGGAGACCATGCTATCTACCTTAATGAAAAAGGCAGACATATTAGCATCCCATTAAAACTTGAAAGTGTTATTGCAAGAAGATTAATCAAAGAGAAAAATTTAGAGATAGATATTAAGAAACTTAAAAAGGAAAAGAGAATGAGTAATGCACCATTAGGGGCTGATGAAGACCCCAGAGCACCTTGGAATGCACCTCTTGATGTAAAACATAAGAGGTTTGTGAGTGTAACCATATCATATTATGATGAGGTTGAATTACCTCCAGATGCAGAAGATTCCCAAATTGAGGAAGCTATTATAGAAAAGGTGAAAAGACAGGACTTTCCTAAGAAAGTTGATTTTGATGAAATTGTAATATTAGAGGAATAATATGAAAGTAATAGGAACTAATTCTAAAGATGATACTTGTTTAGTAAAAGTTGGCATGAGAGAACTTGCAAGTATAATGGGTTTTTATAGTGAGCATGATGCTGAATTTAAGAAACAACTCAATTCTGCATTGTTGGGAAACTCTATAAATGTATCAAAAGTTTATGCTAACTATTATAGGGTTAAGAATATAATTGAAGGCGCTCCTTACTGTACAGCCTTAGTTAAGTTGAATGAAATGATAGATGCTATAAAACCCATTAATGATTTAATTAAAGAAGTAAAAGATACATATGAAGCTGATTAAACCATCATTTGAGATTTGGAATCAAGGAGAAGGTCTTGAAGGAGTTTACAAACAGATTGAAAGGGCAGGAAGAATATGTTATAAATCCGAGGATAAGATAACAGAAACTTCTGCTAAAGAGTTTGTAGAAAGAATGATTAAGAGTGGGCATGGTGCTATGTTAGAAGCAGGGACTATATATTTAAGATATGACTTTAAGGCTAGAGAAGATTCTAATAGAGTTGCTTGTAATTTATGGAGTAAATATAAGGAAAATATCTACTCAAAAGCTGTACAAGCTCAACCTATTTTAGGAGTTCTAGATGGATTTGTAGCTATTACTTCTAACTTTAGAGTACTTGTAGAGAATAACTGGCTTGATGATTTACAATATATCTGTGAACCTACAGAGTTCCATGAAAAGAGATATACTGTTAAGTTTATCTGTGATAGAGGTGTAAGTCATGAGTTTGTAAGGCATAGAGTATTTAGTTTTGCTCAAGAGAGTACAAGGTATTGTAACTATAGTAAAGATAAGTTTAATAATGAATGTACTTTTATTATACCATCTTGGCTAAATGATTTTCCAGAATGTATAATCAGAGACTCTATTGGTGGACACATGTATCCTAGTGATTACTATAGAGAAAATCTAGATGGAAGTTTTAGAGGAAATGTTATATTTATGACACATACTAAATATTTAATAGACTCTTTATTTAAAGCTGAAAAAAGTTATAACAACCTAATTAGCTCTGGATGGAAACCTCAACAAGCAAGAGCAGTATTACCTAATGCCTTAAAGACTGAATTAGTAATGACTGGTTTTGCAAGTGATTGGGAACATTTCTTCAAGTTAAGAGATGCAGGCAGTGCTCACCCTCAAGCAAGAGAACTGGCACAACCTCTACATAAAGAATTTATTGAAAGAAACTATATTGTATAACTTAAAAAAAAAAAAAAC